ACTAAGATATTTACTGATGGTATAGGTAATATAGCAGGTATGATTGGAGGTTCCGGCGGTAAGGGATTAGCAGCTAGTGGCGGATTGATAAAAACTATAGGTTCTGGTTTAGCAGCTACAGGACCAATAGGTTTAGCTGTAGCAGGTGTAGGTGTAGGTGTTGCAGCTTTAGCAGCTGTTGCATCTGGAATTGCAGCAGAAAGTCGTAAAAAAGATGAAGATTCTAAGGATAAAGATGCAAAACAAAAAGCTATAAATTATGCTGTAGCGTCTGGCACTATTTCTAATACTAAAGGAGCAAAGGAGGCATATGGTGCAAGAGAACGTCAAGAAGCTGGGGCTCACAATAATAATATGTTATCTTTTAATGCTGTTGGCGTTTCAGACGTAGGGGCGGAAATAGGAGGAATGTTCCACAGCATTGGAAATAATGGGGATTATGGTACAGAATACTATAAAAATCAATTACTTAGAATGTTTAACTGGTCAGATGATAATACAGCTAAAAAATATGGTATAACTAAACATTGGTATTTATCAGGTTCTAAGGAAGCTGGTAATGCCTTAGAGGATTTTAAAAGAAATCATAAAGACCGAGAATACAATAAATTACTATTGGCAATGTTAGCCTCTTTATTACATGAGAAATCTTATAGTGGTATAAATGTAGCGAGTGTAGCTGCGGCTTTACAAATTGCGGCAATGTATCAAGGTTTAGCTGGGGAATCAGATATTATGGGTCCTATCAGTGAGGAATTAAATTTTGAAGATTTAAGTAACAATAAATCAGCATTAGGTGATGCTCTACATACAGCTGGTATAACTCGTGCAGAGCAATTACGTGATATATTTAAATTTTTACATAAGTATGATGTACATTTAATGACGGGAGATGGTTACAATTATTTAGGTTTTCCAGATAGAGATGACCAGCAAGAAGCACTTAAGAAAGACTTTAACTTATTAAGAAGAGGTTTAAATCGTGTACCTTATGATAATTACCCAGCATTATTACATGAGGATGAAGCAGTATTAACAGCAAGTACGGCAAACGAGTTAAGAACTTTAGTATCGGAATACAGAGATACTAAACATCAATCTTACAACTTTGAAACTATTATACAAGACCAAACTACAACATTGTGTAATAAAATAGATGAGTTAATTAGAGTTGTACAAGGAGATAGTTATCCTAGTTTAACAGATACCGATATAAATACACGTAATAGTATGAAAAAAATGAAATCCATATTCTCTTTAATAAAAGATTAAAACATACATTTATTAAGTTAATAAAATCTAATGTATTAAAAAAAATACGTTAGATTTTTATTATTTCCTATAAATACGGATATGTTAAAAGTATGTAAAATATTAGTGATTACAGAATTAAAAATGTTTATAATATAAGGAGCACTATTTTAAATGAATATAAAATTTGGTATGGATAACTACTTAGTTAGATATCTTAAAAGATTTTTAAATAACGAATACGGAAGGTCTAATAAAATATTGGGTAAATTTCAAAAAGAAGATTTATATACTTTGATTAATTATTTAAATTTACCTAATGTTAAGTTAATGACAGAAGTACAACGTGAAATAGTACAATTATTTCCGGAACTACACTCTTTATTTAGTATACAACTTAAAGATGATGAGATTGTGTACGCATCTAAACAATTATCCATGGAATGCTCTGAATACATTCATAGAAAATTAAATGATATTAGAAATTACTGTCTTAGTGTTGGATGGGAATTAGGAGATACATTTGATTGGTTTGATACTAACATGGATATAAATTTAGATGGTGTTGTTGATGCTCAAGATAGAGAAATTATATATAATATAGCTAATGGTATACAGCAATATGATTCAGAAATAACTAAAAGAGCTGATATAAATTTAGATGGCTTAGTAAATGATGAAGATTTGGAAGTATTTGATAATTATATACTTAATACACGATTATATATAACAATTAAAAAGTCATCTCGTAAAAATTACTTCCCTAACAAAGATATGTTAGTTTTTGTAAATCAATTCGATGGTTCATTTATGTATAATTATGCTATAAGAAATGGAGAGGGGTATGATAATTTACCTCATCCAGATACATCTAAAACACATAAAATAGCTTTATATAAATGTAAACCCGGACAGAAAATAACAATAGCACACAATAGTAATAAAACAGAACATTTAGTTATTGGATGTAGTAGTGCTACATTAAGAGATAATATACCTAGTTTTATATTACAAAACGTACAAGAATTAGATTTAAAGCCTGGAGAAGGCTATCAATATACAACTACTAGTAAAGCTGAAGGAACTGGATATAACGCCAATTATGTGTGTATACAATGCCCTTCAGATTATAACTCGTTAAGTGGATATGAACAAGGAGAAATGCTATTACGTGTTGGAGATATTAACTTTGATGGTAAAATAGATATGATAGATTATCACTTACTTGCTAGATATACAGCTGAAGGACCTGGTTCTGAAGAACTACATTGGAATCCAACACCTAAACAATTAGCTGTTATGGATATACCTATTCCCGGTGTAGATGGTAAAGCTAGTAAGGATGGTATAATAGATGTAAATGATGCTAAAGAATTATATAAATTTATTACAGGTCAATCTTCACAACCATCTTTAGGGTATGTTACATATAAATATGATACAACAGATTCTATACAAGGTACTGGAGATAATGTTGAAAATTTATTGATAATAGATGGACACTATAGTAGAGATGTTAATATACCATTTAGTGAATTTACAGAAAATGATTGGGTTATACACGATAAATTTTTTAACTATTTATTAGGTATTGCAATTCATAAATACAGTGATTCAGAAGATATAACTTATCTACAAAAATTATTAAAAGATAAATATCCAGAACATTCTTATGATAAAAGTTATTTTTATCCAGGTAAGTATAGTGATAATATGCGAAATTTAGTTACACAATTTCAAGAATCTGTTGTTTATTATGATATAGGTGATTTAAATAGAGACGGTAAAATAAACAGAGATGATTTAATTTTAGAGCGTAGTGTAATTGAGTATTTAAATTCAGATATAAATGGAGATGGCTATATAACACAAGAAGATTTTACACTACTAAGTAACTATCTAAATGGTACAGGAAGCTTAACAGAAAAACAATTACAGAAGGCAGATGTTAATTTCGATGGTGTAATTGATAGTAAAGATTTGGCTATTATACAAGAGTATTTAAATAATGAACGCAACCCTGTTAGTAAAACACAAATTAACAGAGCAGATATAAATAAAGACGGTACAGTAAACAAATTGGATTATCAATTATTAGAATCTGAAGTAGATGGTACAACTAAAAACTTACGTAATTATAATATATCTTTTATGTTGGGCTGGTTAGATGTACAGTCTGAAGCTATACTAGAACAAGATGTAAACATGAGTGAAAATATTTCGGAGGTGAGCAAATAATGCCAGAATACGATGATTTTATAGAGCAATCACCCCAAACTAGATATGAATATTATGAAGCTTGGGGACCTGCTTGGGGAACAAATGGTATACCTGGATTTAAACAATTTGAGTGTTATATGTTACTAAAGTATGGTAAACCTAATAGATTTGGTGTTGGAGGAGATTATGAGTATTTAATAGAGATACCTGCATATCCAGACCAAGTAACAGAATCTATATCACCATCTTGGGAAAAACAAGACCCATTAGGTAGGTCATCAAGTATTGCAGCTTACGCACATACTAGTTTAAAATCTGTAAACTTTTCTTTAGACCTTCATAGGGACTTTTTAACAGGTAGTTATTCGTTAACTAATAATGTAATGCTAAGTGTTGGAGGACATCCAGCATATCAAAGTGCGGGTAAACAAAAGCAATCTCCAGATGGTCCATTCGATACTAGAACTTGGTATGTTAGTATGAATAAAATGTTACAAATGGCATGTTATCCTCAATATACAAGTAGTGGACTTATACCACCTACTACATATTTTATATTTGGACAAATGATATTAAAGGGTTATGTAACAAGCTACTCTACTACATGGAAAAAACCAATCATAAATACATTTTATGGTTGGAATAGTGTAGATATTAGTATGGATTGTTACCCAGATTTCATTGTATCAGCTAGAGATTTAATAGAGAACTATAGTTCATCTAGCACACAAAATACATATAATACTAATTTTCCTAGTATTGCTACTGCTGGAGCAGATGTATTACAAAGAGATAATATGCGTTCAAGAACTAATTATAGAACAGACAATGCTATGGGTGGTCAAGTAATGGATGTAAGGTAGGTGTAAAGTATGTCAACAAGTAATAGAAAAAAGTATACAATAAGATATAAAAATGTTTCGCCAGCATATCTACAAGATATAAGAGAGATATTTACTCAAAGGCCTTATTTAAGTCCTAGGTTATATCCAAATGAAAGTAGATATACTAATATAAGACGTTTAAGAGATGAAAAAACTAAATATGTATATGACGAAAATTGGATTCAAAAGTTCATAGATGAATCCAATGAGGATACTTATTTTGTTGTAACACAACGTGAAGAAAATAGATTGGATATTATAGCTAATGATTATTACGGTACGGCTAGATATTGGTGGGTTATAGCATTAGCAAATTATATTATAGACCCATTTACACTTAGTATAGGCACTAAGCTTCGTATACCACCACTGCTTTCTTTATACAATAGAGGAGGTGTGTTAAGTGGTAACTAGACGTACGTATAGTAAAAATTTTTCTAACGTTGTAGCTACAATGGATAGAGAGAAATTAAATACTCGTTTTAATACTGTTTTAAATAGTGTTAGTAATATGGTTGCTAATACGTCTGTATATACTACATGGATTAAAGTTCAAATAGGTGGAGATAGTGAGCCCTTAATTTTTAACACTAGTTCACAAAGTGAAGAACAGAACTTGTTAGTTAGTTTGCAAGTTGAGAAAGTAGGTGCTCGGTACAACAAATACTTTTACTTTACAATTCACCTATGACCCATTTAAATTTGGTCAACAATCTTCCGATGAAATAGAGGCTTTAGATGAGTTAATTGTAAAAGCCATGTCACATACAATAGAAGACGACCACAATGGTTTAAAGTGTTATATACAATATGGATATAGTGGATATGATGGTAATGATAATTCATTGGTTTCACCAAAATATGAATTATATATGACGGATATTAGGTCACAAGTACAAACAACTACAGGTTTAATAAGTTATACTATTGAAGGTGTATCTATCCTAAGTGAAGATTGTTCTTATGTAACAACGTTTGAACAAATAACAACAGAAGATAATATATCTCCATTAACTGTTGTAGTAGATACTTTGTATAAGTATTATGGGGATAAAAATAATCCTCCTAACCATTTATCTGATACTAATGATTATATAGATAACATATATAATTACCGTATAGATATACCTGATGAGTATTTTTCCGAAATGGAAGACCAACAGGTAGCTTGTAATACTAAAGAAGATATATCACCTTGGAAGTATTGTCAAGATATCTTAGATACTTATAACATGACTAAATCAGATATAGAGAGTGGTCAATATAATGATATGAGTAAAATACCTGTAAATAAACAACCTCGTTGGTACTTATTTTTAACAGATACAGCCGATGGAAAAACTATTAGACTAACACATGTATCTCCATTACTTACTAAAGAGAACGATGTTGAAAATACAGTTTACAGATTAAATAAAGGATTTACGTGGGGTATACAAGAAGAAAGTACTGGTTCGTTTTGGTCTAATTTAGCCTTACAGTGGAATCCTAAGGTAGATTTACGACAATATGTTATACAAAAAGCATTGTGGTTGAGACATAGAAAAGAATTAGAGGATGCTCTAACAGATGTGGAGAAAGAGTTGGATAACGAAAGAGCAATAGATTTATCTGTTAAAACTGTTGACCAGTATGTAGAAAAACAGTCCACAATGATTAAAATATCCAAAGGAGAACATGGAAGTTCAACTGTTAAAAAATACTTAGAAATTAAAGAAGCATTAAGTCAAAAGCAAGAAGAAAATTGGGAATACTACGAGTCTACACTTACATTACTAGGTATACCTGCAGACCCAGTAATTAACACAGAAGTTAAAATTGTTCCTAGAATCTTAGAAAAAACTAGTAGACAATCTGGTATTTATATAATTTTAGGTATGACTGATAAAATTTCAAATAATGGTACTTATATTTCTGAACTTAATTTATTTAGAGTAGATAATTTAAACAATACAGACAGACAACTAAATAATAAAACAACTAGTGATGACAACGAGAGTTTTAGTTTATTAACTGGTGGTGGAGGTTCTAGCGGAGGTAGTGGAGCATCCGGCTCATTTTAAATCATTATAATTTTATGGAGGTATATAAAAAATTATGCAAGTCTATAATGATAATACATATTTAAATTCTATATACGCTGCTATAGTAGTAAATGCTGATACAACACAAGACCCCGAAGGCAAAAATAGGGTACAAGTATATATTCCATCAATACAATCAGATATAGAATCTCAATTTAATACTTATTTTGAAGACCCAAATAAAACGGAAAGTGAATATAAAGATTTATTTCCATGGGCAGTATCTTTAGTAGGTAATTTAGCTATAGGTTGTATAGTATATGTTAATACTGTGGAGAATGTTAGTGGTAGTTATGTTATATTAGGTGCAGATATGTATGACCCTAATAATATAGCTTTAATGGGCGTTGGAACTTCAGGTGCTATGGGTTCATATAGTTCTATTGGTGCTAGTGGTATGGTAGAACTTATTATGCCTATTATGTTAGAAAATGAGGTAGGTATACCTCATAATAGTTATCCAGATAACATTCCAGAAAGCGCTGGTGGCCATGATACATTTGGTTTTGTTGACCCGGACGATAACGGTGGATGGAGTATTGGTATTATACAGTGGCACAATTGTTTAGCATATGATTTAATGTATGAAATAGCTAAGGCAGATACTTCTTGGAAAAATAAGTTTTTATTTGCAGGTGCTGCTGGATGTGATTTGTATAGATGTTTAGAGGAAGATGTTACAACTAATGGACGTAATACTCATAGAAATAATTTTGAAGGTTATAAACCTTGGCAAAGTAATCCAGCTTATAGAGCTATAAAAGAGTGTATAAACTCTGATTTAGGTAGACAAACACAATTAACTTATGCTCGTAGTAATATACAAACAGACTATGTAGATAAGTTAGTAAATGATTTTAAGGTAACTAGTCCTTCCTTACTAATTATGTGTTCAGATATAATGAATCAGTATGGTACTGGTATAAATAATAGTTCACGTTCACCTAATTTAAGAGGATGTATGAATAAAGCTTATTCAATACAAAATAGTACAGGAGATTTATACCAACAAGCCGAACAGTATTATAATTATTGGTCGGGTTGTACAGGTAATTACTTGTCTAGAAGAAGACGTACTTTGGAGTATATAAAAGAATTATATACAGCTGGAAAATTAACAGATAATTCTTTAACTAGTGTTACTCCAACAGGAGGTAATGGTATTATTGGATTTATAGGTAATGCCTTATCAAATCTAGTTAATGGAAATAAATTCTTTTGGCCCGTAACAGAATTAACTACAATTACATCAAAGTTTGGACCTAGGTCAGCACCAACAGCTGGAGCTAGTACGTATCATAAAGGTATTGATATCTCAGGCGGTAATGCTATGGGAAAAGAAATAATTGCATCTAGTTCAGGTAAAATAGCTTATGCAGGTTGGGCATCGGGTTACGGTAATGTTATTTATTTAGACCACCCAAATAACTATCAAACAAGATATGCTCATCAGTGTAGATTTGCTCCAGGTATATCGGTTGGAGTTGAAGTTAAAGCAGGACAAGTAATAGGATATGTAGGTAATACAGGTATTGGTACTGGACCACATTTACATTTTGAAATTCGTAAAGATGGCGAAGCTATAGACCCACAACCTATAGTAGAAGGTCAAATATATAATGGAACAAACATATTCACACAAACAGTAAATACTATTAAGAATACGGGTATTGAGTTAGTTAGAAAGATTATAGGAGGATAAGTATATGAATCAAACAACATTTAGTTTTCCACAGATGATAAGTAGGTCATCTAAAAAGACTATGTTATCATCAGGTAATAAATCAATAAATGAATGTTTAGGTATATTATTGAGAACAAGACCTCGGGGAAATGTTAGGTGACCCAGATTGGGGTTGTTTACTAATTGAAAGAGTTTTTAGATATAACGGTATAATTATTCAGCAATTAGTAAAAGAGGACATACTTAATGCTGTATCTAAATATGAGCCTAGAATAACAATGACATCTGATGATATTACAATATTTCAAGATGTAGATAGACTAAATATATATTTAACATATACTATAAAAGATACCAATCAAATAAATACATACAATATGGATATAACTCCTATGGATAATCCATATAGATAAACTATGCTTTATCTCTATAACGTTCAAATTTAAAGGATTTTTATTACTAAGTAATATAAAGTTATTATTTAGATATAAAAATCCTTTATTACGTTTAACAAAAAGTAAGTAAAATATTAGTGATTAAACACGAAAGGATGATAGTATTACAAATGGCGCAATTAAATCAAGTTTTAAAAGAAGATTACAGTGCTAAACGTATAGATTACACTAGTAGAGACTACACTACAATATTGGATGATTTAATATCTAGTATTCCTACTATTACTCAAAAATGGAATAGTACGGATACTAATGACCCAGGATTGGTTCTAGTAAGACTAATAGCAATATTGGGTGATATGTTAAACTATCAACAAGATATGGAATCTTTAGAGATTTACCCTAGTACTGTAACTCTACGAAAAAATGCTGCAAGTATATATAAGTTAATTGGTTATAAAATGAAATGGTTTAGGTCAGCTGAACTTTATTGTAATGTTATAAATACATATTCTAACATGGCAACTATTCCTAGATTTTGTACCTTTACTACAAGCAATGGTCAAATAACATATACAACATTTGACTATTACGATTTACCTTCTAATATGACTAATAATGGTGAAGAGACAAAAATCAAGTTAATACAAGGTATACCTGTAACTCCCGTTAGAAGTTCTAGTTCGCCTTATGCTCAAGAAGGTAAAGCTTGGCATACAATTTATGGTTATAATTATACAGTAGATGATATAACAAATAATAGAATATATTTAAAGGATTCAAATATAGACCAAGACCATATTATAATGATTGATGATACAGGTAACGAGTGGACATTAAAAGAAAATATTTATTTAACTACAGATGTTGGTAGATTTTTCCAATTTGACGTAGATGTTAATGATAGACCTTATTTAGAGTTAATAGATTATTGGGATAACTACAATGTATCTAGGTTTAAAATTTTCTATATACTTAGTGCCGGTGAGAATGGTCAAATATTTTCTAACACTCTTACCAAACTAACTGGAAATGTGTGGAGTAAAGTACAGACAAGTTCAAATACTACTATGTATAATGTTGCTGGATTTATAAATTTTACTAATGATGATAGTTGTTGGGGATATAATCCAGAAACTCCAGATGAAGCAAGAAAAGAATCTGTTAAATACATCAATACGTTGGATACACTTATTACTTTAGCAGACTTTGAAAGAGCATGTTTACGTGAACCAGGTGTAGCTAATGTTAGAGCTACAGATTTAACAAATGACCCAGGTACTGCTATATCTCATTATGTAGGAGATATAAATATGGATGGTGAGATTAATGAGCAGGATTTAGATTTATTACGTAATTATTTACAAGCACCAAATCAATATCCACTTACTCCATATCAAAAACAATTAGCAGATTGTAACCAAGACTCTTTTGTATCAAATGAAGATGCAGAAATGTTAGAAGCTTTTATAAATGGTGATGTAGAAGCAGCAGGTAGATACATAGGACAACAAGTTATAAATAGTGTACAAACATTATCCCCATTTACTGTTAAACTTTATATACTAAGAACACCTGAGTATGAAGACATGGACGATGAAGTATATACATCTTTAATATTATCTGAAGTATCAGATATGCAACAATACAAAATATTACCATTAAATTTACAAGTAGATTTACATTCAATACAAAAATTCTACTGGACAATTACAGGAACTTTTTATACAAAAGAACCTTTAACACTAGATGAATTACAGACAATGATTGTTAATATAAATAATGACTTAAGATTTAACTATTCTGTGGAAAAAGTAAACTTTAATACCGCTATAAATTATAAAGAAATAATAGAAACTATATTAGCTGTTGATAATAGAATTTTAATGGTAGATTTAGACCCAATCAAATATACAACAGAAGAGGGAGATGAACTTAATAAAGAGGATTTAATTGGGTACTATACAAAACAAGTACCTAGATTAGAAAACCCTGTTCTATCAGAAGACTTAGTGTATAATTTTACTTTAGATAATGCTCCAATATTACCTGGTTCTTTAATGGTAAGAGTTAATGGAGGACAATATATATTACGAGATAATAATAATGGAGCTATATATAATACAGAGAACTTACTACAAAGAAACGGTAAAATTGATTATACAACGGGAGAAGTCACACTAGAATTTAACTCTCCAATAGCTGATGACTTAATTGTTAACTACACAAAAAATAAAGTTACTATAGCTGTATATAAAAATTTGAGTACACAAACATTTAATTTTGATGCGTCATCATTAAAGATACAAGATACAAATACAAGTATATTCTAGGAGGTAATACAAACTTATGGGGATACCATTTAAATCGGATATAGATTTGGATTATAATCAAATTAAAAACGTAAGAATTCAAGTACAAGCAACAGAACCAGCTACAGGTGTTTTAGGACAATTATATTACAACTCTACAAGTAAAGAATATTTTCAATATGATGGAACACGTTGGAAGCAACTAGGTTCTGATTTACCTGGTAATGTTGTTATTAGTGAAGATTTAAGTGTTAAGGGTATAATATCTTTAACTGCTCAAGAATATGATGAATTACAAAATAACAATGAACTAGAAGAAGACGTACTATACGCAATATTGGATGATGGTGTAGAAAATACTTTTATTGTCGATAATTTAACTAGTACATCTACAACTCAAGCTCTTAGTGCAAACCAAGGTAGAATTCTTAATAATATGATAGGGGATATAGGAGAGGCTTTAGACTTAATTAACGGAGAATACGAAGTTGGAGATAATATGCAATTTTAATTAGGAGGATTTTAATGTATAATACAATAGCTAGTAAAATAGAATATCTTTCGGAAACTAAAGATTTAATTAGACAATCTTTAGTGAATAAAGGGCAGGATGTGCAGATAAATACACCTTTTAGACAGTATGCTAATATTATAAGTAATATGGGAGATACTAGTAACTTAGAACCTGTTGTACAACAACAAAATTTACTTATTACAAATTTATATAATGAAATAAATACATTACAGAATATTGTAGATAACAAATCTGTAATGTATGACTGGCAAGCAATTGGATACAACTCAGCTCCAACAGAGTTAGATTACTACGTTAACTATTCTAAAAATGTTTACAATACCTGGAATAATAATAAATCAAGTATGTATAGAGCATATTACGAAAGTCCAGATATAATGTTTTTTCCTAACGTAAATACTTATAATGTAAGTAACATGAGTCAATGTTTTTATAATTGTTATGCTTTGGTTCATGTACCTCAGTTAAATTTAAGTAAAGTAACGAATATGTATCAAACATTTGCTAGATGTCAAAGTGTAATGGATTTACCTCCACTAAATACAGCTAATGCTACTACATTTCAAGAAACATTAAGAGGATGTGTGGGATTACGTAATTTACCTCAATTTAATGTTACAAATAGTGCTACAAGATTAGATAGCTTATGTATATACTGTTATAATTTAGCAAATGCATCTTCATGTGAAACTTGGGACGTAAGTAATGTTACTAACACAGCTAAGATGTTTAGTTTATGTTATAACTTAACTAACGTACCTATTTCCAATTGGAGTCCAAATAAAATTACAAACATTGGAGGTATGTTTGAAAAGTGTAATAATTTAACAGATATGGATGTAACAAATATAATAAACTTTGTTTTAAATTGTACTAGTGTAACTACTAAAACACTTGTCAATGGAAGTAACGCATTTAGTCCGTTCCAAAGTACTAATATATCTAATACACGATATGAAAATAGATGGACAGAACTTACTCAAGCTGGTTGGACATATTAACAGAGTATAACGAAAATTAAAGTATGTATATAAAATATACATACTTTTTATTTGTGTAAAATATTATTGATACAAGAAATTTTGGAGGTAGAGACAAAATGATTGATATAATAATTCCAGCATATAACAGCCAAGATACTATAATACGAACACTTAGTAGTATAGCAATGCAATTAAACAGAAAAGAGTTAGTTGTAACTATTGTTAATGATGGCGGAAAAGACTATAAAGATATAGTTGATATGTTCAAACCACTTATAAACATTAGAGAGATAGGATATGAGACTAATAGAGGTCCAGGCTATGCTAGACAATATGGTATAGATAACACAAAACAAGACTTTATAACTTTTATCGATGCAGATGATACATTTTATGAAGCTTGCTCTTTAAGTTTGTTATCAAAACCTATAAAAGACACTAGTACTAAGTTTGTTATAAGTCCTTTTGTACAAATAGGTAAAAATCAAGAACAAGGTATGGTAAATGCTAATTTGGTTTGGATATTTGGACACATTTATAGAAGAAGTTTTTTACAACAACACAATATAAGATTTACAAGTACTAGAGCTAATGAGGATGTTGGTTTTAATAGTATGTGCAATCTTATAGCTCAAAAAGATATGGGTCCAGAAGGTGGTAAAATATTAAGTATTCCTACTTATGAGTGGCATTATAATGAAGCGTCCATAACAAGAAGAGGTAAGGATGAATACGAATATGGTATATGTACACCAGGGTATATTTATAACCTACACAATGCTTACAACGTTGCACAACGAGAAGGCGTTCCACTTAAATCTATAGCACCATCAGCTTTAGAAACTGCATTTAGTTGCTTTATATACTATAATGTAGCTTTAGCAAAAAAGGTTCCACAAGAAACGTTAAATGCTATAGAAGAGTTAAGTAGAAAATTTTATTATGATTATTATAAACAAATACAGCAATTTATTAGTGAAGATGACTATAAAGCTATGTATACTAATGCTTATAATAGCAAGAGTAATCATTTGCAGGGAATTATTTTTAAAACAACATTAGATGATTTTATAGAGTTAATGTTTAGCAAACCTGTTGATGAGATTACATATGAACAGTTAGAGAAGAATGTTCAAAATGTAGCTCAACAACTTTAATATTTATAGGAGTAAAAACATGATAAATAAAGATTGTTTCACAGGAGATACACTTATAGTTACAAAAAGTGGATTAAAACTAATTAAAGATTTAAAGTGTGGAGATAAAGTTTTAACATATAACTTTGAAAAGGAAAAGACAGAATATAAGGATATTATAAATGTATCAAAACATAATATATCCGTTATATATAGATTATACTTTGAAAATGAGATGATTTTAACTACATATAAAGAATTATTCTTTGTAGGTAAAACAGAAATAAGAACAGAGTTTTTAAGACCTGGAAATAAACTAGTGACTAGCAGTGGAGATATAGTTTTAGAGAATATAAATAAAATAAATAAGGAATATGATGTATATAATTTAGAAATAGCTGATAATGATAATTTTTATGTAGGTAAAAATGGTATATTAGTTAAACATTGTTAGAAAGGAGTTAAGTACAATAAATGTCTTTAAGAATAATTAAACAAGGTACAGAATATATTATAGCAGATGCTAGTGATAATAGTAGTGGAAGTGCTGTTACTGTAATAGATAATCTTAACTCGTCTAGTAGTGTGGATGCTTTATCTGCTAATCAAGGACGTGTTTTAAACAATAGTCTAACACAACTTAAAAATAGTGTAGGAAATTTAATTAATCTAACTACACAAGATAAAACAAGTATAGTAAATGCAATAAATGAATTAGCTTCAGAAATAGGACAAACCCCATCAGACGTTTATACTAAGCTGGAAGTGGATAATTTAATTTCAGATGTAGAGAGTGGTATTGCATCAGATTTAACTAATTATTACACTAAAACACAAATAGATGAAACTGTTGGAGATTTAGAAAATAAAATAAGTGCTATACCAAAATTCAATATATTAGTAGTTCAAACATTACCTACTACAAATATTTCTACAACAACTGTATACCTAGTACCTAGTGATAATCCAAAAACAGGAAATATATTTGAAGAGTATATATATGTTAATAATCAATGGGAATTATTAGGTTCACAAAAAATTGATTTATCTAATTATTATACAAAAACAGAGGTAGATAATTTAGTTGCACATAAAATAAATAGTTTAGATGATACAGTTACAAATATAATTTCATTAACACAAGCAGAATATAATACATTAAAAAATAACGGAGATTTAGTTAATGGAACTATTTACAATATCACAGATGGTAACGGAGAACATACAAATATAAATGTTATAGATGGTGTAACAAGTACATCTGGTCAAGATGCTTTAAGTGCAAATCAGGGTAGAATTTTAAACAATAAATTGACTGGATTAGTACAAGGTACCTGTCCTGTATATGATGAAAATAGTATATATACAATTGGTATGTTCTGTTATAATACGGCAGATAACACAGTTTACAGATGTAAGTATTTAGGTATAGTAACAGGTACATTTGATGCAACAAAGTGGCAAGCAGTCAACTTATCTGAAATAATTAACGGTATGACAAATAGATTTTATGAAGCATACACACAGGTATCTTCAGGTGTAACTTATTACGCAATTACTTATATGGGTCAGCTATATGACGAGGTTCCAGACCCAGATATACTAATAAATGTTAAATTCCCAACAAGTTCAAATATGGGCGATGCATATTTAAGTTTAACTGGTTCAGCGCTATTTAAATACCCTATCACAAATACAAGTGGAACTCCATTTTCTATAGCTGATGTAAGTGGTGAATATCTAACATTGCTATTTGATTCAATCAACGAACGATTCTATATTTATACAGGAATCGGTTTAGTATCGAGTATAGATACAATAAATTAAAAATTAACTTGTAAAAATTATTAAAATTGTAATTTAGGAGATAATATATGGCAATTATTTATTACAATAATGATACAGAGATTAACTTAACAGATTTAATAAATATAGTTGATGATTTGACATCATCTTCATCTACATCTGCATTAAGTGCTAATCAGGGTAGAGCTTTAAATACTATAATAGGTAATCTAAGTAGTTTAACTACCACAGATAAGAGTTCTATTGTATCTGCAATAAACGATGTAGTACACAAAACTGATTTATTAGGGAGTGAACCTATTGGAAGTATTTTACCATATTGCGGTAATTCTGCTCCTCCAGGTTATTATATATGTGATGGTAGAGCAATATCAAGAGAGAATAACGCAGATTTGTTTAACGTTATAGGAACTACATATGGTAGTGGTGATGGTTCTACAACATTTAATTTACCAGACCTTAGAGGCAGAGTAGTAATAGGTTTAGATGTTAATGACACCGACTTTGACACACTAGGGGAAACAGGCGGAGAAAAAACACATATACTAACAGTTGATGAATTAGCACCTCATAACCACGGTGTTAAAGTAAAAATGAATGCATCAGGCTTCGGAGATGGCTATTTAACATCTGCGTCAGGTTATGATTACACTACATCTAATTCACCTATTAACAGTAATGGTGGAGGACAAGCTCACAACAACTTACAACCTTATATAGTAATAAACTATATAATCAAAGCAGAAGGTACTGAACCTGCTACAATGGCAGAAAGTTTACCTGTAGGAAGTGTTGTAGATTTTGATGGAGATATAAATAATATTCCAACAGGGTGGGTTCCTGCAGAAGATATTTCTTCAATAACAGTAAAAAGAAGTACAGACGGTAGTGTATATGGGGATGAGACGCAGATAGTAACGTTTGATACTGTTGTTAATCAAACTGGAGGTAAAATAACTTTATCAACTGTAATGCACGAAATATTAGTATTAGAAGAGTGTGATGTAGAGATAAGTGGATGTTATAGATTTGGATATTGTGACTCTAGTAAAAAGTATGTATATATTAGAACACATGTTATAAATTCAGAGGCTGAAGAGACATTGATTACAATATCTCAACAAAATTGTACAGCAACTACGTTAACAATAGCACCTTTTATAACTCATCTAAGCGCAGGTACTTATGTTAGTTTATTAGGTTATTGTGATGCCACAGGAGTAAAAACTAGAGTACATGCTGAGGGTACATATTTAACATTAAAAGAAATAAATTGTTAGGAGATGAAATAAAATGCCAATAACAGTAACATCAATAAAACCGCAAGATATAGAAACTGGTTGTAGTTTAAATGGTAAAATTTTATATGAAAAAACAGTATTTGGAACAAAAGTAGGTGGAACTGATTTGGAGTTATTTATAGGTAACGATATAGATTTTGCTTACATTTATGGGGGGGTTTAATAACACCTTCTAATACAATTTACGGTCTAACTCGTTATGAACCTTCTAATCCAACCTATTGGACAAGATGTGAAATATATGTAAATAGTAACGGAAATGCGTATGCTTACTTCAAAAGTGGTACAGATAACGCATACTTTAACGGACAGGTAATTATGACAGTTAGATACACAAAAACAACATAATAAAAACTAATTTTTAAGAGAGGTATATGACATGGCAAATGTTTGGTCTCCACAAGAAGTGGAAACAGGTAATTCTATAGATGGACAAGTTATTTATGTCAAAACAATAGCATTTGGAGCTTTACCAGATAACACTAGTAAAAGTGTTAATCATAATATAACAAATCTAAGTCACATTGTTGGTTTAGATGGGTTTGCTTTAAGTAGTTTGAATAAGGGAGGTATAACCTTACCACATGCTACAGGAAATGATTCAAGTATATGTTTATACGCAGATGACACACAAGTAACGATTCGTGCGTGACAAAATGCTTCAGCTTATACACAAGCATATATTCATATCTATTATACAAAAACAACAAGCTAAATAGTAAAAGGTTGGTGATAATAATGAATATTTATGGTACAGCAAACGATAATTCAAGACATACAATAGTTCCTGTATGAATTTACTTATTATAGATTATTAAACTTTGAGGGGGTAAATAAAGCAATGGATAACATATATAGAGTAACTAATAGGGGTATGTTAATTATTCAACATACTGAAGGTGATTTGTATGAGAATTAAAAAGATTTATCAAACGTCTCAATTAGCAGCTCAAGTAGTTAACACAAATATAAATAGTACAAAAGACACATATAGTTGTGATTATATAAATGACAATTATTATTCTGTTACAGAATTATACAATAATACATCTGGATCTACTGGTTCAATAACATTAAACGACCTTGTAAGCAATTATTCTTATATTGAAATATTCTATGGTGCAGATGGATTTGAGTATTCAACAAAGGTTAGAGCAGGGCAAAGTTTTGCTACAGGTGTTCAAAGTGTATTTAGTGGAAGTTCAAATATCGCATTGTATACATCTAACTGGACAATGTCGGGTACAAATATAACATTCGCTAAAGCTTCAAACAAATATATAGGAGATAGCGTAGGTTCATACGGTACTAACCCTTATGTTAAGATATATAAAGTACTAGGATATAAGTAGAGGAGGTACATAAATGAAAATATTTAACAATAACAATGGAGTACAAATATTATCTTTATTAGATGAATTATTTATTGTTGAGCAGTTTAGTATTACAATGGGTACTTTTACTGCCAATCAAGATAGATATGACATGACAAGTACTTTAACAAATGTACCACAAGGATATACCCCTATAGGTATAATGGGGTATAGTATGTCTGGAGCTTATTATTCTCATGTACTTTTTAGTAGACTAACTTTAGATACAAATAACCCCAATATAGTTAACTGGTCGGCTAAAAACACTGCTAGTAGTGCTACAGGTTCAATAACATGTGTATTATCTGTTTTATTAAAAAAGAATTTAAATTAGTTTTTAGAAAGGATATTTATTTATGAAAATATTTAGTACAAATGGGGGGGGTTTAAACTCCTTACAAATATATAAAGAACAAGAACATTTAATAGGCTATTGGATAGATGGAAAACCAATATATAGAAAAGTACTTGTCACAACTTGGGGTACTAATACAAGTTTTTCTCAAATAAGTGTGTCCAATTTAAATATTGATACATTGGTTAATATAACTGGTAAAGTCTCTTATTCGAACGGTTGGCATATTCTTGGTGGTTACGCTAATACAAATTTCTATTCGTTAATTCAATACAGTAGTGCGGAAAACAGCATTCAATTGTATGGCAAAGGTTATGCTAATGCAAATCTAATTATAATAGTAGAATATACGAAAACAACAGATTAGAGAAGGTAAATAGAATATAAGAACTAAAAATTATCAAATATTCCAATTAGTAGCTTAGAAAGTTTTGTACAAATAGTTTTCAAGTTAATAAATTATTTTAGAATATACTAAAATATAAAGATATAAGTAAGTTATTAACTACTTATATCTATTTTTATCTGCTACAGTATCTATGTAAAATATTAGTGAACACAAAGGTAGAAAATTCAAGTTTAAGAGGGTTGATTGAGTATATTATGGGAGAAGTAACATTCGAGATTTTAGTTGAAACATATTTAAAGATAGGTATTTTAGGTTTATGTGCAGTCATTTTATTGTTAGTTTTTATTATGCTAACGAGAAAATTTATAAAGGAGTTGGACATAAAAAATAAAAGAGATAAAGATAATAATAATTTAATAACAGATGGATATAGTAAAAAAGATGACTTAATTATTAACAATTATGCAGACTTTCTCAAACAACAACGAGAAATGAATACATATCTAATAGAACAGATTGTAAAACAAGTAACTCAACACACTACAAGTCCGCAAGAAACAGAAAGAGTTAGTGAAATACAGGAAGGTGTAAATAATACTTTGCAGGATATGCTAATAGATACAAATGCTAGTAGAGTATGTGTTATACAGTTTCATAATGGCGGTAGAGGAATAAATAGACAAGCTTTTTTAAAAATGAGTATGACAAATGAAATAGTACAATCTGGAATACAGCAACTAATGCCTCAGTTTAAAGACCAATTTAGAAGTATGTTTCCATACTTTTTTAGAATAGTAAATGAACAAGGATTTTACTATTTAGAAAGTATAGAAGAAATTAAAGATAAAGATGCAGGCTTATACGAATTTCTAAAAATGCACGGAGTTCAGAGTGGATACTATACTGCAATTTATCATAAAGAGGGTTGGATATTAGGTATGTTGAATATAGAGTATGTTAACTCAGAGTATGCTAATTTAGAGTTAGTGGATGGTGTAATTAAAAAGAATAAGCACACTATAGAAACATTATTATCTTTATAAATAGTAAAAAATAAGGAGTAAAAATGAGTACTACAATAATAGAAAGTAAAAGATATATACCTTGGGTTTTAAGACAAAGTAGAGATATGCAAGCATTTTGTAAGATATTAGACTTACTTATAAATGCTATTAAAACTACAAGTGATTATTGGATTAACTTAATAGATTTTGATGGGTGTCCAGACCAGCTATTACCTTATTTAGCATCTTATGTAGGATATAAATATGATAATAAAGAAAGTTATGATACTAATAGACTTATAATTAAAAACTACCCAAATCTAATTCATAATAGGGGTTCTAGAATTGGAATTTCATTAGCTGCAGCTTTATCAGTTAATGCTTTAGGTAGTATAGACCAATTAGAAGCTTTAAGTATGTTTAAAATAGAATATGTAAATACAGATAATGTAGTTAAATTATATATTTTCTTTCCAGTATCTTTAAGTAAGGTAAGAGACTTAATAGAAGTAGTTAGACCTGCTGGATGTGGTATGGAACTAGTTCCAGCTGAACTAATTAGTACTATTGATGGTATTCAAATTAGTGATTTTGTAACTGCTACTAGATACACATATGATTTAACAAGATATTCTGTAGGTGAAGATGATAAAGTTGGTTTCGCAGAGGTAACTAACGAACAGTACAAATAAGTAAATAAGTATATCCTAAATGTAAGTAAAATATTATTGGTAAGAGTGTATTCTGCCAATAATATTTTTTTAATTTAATAGGAGGTAGTTGTATGGTTGATTGTGTAGATAAAAAGGATTTATTTAAATATTCATTTTATAATGAGGATGGAGAAGTTACAACTGTTTTAAATGTGGAAAAATTAAAACAAATCCTAGGTACAGATGTAATATTATTGGAAGAATTAAATTATAGTTATAAGGAGTAATAATGAGTAAGTTAGAACTTAAAGATGCTGGTTTTAATATTGGTGTTAATGTTAAAATCACTAAACGAGATAAATATACAGGTAAAATTTTAGAAACAAGAGAAAACCATAATAGGTGTTTAAGATATCAATTATTGGGTATGGCTAAGTTTCTTAATGGAGAATTTAATAGAACAGCTACAGAAGAGGAGCAAGATTATTATCACTGGGTACCTAGATATTTAGGTGTTGGAACTAATATTAAAGGTTCTAGTGAATCATCTGTTGGAACAGAAGTTAATATTAACGATACAATGCTATTAAATGAAATATCTCCAAGAATGAAATTACCTGAAAGAAATAAAATAGTAAGTAGAAGTACACAAAGTTACATACAATTAGTTATAGATACTTATTTACCAAGTCAATTATATAATGGTAACACAATAGCAGAAGCCGGTTTATTTGCGGATGCAACAGGTAACAATTGTTTATTTAGAATAACATTTGCGGGTATAACTAAGGATGAAAACTCCGTTATACAAGTAAGTTGGATAATAAGTATTATATCTATAGCAAGTGAAAACGAACCTTATGTTGATGTTGATAAAACAGATTTAAAAGAAATCTTAGATGAAATATTTGATAAAATAGGTTCTATGGATAGTAGATTTACAACTATATGTAATGATTTAAAACTGCAGGGTATACCAACATACGCTAGTACAACTGTAATGCAAGAGGATGTAAACGAGGTAACAAGTATATTAACACAAGACTACAATGCTTTAGATGAATAATAAAACAAGTGTGTAATTATTTAATATTACACACTTTTATTTTCTTCGAATCTTGTAAAATATTAGTGAGGTAGAGAGGGGGAAAGATATTCCTATGCAAATAACAAAAAAAGAAATTATTCAAAAGTTATATGAGATTGAAGAAAAGGAGGACATTAAATTAGGTAGAGAAGTTCAAAAAGTAATTAGAAATGAACTAGTTCCAACAGATGTAATTAAACTTATAAATAAGTATGATAAGAACTTTTTAAAAATATATGATACCTATAATACAATTTATACGTCTAGAAATAAAAATCCATTATTTAGAAATCTCAAAAATAAAAATTTAAGTATAGAAGAGAAAGCAGTAGCAATAAGTTCATTTATAACAAAAATACTTATTTCTTGTACTAAAATACAAGATGATACAGAGAGACAGATGTACTGTAAAACAATGGATATAGGTTCAGCATTAAATGGTTTAACTATGTATGCCACAACATCTAATCCATCAGGTTTATTGGAGTATTTCAATCAAGTAAATGAACTTATAAATATACTATATTTGGATTAGTGTTACTTATAGGAGGTAGTAAAATGGACATAACAAACATATTACAAGTTTTAATATTAGTTTTATCAACAGTTAATGTTGTATTATCTATATTTACTCTTGTTAAAATAAAAGATTTATGTAACGCTAAAACTAAAACAGAACAAGTTTTATCACAATTTAAATAAAGGAGTAATATATGAGTTTAAGAGATAAAATTAGAGAGGGATTATATAAATTAAGAGTTATACCTAAACCAGGTATGGACTCATCATTAGCTACAACTAAAGATTCAGATACTGTAATAAATCAAGTACAAAAAGCGTTAGATAACGGAGAACCAGTAGATTTTACAGATTTCACACGTATTGACGGATTGAAAATGTCTCGTGAAGAGAGATGTGCCGCTTATGAAGAAATGGTATTAGATGGTAGAATAGGTGCTGCAATAGAGATGTACGCTAATGATGCTGTACAATACAATCCAGAAGGTAAAGTTATCTGGGTAGAGTCTGACGATGAAGAGAACAAAACTGTTATTGTAGCTTATGTAGAAAAATTATTAAAAGATTTACATATTCCAGAAAATATATGGTCGTATGCATATTGCTTATGTTTATATGGAGATGTTTACTTAGAAACATTTGCAAATACATCAAACAGTGGAGATAAACCAACATTGTTAGTTGAACCAGCTAGAAATAATCTATCTGTATTATTACAAAAGAAATTAGATGGTTCTAAAATTGAAAGATATGTAGAAAAAATACCAAATCCAGTAGAAATATATGATTTACAGTATAGAGGTAAAACAAGTGGATTTGTAAGAAGTTTAGATGATTTAAAAGAATCTACAAATAAGAATAATAACAATGGACTTTTCACAACATACTATAACAATACAAATCACAATGTTTCAATTTATAGCCCACAAAAGTTTGTACATATTTGTTTATCTCCAAATATAAATAGATTTCCAGCAAAATTTAATTTATTTCATAATAACAAATTAAACAAAATAGATAATAACAGTAATGTACTTGATGGAACTAATTTAGAAGGTGCTGGAGGAGATTTATGCTATGATGTAAAAATGGGACAATCTATATTGGAAAATGTGTATTATCCATATCAATCATTAAAACTTAAAGAAGATAGCGTAACTTTAGAGAGAATAACAAAAGCGTCTATTACTAGAATTATACAAGTAGAACTTGGGGATATGCCTGAGCCACAAAAGAAAGTTAAATTACAAGAAATTAAACAACAAATAGAACAACAGTTGATTATGAATAAAGACCAAGGATACTTACAAAGTACTCCAGGAGCTCAACCTATGGAAAATATAATATATACTACAACCAAAAATGGTAAAGGAACTATATCTACAGTAAATATAGGTGGAGACGTTAACATAGGAGATTTAGCAGATATAGATAAAGCTGAAAATAAACTATATGGTGCATTACTTATTCCTAAAGCTTTATTAGGTGGAGACATGGAAGGTAGTGGTCTTAGTAACGGTGGTTCTTTAACTGAGATGAATACTACATATGCAAGAAGAATTAAAAGAATACAAAGTGCTTTAATAGCAGGTATAACAGACTTAGTTAACATATTCGCATTAGCTGAAGGTGTTGGAACAGAAATAATAGGTAAATTTAATATCAAGTTAACACCTGTAATAACAGTTGAGGATGTAAGACGTGACGAATTATTATCAACAAAAATAAATAATGTTAGAGATATAATGGGATTATTTAGTGGTTTGGACGAAAAAATTGATGAAAGTACAAAAATATCTATGTTATCTACATGGTTAAGTAACTATTTAAGTCAACAAGATATTGTTAGTATTATAGATAAAACATTAAAAGAACAAGAGGATGAACAACAAAATAATATTGAAGATACACAAGTAGATGAAGAGGAATCAATTGAAGATATAGATTTTGATAGTGAAACACCTTCGTTTCCTAATTTAAATAGTCCTCAAGATGATATGGAAACATATGAAGCTCCTGATTTAGATACAGCTGAGGATATAAATACATCCGATATTGAAGGCGAGGATTTAGTATAAATGTAGAATAAGGGTAAAAATAGTTACCCTTATTTTTTAATGTATTTACTTTTAAGGAGGTTTATATATATGGAAAGAAACCATTGTTACAACTGTAAACTTAGAAAAGTAGGATGTCATTCGACTTGTGATATATATAAATCATATCTTAAAAAGCTAGATGTTATTAAACATAATAAACAAAAAGAACATGTATTCAAACATAGAAAGAAGGTAGAATTATAATGGAAGAAAAACAACAAGAAGAAATAAGTGAATTAACAAAACAATTTATAGATAAGTTAGAATTAGTTCGTAAAGATTACATTAAATGTAAAGATGATTTAGCTGTATCTATTAGAAAAGATGTTGTATCTGCTTATATTAAATCATGTATAGAAGATAGTAAAGGAGATTATAATACACTAGTAAATAAGTTAAATGAATATATTGAAAATTTATATACAATATAAAGATGTTAATATAATAGGAGGTAGATGTTAACATGGGCGATGAAATGAATAATGAGAATCTTACAGAAGCTATAAAAACTATACAAATGTATAAAACAAGTTCATCAAATATTAGCAGTGTTGGATATAGTAAAGAGAATAAAATATTAAAGGTTATTTTTTCTAATGGGGGATGTTATATTTATTTTGGTATACCAGAATTTGTGTGGAAGGAATTATGTGAAGCACAAAGTAAAGGAAAATACTTACGAGAAAACATCACAAGAAATAAAACAATTAAATATATGAAATTAAACTAAATTTTTATCATACTACCTATAAAAATGGCTTAGTTTTAACGAAATTAAATTTTAAGCCATTTTTATTTGTGAGTTATATAAAATTATTATTAAGGAGTTAAATATGGAATATAATATAAAATTTAATCGAGTTATTTTATTTGATGGCTCTTACTGTTTACATAGAGCATTATCTGTACCCAATTATTGGGATATGATTAACTCAAAGGGTGTTAAAACAGGTGGAATTTTAGGTGTTATAAAAACTATTCTAAAAGAACTAAAAACATACAATTATTACCCAATAGTTGTATTTGATGGGGGATTATCATCAAGAAGATTAAATATATTTCCAAACTACAAAAGAAATTTGGAAAAACAACAACTATTAGAAAGTGTACAAGAAAAAACGGAACAACAACTTATAGATGAACAATTTATGCAAGAGTATAGAAATCAAAGAGAATATTTAATAGACTTATTGCCTAAATTAGGTATACCTACTATTAGAGTTAAAGATTGGGAAGGTGACGATATTTTATATATACTATCTAAAATGTGTTTAGACAGTATTGTAGTTTCTGATGATAAGGATTTAATTCAACTTATTCATGAACCTGAGATTGGTGATAATAGAATTTGTAATATTAGACGTGCGTTAAATGATGAATTTTGGACAATGGATACTCTAAAGGAAATGAACTTGAATATAAAAGACTATATTGGTTGTAAAGCTATTATTGGTGATGCTAGTGATAATATGGCATCAGCTTGCTATCAAGTTGGGGATAAAACAGCTATGGGGTTATTAACATTATATAGAAATATACTTGAGGATGATATAAATTGGCCCGAAGATGAAAATACTCTTAAAAAAATATGTGAGGATTATAATATACCAAAAAGAAAAGCATATCTTAATTTTAATGAAGAGCAATTTCTCAAAAATTTATTATTAACAGACCTTAGTCTTGTAGATAATGATGTAAATGAAGGTATAATTAAATACATACAAGATATTATAATTCAATGTGATTTAGTACAAAACTACGAAAAAGCTAGTGAAATACTTAAAAATTTAGAAATCAATACAATAAATGCAAATGAAATTAAAAATACAATGCTATGGCATAAAAATTTTTTAAGCTTACAAAACATTGATAAAACTAAGGATATAGCTAAAATAAATAAACCAAAATCTACATCAGATTTATTATTTTAGCATTATTAAAGAAAGTTAAGATGTTATATATAATTAGGTACAAATTTATATAAACTTTTTGCAAGTTAAGTTTGAGATTTATAAACAAGTACCTAAATATAATATGCGACTGGGGGTTTATGTATGTTAAATATAGATAGTATGGAAAAATTAAACATGTTAACTAATACATACAATAAACCTCCCATTATTAAAAATAATATAGATGTATCGTCTACAATTAAAAAACAAGCTTGGTATTTTGAAGAAGCTATAAATTCTAAAGTTATACAAATTTTAGTTAATTATAAACAAGTATTTGAAACTTATGATATAGCTTTTGAAGATTTAAACCGAGCTGTTTTTAGTTTATATTGGTACTACAAAACATTTAAGTGTAAATCTTATACAAGGGTTCCAAATAGATTTATTGTGGATGTATCTCAAACATCTAGGAGAAAAGTAGATTTAATACTATCTCTACTAAGTGCTACAGATTTATTTGACATTAAATTAGAGCAATTTTATATATTGTATAAACCTAATATCGATATATTTAGCTGCGATAAATATATACAAAAAAGAATAGAACAAACACATAAAAGTTATGTTTATAAATTGGAATGCTTATGTTCAAATAAACAAAGTGTATATTTTGATGATTACAACAAGAAAATTAAACATAATCATCTTAAAGAAAGTATCCTTTGTTATATGTTTGCATATAGTGAACTTAATAGTGATAAAGTTTTTTATAAGACAAGAGTATTTGAAGATGGACATCAAATACTCTACTTAGAGTGTCCAACAGAATTATTAGCGTATATACACAATACAAAACCAGACAATATTAGAATGTACATGAACAAACTATGTAATGGGTGTACATATATTAAAAGACACAATAAAGTATTTACAGATGAACGTGTAGATAAATATAATAAAATTAAATCTAAAATAGTAAATCCAATGCACTATTTAAATCGAGACTATAAAAAATATACACTAAGTAATTGGCAGTACATGAATGATAGTACTGGATTATCTTGGGAAAAAACACACCCAAGAATAACTAAAGACTCATATATAATATTTTTAAACAACTTTAGAAATTGTAGAATTGGCAAAAAAGTATTATCAACTTATGAGAAATATAAACAAAGTATTATAACTCAAAGTCAATTTATAGAAGTTTACAAATTTTTAAATATAAAGAACGTATATAGTTTACAGTGTAATGACAATCTAAATAATACAACCCTTCAATCATTACAGTTTGATATGAACAACAAGCTAAGCAAAAGAGATATAAATAAAATAAACCAAATGAAAGCTACAACACCTGGGGTTGGAGTGTATTATAATAATGATAAACCAAATGATTTAGATGATAAAATATTTAAACAAAGAGTTAAACTAAAGTCAGAAGATATTAACAGTATATATTCTTTTGATATAGTAATGACAATAAAGAATATAAAATATAGACTAGAAAATGGTAATAAAAAAGATTTCAAATATTACATTAAAATTTATAAACAATGTGTTCAAGAGTTAATTAAGAGAATGGTTAACTCTTGGGAATTTACTTTAGTTACTAATGTAGAAAATATTAGAGTAAATAAATTTAAACAATGGCAAATAGATAAATACACATTAAATGAATACAAAACTATCAACGAGTTATTAAAAAATTATTTACCTGATTATTATGAGAGCATTTATTCGGAGTTTTTAGACAGTACACTTAGTAGATATAAACACTTAGAGTATTTTTATAATAAATTTTACAATTTAGTAAGTTCTCAAAATGAGAATATAAACAAGCAGTTATTTTTTAGAAAGTTTATTAGAAATTTAGAAAATTCAGAAATTTATAAAAATACATCAAATAGACAAAATATACTTATAAATTACTCGGATAAAAATAATCCAACTACTTATAGTTTAAATCCTTATATAATTTATGAACAGTTTAAAGTAGCAAAAACAGATATAGAAAAACAAAAAGAGTATGAAAATATAGTTATAGATAAAAAAAGTTACTTTGATATTCACAGTTGGAAGAATTATTTTGAATATGCATATAAGTTAACACAAACTTTGGATACTAAACTTGTAGATAAAATAAAGAAATCTCTAATAAAATTTAAAATTAAACACTATGGAGAAAATATAGATACATTAAAGGATTATGTTAGAAAATACGAACAACCATTTACAACTCAAAAAGATTATGACAATTATAAATATAGTATTTCCTTATTTGGTAAAACAGGTACAGTTGTAGAGCAACAAATAGAAGAAATAAAAGCTCAAATATTTGAAAAGGAACATAGTAAAACTTTGTTCTACGATAATAATATTAAAGCCAATGTAAATAATTTCTTCGAGGAATTTGGTAGTATACTAATTACATAAATCATTTAAATGTTCTTGAGGAATAATAAAATAAAAACACGTAATTCGTTTTTAACCTTAATTATATTCTAGTAATAAGTCAAATTACTAATAATAAAAACGTAAATTGTGTTTTTAATAAGTGGAGTTTAAAAATTTAATATATAAACTCCACTATTTCTGTTTCTTAAAGATTTAAATAAATTTTTAATACAGTGAAAATTACACCAAATTAAACTAAAAATGATATAAATTTTTAAAAATATTTTTTAAATTTTTATTGTAATTGTAACTTTATACAAATTTATAACCGTATTATATAAATGAAACAGGTACACGAAAGTACAGATGTTGGAGTTTATATACTTTATTTTATATATTCTCATCGTTATTTAGTACATAAGTGTAGTTGTTTAATAAAATTCTAAATGCTAAAAGTGTGAATATCTTTAAATCAAGTATATTCTAAAAATTAGCATTTATTTAATATTTTGAATTAACTAAATATAATTCTCTTCTCTAAAGATATAAAATGTAGAGATTATGTTGTGTGACTTAATATGTGTTTACTTGTATGACTACAAATACTTTGATATTAGGTATGTTTTTAAAAATTCTGCTCACCCTCATCCCTTCTTTGATAATTTGCCTTGTTTAATTATTATATCTTAATCTCGTACGAGATTCGATTTTAAAGCATTTTTGTATAGAAATAATAAACTTATATTATTAAGTAATTTTTCAGCATTGAATCGTGAATGTAATATATGTTATTATAGAGATGTTATAAATATAGTAATAAATGATGAAAGGTTGTGTTAAATTACATGATAGAGAATAGTAATATATACTCGAAGTTTAAGTATGAACCTAGTATATATCAAAAACAAATCATTGATAAAATACTTAATACAAATGAAAATTTACTGGTAAATGCTAAAGCTGGTAGTGGTAAAACTTCTACATTGTTAATGATAGCTGAATGTTTAAAACAACAAAATAAAAATAGCTTATTTTTAGCGTTTAATAAAAGTATTGTAGAGGAATTAAAGTTAAAAGTAGATACCTCTTACTGTAGTGTTAAAACTTTACACAGTTTGGGTTTTTCTTATATATGTAGTTATTTATATTCTAAATATAAAACTGAATATAAGTTAGAAGTAGATTCTAATTATTTTAAAGATATAATTAGTTTTTATTTTCAAGATATTTGTGGTGAATCGTTTAGTCGGTTCTTTGGAAGCATCTTTTTGTTCAAACTTAAAAGAAACAGTAGCTTTGAAAAGAAAGTTGATTGATGTTATTGAAAATGTATGTAACTTTTTAAGATTTTATAATATAGATTATTATGATACAGAAAAAGTAATTGAATTAGCTGAGGATATAAGTGATGAATGTAAAGATTGTAATTTATATGGTATAGATAACTATCCTGAAGTTATTAAAAAATCTTTAGATAGAGTATTAGATTTATTTAATAACCCAGAGTTTGATGGGGATATACCTGTATATAGAATAAATTTTGTTGATATGATATGGTTTCCCAATATATTTGATATGAGGTGCCCTTATTCTTATAGAAATACAAAAAACATTCTTATTGATGAATCTCAAGATATAAACATACTAGAGCAAATTTTAATTAAACGTTTTATTAAAAGTAATAAAGATACAAGATTTATTTTTGTTGGGGATAAATTTCAATCTATATATGGTTTTGCTGGAGCAGATGTACATTCCATAGATAATATCACAAACAATTTTAATTTAACTTCTTTACCCTTAAATATATGCTATAGGTGTCCTAAACACATAATTACGTTAGCTCAAACAATAGTACCGGATATTGAATGTAATCCAACTAGACAGGATTTAGGTAATATATATACATTACCTAATTCTGAATTATCTCACTATTTACAAAACGATGATATTTTAGTACGGTAGAACAAATAGCGATTTATTAAATTTATTTATTGAACTAGTACTAAAGCAAAAGGTATCTGTTAAATTTTTAAATACAGAGTTAGTTAATGGTGTTATAACTACTATTAAGGATGCTATAGGTGGTTTATTAGCTAGATACAAGTTATCTGATAAGTATTATGAAAGTATAGTACAAGAAGCTGAAGATAAACCTTATTTATTTAAAGGTTATCCTTATGAAACATGTTTAAAAGACATTAAAAATAATAAATTTAGTGCTTGTAAAAACGATAAGGTTATAACAACTTTAACTTTAAAAAATGCTATTGATGAGTATAAGTGTTTAGAAAATTTAAAATTTGCTGACGTTTTTGTTAAGGAACAATTATCTAAGTCTCAACCTTATGTTCTACAGCAGTTAACAACTTTAGTTGATGCTATTGATTATTTTATAACATTGTTTAAACAACAGAATAGATGTGTAGGTGATACTTTAGATAAATTTGTAGATTACGTTGCTAATTACATAAAAGCGAACGATAATAAAAATGTACCAAAATTGGCATCAATACATAAAATGAAGGGTAGCGAAGCAGATAGAATTTTTATATATAACTATAATAAATTTCCTTATACTTGGGAAGACCAAACAGAAGAAGATAAACAACAGGAGTTAAATCTACAGTATGTTGCTATAACTAGAGCTAAAAAATCATTATTTTTATGTGTAGAAGATAAAAGTGATAATACATACAGTGATTTCTGCAAAAAATTATTAAGTTCTAATATAACATTTAACCGACTATAAGATGTTATTATTATAAGGAGGTATTATTTAGTGGAACTGGAAAATAAGCTACAAGCACAAGATGTTATAAACACGTTAGGTCAATTAGACACATGTTTACATTTGTTAAACAGTGAAATTAAAATTCATCCTACAATAACATCTTTACAAGTTATAAATAATTATATGTTGGATTTAAAGAATAATTTAGAACAACAAATTACTAATTATGAACAAGCATGTGTTGTTTTAAGTAATACTATCACATCTCTCAAAAGTTTGATAACAGATATAAATAAGGATAGTGTAAGAAATAAACAACAAGTTATTAAATTAGTTCATAAAAGAATAGATGAAATATTAAACGATAATAGTTTATAAATAAATATATACGGTGGCGGAATAGACAATTAACGATTTATTCGTTAGTTGGTAAAACAAAAAGGTTGAAAAAACTAATTTGTAATAGTAGACGCAAAATACAAATTTACATAGTCGCAACAGTTAACGGTTTGATAGATGTGTGGGGGAGAGCCTACGTGCCGAAAAAGTTGTACCAGGGTGACGTCGTTAAAAGTCTAGTGTAAAGAAAAACTATTATGTTAGGTGCAAATCCTAACCCGTTTATTATGTTACAAGTACAAGGAGGTAACACATGAAAATTTTAATGTATAGTGATATACATATAAGTAGAACTAGTTCAATATTACCTATAGGAAATATGGATAAATATACATATAGACAACAGATGATAATTGAAACAGCAAAACTTATATGTAATATAGCTGAGCAGCAGGATGTAGATTTAATTCTTAATTTAGGTGATACATTTGACCAACACACTTTAACTAGTTATGATGTTGAGGTGGCAAGTGAATTCTTTAAGCAATTTAGACTTTTAAATAAACCTCATTTAGTTTTAGTTGGCAATCATGAAATGATAAATAAAAATTATAATGCAGTTAAACTTTTAAGTAATATTCCAAATATAACAGTTATAGACAAACCTAGCACTATATCAGGTAATATTATAACAAATAATACTGACGATAGTAATTTACAATTAGCTTTTTTACCTTATAATAATTTTAAAAATATAGTAGATATACCAAAAGGAGATTTTCTTATATCTCACAATGATATACAAGGTAGTGAAATTAGAAGTGGTATAAAATTACCTGAAGGTTTAAGTTTGGAGCAATTAAAATCATATAAATTAGTATTCAATGGTCATATACATAAATCTGGAATATTTAGTAATATTGTTAATGTTGGTTCATCCACAACGCATAGTTTTAGTGATGATAATGATAGTTTACCTAAGGTTTATGTTTTTAATACAAATACTTTAGATTTAAATTCTTTTGTAAATAAAACGTGTCCTTTATTTAGAACGTTTAAAATACAGAGTTTAGAAGATTTAAAAAATTTGTTAACAAATAATTTAGATTTAACTTATAAGTATATATTACATATAATTAGTCCATATAGTATAAAGGATGAAGTAAAACAGTTATTGAATAAATTGTTGGTAAGTCCAAAACATATATGTGATGACATAGCTAAAAATGATACTGATTATAAAGTACAATTATTAAACTACAAAGTAACTACTTACTTAACCGAACAAGAAAAACAAGCACAACAACAGGATTCACAACCTTCAGAAAATGTGTCTAACACAACTAATTTGGATATTACAAGTAGTTTTAAAGAATTTTTAACTACAGTTGATTTAAAGTATCCAATGCAGATGTATATGGATGTGTTAAATGATGATGGAGGTGAAGTAAATGCACATTAAATTTAAAACTTTGAATATACAATGTTTTAGAAGTATTGAGTCAGCTACATTAGATTTACAACAACAAGGTATATGTATAGTTAGAGGAGTTAACAATTATGAACTAAATGCTTCATCTAATGGTAGTGGTAAGTCTTCTATTTTTGAAGCTATAATATATGCTTTATTTGAGGAAACTAGTTTTGGCGATAGAGATGTAAGCAATAGACTTATGAATAGTATATGTATTGTAGATTTAACGTTTGATGTAGATAATGTACAATATAGGGTTGTAAGACACATTAAAGATAAAAAAGCTACAGTTTCCTTATACAAACAAAATGAAGATATATCTGCTAGAACAAAAACAGATACAAATAAGTTAATACTAAGTGTATTGGGTGTTAGTAAAGATATATTTTTGGATAGTGTTATATTATCCCAAACTACTAATTGCAATTTATCAACGTTATCTCCAACTGCTAGAAAAGAGCGTTTAGAGTTTTTAACGGGTACAGACAATGTAATTAATCTATATAAAAATGAGCTTAAACAAAAACAAGCTAAATATGAATCTAAGTGTGTACAAGCTCAGTTAGATATGTCTAAGATTAATGGTATTATTGAAGCTAAAAATAATGAAATTGAAAACTTTAGAAATAAAATTAAACAAATAGATTTAGAGTTAGAAAAACATAATTTATTAGGAACTCAAGAGCAAATAGATTTACAGATTGCACAGTGTACAGATAAAATTGATAGGTGTAATTTAGATATACAACAACTAAATAAAGTTATTGATAAATATAATAGTGATATACAAAATGAAGAAAGTAAGTTGGAACAATTTAATTTCAAAATTGAGGAAGTAAATAATCAAATACAACAACATAGAGATAACTATAAGGATTTACAAAATAAAATAGATAAATACAAATCTGAAATGATGTTTATCAATAACAATATTTGTAAAGTTCAAAGTCAAATATCTGATATAAAAAATAGTGATACATGTCCTACTTGTGGTAGAAAGTATGATAATGTAGATGAACAACACATTCAAAGAACAATAAATACAAAACTAGATGAAATTGATAACTATAATAAACAAATCGAAACAATTGAGTTAAATATAAGAGATTTGAATGATAATATTAAAAATGTTGAAGATGATATACAAACTTTAAAATTATCTCTAGATAATTATGTAGTTCAACAACAGGAAGTACAAAGTGTTATTTCGGATATTAAAACTAAAAGTAATTCCAGTCAATTGGATATACAAGAAAATTATAATACTATTTCAAATCAACAACAACTAATCCAACAACTTAATAATAAAAAACAAGAAATAAATAAAATTATAGTTAATAATAAACAAGAGTATTTAGATTTAATTGATGGCTTAAATATAGATATACTACATTTAAATGAAGACTTGAACCGATATAAACAAGAATTTAATGTAAATAATGATTATATAGATGTTATTAAACATATAGGACAATTAGTTACTAAAGAGTTTAGAACGTATTTATTACAAAATAGTATAAAATATTTAAATAATAAATTATTACAGTACTCTAAATGTTTATTTAGCAATAGTACAGATATAATTCATATAAATTCAGATGATAATAAATTAGATATTTTATTAGGAGATGCTAGTTATGAAAGTTTGTCTGGAGGAGAGAAAACTCGTGTAGATATAGCTTTATTGTTAGCACAAAAATCTCTAGCAGATAATTTGGGTGATATATCTTACAATATTATAGTGTTGGATGAGATGTTAAAGTACTGTGATAGTACAACAGAGTTAAGTATTATTGATTTATTAGTTACAGAATTAGACGACGTTGAAAGTATATATATGATAAGTCATAAAGAAATTCCTATTGGATATGATAAACAAGTTATAGTAACTAAAAGTGAACAAGGGTTAAGTAGTGTTAAAGTTATATAGGAAGTGAGGTAGATTTGCAAAATGAATACTTTAACTATTATTTGTACTATTTTATCCTTTATTAGTTTTATTAGTGTAATAGTATTATATATTGTTATAGTAAATAAGACAAAGCAGGATAAATTAGTGGACAATACTCTAGAATATATTGTGAAGCATTTATAAGATGTTATTAAATTTATAAGGAGTGATGTTAGTAATGCAGTTTTATGTTAAAATTTATAATACAACAACTAATGACTTGGTTGGTTATTATAAGGAAAAAGGTTTAAATAATATATCTAAAATAAAAAAGGGCATAAAACTTTGGGACACATACACGGAAGCTTATAACGTAGCACACACCTTAAACGATAGTTTTGTACGAGACAATGATGGACATTACTATACATGTTTGGCAGTTGTGTATGGTGAATCAAGTTTATGTGCTAAACAGAAAGTAAATAATAATATACAAAGTGAGGAGGAAAGAAGTAATGAAGTTGGAGCCTTTATACGACAAAATTATAGTAGAATTACAGAACATACAACAGATTAAATCTGGCTCAGGTTTAGTTGTTACAAAAAATATGAGTATTTCTAAAAACACAACCATGAAAGGAACAGTAGTAGCTTGTGGTTGTGGTAGATTATTAGCTAATGGGGATGTAGTACCTTTAAAAGTTAATGTTGGAGACGAAGTTATAATTACAAAAATGAGTGGAGAAAGTTATGAGGAGGAAGGTAAAGAATATACTATTATCTCCGAATCAAGTGTATTAGCGATATGTAAACTGGAGGATGACAATAGAAATGATTAAAATAACAAGTGCAAGAGTTAAAAAGTTAAATACAAACGATGATAAATTATTAGCTGTAGCTAGTATACAACTAGATGATTGTTTAGTTATACATGATTTAAAGTTATTACAGTTAGATGACAGAAGGGTTGTAAGATTTCCCAATAAAAAAGTATATAAGTATACATTAGATACAACTGAGTCCGATTTTGTTAAACAGTATGGATTTACAGATGTAGTACATCCATCAAACTCAAATTTTAGAAAGTACATAGAAACTGAGTTATTTAAAATATATGATGGATTAAAGAACGAGGAGGAGTAACATATTGAGAGTTAGTCAACTTATAAATGAATTAACTAGATTACAAAATTTATATGGTGACATAGATGTTGATTTATATATGGAAGATATAGATGGTATATTTTTACGGTTTCGATGAAATAAATGAAGTTGATGTCAGTAAGAATTGTGATGGTAAAGTTATGTCTCTATATATAGCACATATGAATAAAGAGGAGGAATTGGAAGATTATGAATAAAATTATTAAATATGATAATGAAGCTAAAAGTTCAATTATATCAGGTATAAATGCTGTAGCTGATATTGTTAAAACAACTGTAGGTCCTAAAGGAAGAAATGTTTTAATTCGTGAGCAATTAAATCCACCTATAATAACAAATGATGGAGTTACAATTGCTAAAAGTATACAGTTAAAAGATAACGCTGAGGATGCTGGAGCTGCTTTACTAATTTCTGCAGCCAATAAAACAAATGATGTAGCTGGAGATGGTACTACTACAACTACAATTTTAACACAAGCTTTAATTAACAATTATTACGAATTAGAGAAAGAGATTGGAAACCATAATGTAGTTCAAATACAAAATGAGATGCGTGAGGCTACAGATAAAGTTAGTGATTATTTATTAAATATAGCTACACCAGCTAACGATATAAATAGTATTAGAAGAGTAGCTACAATTTCTAGTGGGTCAGAAAAAACAGGTCAACTAATAGCAGATGCGTTTGAGATGGCAGGAGAGTACGGTTCTGTTATTGTAGAAGATAGCAAAATAAGTGAGGATTACTTGGAACCAATACAAGGAATGAAGTTTGATTCTGGAATGGTAACTAGTTACTTATTAAATGACAGAGCATCTATGTGTACAGATTGGAAAGATGTGTATATACTAATTGTTAAAGATAAAATAGATAATGCATCTGAGTTATTACCTATACTAGATATATGTAATACTAAGGGAATTAAGTTACTTATAATGTGTGAAGATGTTGGTATCGAACCTTTAAATATGATTCTAACAAATAAAGCTAGAGGAGCATTATTAAATGTTGCTATAGTTAGATTACCTGGATTTGGAACATTGAGAGAAGATTTATTAAATGATATAGCTATAGCAACTGGTGCTACAGTAATTGGTCGTGAAAATGGAACTACTGTTAAAGATATTACATTAAATGAGTTAGGTTTATGTGATGAATTAGGTAAGTGTGATGAAGTAAAAGTTACTATGGATAGCACTGTAATTAAATTCTGTGATACTGGAATGAAAGGTGAATCATTATTAGATTTACGAAATACTCTAGTTAGTGAATTAGAACAACAGTTAAAGCTGGTTAACGAGGATGAAAAAACACAATATAGAAGAAGAATATCAAATTTAACTAGTGGTATTTCTGTTATAAAGGTTAGTGGTAACTCAGACGTAGAGATAAAAGATAAAAAGTTAAGAATAGAGGATGCTATAAATTCTGTTAAAGCTGCAAAGGAGGAAGGTATTGTTCCTGGAGGAGGATTTAGTTTTTTACTAGCTTATATGAATGATGGTTTAGATTTAGACAGTACAAACGGTGGTAAGGTTGTTAAGAATTCATTATTAGCTACTACAAAACAAATTGCTGAAAATAGTGGTAAAGATGGAAGTAGTGTTATTTTAAATTGTTTACGACAACAAAAAGGTTATAATGCTTTAACTGATACATATGAAGATTTATTGTCAACTGGAGTTATAAATAGTGTTAAGGTAGATAGATATAGTTTAATTAACGCTAGTAGCGTAGCATCTACTGTAATTACAATGGGTGGACTTGTAGTACAGGAAAATGAAAAGGACCAAAATGTATTACAACTTCAAGGTCCAATACCTGGTATAATATAAAGTGTTTTTGAGATGAGGTAGATACAGATGGAAACATCAATATATTTTAAGTGTTTAAAATGTGGCAGAAATTTAAAAACACCTGAGACTAGAAAAAGAGGTTATGGTTCTATATGTTGGCAACAAATAAAAGGGGAAATGTTAAAAAAGGATAACCTTTTAACTAACTTGAATAAAAATGATAAGGAGTAGGGATTATGATTAACATAGTTTTAGTTGTTTTAATTGTAATATCTATTGTATTGTGCACAGTTATTTTTAATCTAAAGTGTAAGTATAATAATTTACAAGGTAAGTACATTACACTTAGAGCGAAATATACTAGTGTAAAAGATAAGTTATCTTTAATAGATTATTATACAAATCAGTATAATTATAAGAAGAATATTTATATAGCAATGCGAAATATTAGAGATACACTTTATGATATAAAGGATGAGGAGACAAAACATGAGTAAACCAAAAATAGAACCTAATTTAATATTATGTATTATAGTAGATTCGTATAGCATAATTAAATTGTGTATTAGAAATATTGAAGGTGAGTTATTATATATAAGCAATATTATTGGGTTGGGTTTATCTCAGTATGAAATAAGACAACAAGTTTTAAATAGTATTACATCACTGTTAGATAAATATCCAATAGATACCCTTATAATGGAAAAAACGAATTTATTTACGGATGGTATAACTTTTAACCCCGATTGGAGAACTTATAGTAATGTACTATTGAATTACAGTCTACAAATAACTTTGGACGATAATTTTCATAAAACATTTAATAATTTTCTTGTTATTCCAGGTAATGATTGGACAAAAACTGTATTAAACAATAATCAATTAAAATCATTTGATGCATATAAAAAACATATACTTTTACAAACTGATAATTTTACATCAGAACAATTTAATATTTTTCAACAAAACAATTTTTATAAATTACTTTGTTTCTCGGAGTGTGTTCACTTTACTAATTTAATGAGTACTAAATATCTTATAAATAAAGGAGATTCGAGTGAAGAAGAGTGAATTTGAAAAGAAAGTGTCTAAAATGTTAAATGAAGAAGAAACATTTTTATTAAGTTTAATTTTGTTAGCTCATTTACATACAGATAAGAATTATTCAAAATTAGCTGATTTAATATTTCTTTTTGATAATTATAAAGGTTTTAAACAGTTTATTAAGTTTTATTCTGGTCAAAGTATAGATGTACCCACTATGTTAGAGTTAAAACAGTGTTTGAAGTTATTAAATTTATTTCAAAATGTTTATATAGATGGTAAGGATTTAGATACCTGTTACAATGATTTAAACATTCAAAGTTTGGGTTTGTCTAAAGACTACTGTTCAAATGAATTAAGTAAATTCTTTACAATACTAAAAAATGACAATATAATAACTTTAAATAAGTTAAAGAAGATTACAAAATCCTTTAAGTAGTTTATGACATTTAAGATTAGCTATTATTATGTTGGAGGTTATTTGGTATATGAGAGTTAAAAAGCATTATAGAATGAGTATATCTACAATTGATAGTATATTAACAGATTTAAATTGTAATAGAATTGTAGATAGAGATAGATATTTCAATTATTGTGTTAGTAACCGAGTACAGAAATTACATGATTTATATAACTCTAAATTAGATAAAATTTTATCTAGTATAATACTCTGTTGTCGTTTTGATGATTTACCTGTGTCTATAATAGCTAGTATTACATATTCTATGACTAAAGTAGCTAATACTTTAAATAAAGGATTATTATTGATGATAGGAGATAGTAATGTTACTGGTAACAAAAATAGATAATGAAGAAGTTGTTAATTTACAAACAGAGTTTAAAAATAAAGTATTTTCTATATCTGTAAATCCAGGTGATATGGATAGCATGATTAAAACAATAGAACAAATAAAGTCTTATACTTTACAATATGATTTATTATTTATAAATAAAGAGCCTTATGTGTTAGCTTGTTTAGATAAATTACATATTACATATTACATTACAGACGATGTTGTTGTATCAGAGGATTCTTTTGATAGTTCAAAAATATTGTACTTAAATAATAATTCGTTGAGAGATATTTTATCTAATTATTTTCCTTGGATAACTACAACTAAGTCTTTAACTACATCCTCAAAACCTACAAGTGGTGGTTTAACTTTACAAAAGTTATCTGAAACAGATGTAAATATAACTGAAGCTGATGTAAGGCAAACAAAACTTATTGAAACTAAAGCTAAAGTTGCTATGTATTTACAGGTAGATATGCACATTAAAAGATTATATAAACTTTTAAATGCAATAAATTTATTGGAAGATGAACTATTAAATAGAGTATCTACAGATATTCAAACTGCAGATACAGGTAGTTTAATACAAGTATCTAAGTGTTTAAATGATACATTGACATCTATAAATAGTTTAATAATGAATATAGTGAATAATGAAAAAATTCAAAACTTTTTTGTAATAGATAATTCTAAAAATGTTAATATTGAAGCAGGTGTAATGGATGTAGAGAGTAGAGATAAGTTACGTAAAGCTATGGAAATTATAACTCAAAATTTGGATTTATTTAAACAAGGGAAAATAGATAGTTTAGTTGACCCAAATAGTGTTATAGAGGTGAAACAAGATGATAGTAAAACCTAGTCAGTATGATATTGATAATATAAATGATAATGATTTATTTTATGTGTACAAACGTAATATACGTTATAAAGTATTAAGATTTATTCTTAATAAGTTACTGTCTACGCCAACTGTTGTAGTTACATATAATGGAAAACAATATAATCAAGATGATTGTATTATATTTCGTAGTTCGGACTTGTTATGTCAACAACAATTAGATAATGTTATATGTAATGTAACGAAGGGTAAAATTTTTAAGAATACTACAACAACCAAATTACCAAAAGTAACTGTAACTTTATACAGTATTAACATAACTTTTAAAAACGGTAATATATTAAGTATACCTATAAATAAGATACAAAACAGTATAAATAAAAATACATTGATATTTAATACAATAGATAAACAGCAAATAATAAAAGATGAAATTAAATATATTAGATATAAAGGTGACTGGTATAAAAATGCTGTTTCTCAGTATAATATTAAATCTTGGACTCCATCATATTGCTATTTATGTGGTAAACCTTTAGTTTATACCTTTACAAATAATGGTATAGATGTTATAAATAAATGTGATTGTGGATTTAATAAAGTAGAACAATCCACAATCACATATGATGAGTTGGCTTTATGGTGTGATAGTCAAACTAATAAGAGTATTATAAATCAATATAATAAGTTTTGGCATAGATAGGAGTGTGTATTATAATTTAAATGAACAGTAAAGAGTGTATGGATTTGTTTAATGAACTAAATATAGATAATAAGTTATGTTGCACAGAACAAACTGTATTAGATTTTGTTAATTATGGAATTCTTCTAACTAGTGGTAACAAATATTATACACGTGATTTTAAAGAAATAGATGTTAATATAATAAAGGTTAAAACTTATAATTTAAATATAAACTTATCACAGTATGTTCAACAAGGTATTGAGTTGGGTGCTAACAATAAAGTTAATTTAATATATTATATGACACAGAAAACTTATGATAAATATAAAGACGAAGGTTTAATTGTTACAAGAAATAATAAGGACTATTATAGACTGTTTGATAAGGAGTTATGGTTAGTTAGTTTAATAAACACTTAGTTATTGGAGGTAGTTAACAATGAAAGATGAACAAATATCAATTATGTGGAACGAATACAAAAATTTATTATTAAAAACAAATAGACACAATATGGATAAACTTATAGAGTGGTTGGACAACAGTGATTTTAAAACTGCACCTGCAAGTACTAAATATCATGATTGTCAACCTGGTGGATTACTAAAACATTCGTTACAAGTTTATTATAATATGTACGATTACCAACATATGATAAATTATTTTGATATACCTGAAGAATCTATTATAATTATGTCTTTATTGCACGATATATGTAAAGTTAATTGTTATAAAACAAGTACACGTAATGTTAAAAATGAACAAGGTCAGTGGATAACTGTTCCTTATTATACTTATGAAGAGGACGAGCCTATAGGACATGGAGATAAAAGTATTATGCTGATTTATGAGCAAGGTGTTGCTTTATCCAAAATTGAAAGAGCTTGTATACGTAACCATATGGGGTTCTCAGATATTGAATATACTCCTCGAGTATCTGCTTTATTTTCTAAGTGTCCACAATCTATGATACTATATTTTGCAGATATGCAATCTACGTATATTCAAGGTAGTTTAGATTTGCCTCAAAGATTTAAACGTAAGTTATTAGGTAGAAATATTGTAGAATGTAATAACATTGTTAGTAGAGCAAACTTAGAGGAAAATACTTATAGAAAGGATAATATTACATATACATTAGCACAACCAGATGATGTTGTGGATGGTGTTAAAATTATAAATATTGAGGATAACGGTAATATTATAAAAGTGTATTCCCCTAATTGTGATGGATTACCTTTTTAAACTGTGAGGTGTTATAATGGATATTTATACATGGACAAAACCTAGTAAAGATGTAAATAGTAAACCTAAGAAGTCTAAATTAGAGCCTGGTGTTACTATGATAATAGGTAGCAACGGTGTAGGAAAAACTACTTTTTTAAATCAAGTATATTCTATATTTAGTGAACATACGTGGGAGAAGATTAGTAAGAATGATTTAATACGAGATTTGTATGGTGTTTACTTATATAGTAATGATTATGAAGAAAAATTTGCATGTGATAGTTGGTTAAACGGTTCAAATTCAAATAAGTGTTCACTTTTAGCAAGTTATCATGAGGGCTCAGAAGGTCAAAATATGATGTTGTTTTTAGAGCAAAAGATGTATGACATAGGTAATTTTGTTAGAAAATGTAGACAAGGCAGTAAAAAGGGTGTTATATTACTATTTGATGGATTGGATAGTGGTTTATCTCCAGATAATATAAATATTATAAAAACCCAATTATTAGACTTTATTGTTAAAGAAGAAAATAAACTTAATGATGAATTTGAGGTATATATATTATGTACTAGTAACTCATACGAGTTATGTAGTGGGTATAGATGCTATAGTATAGGGGATTACAAGTATAAGAATGTAAGTTCCTATGAGGAGTTTGTCAGCAATTTCTAAAAATATATTTTTCAACTAACCATCAGGATAGATGTAAAAACCACTTTGAAGGAAACAAAGCACAAACCAACAATATTTTATTTTTATTAAATAAGTAGTTTTTAAGCACTACTTATTTTTTTAATTTTTTTTAATTTTTTTTTACTAAAACTATTTACATTTTTTAAAATATACTTTATAATGTTGATATAAAATAAATAGGAGGTAGTACAAATGAAGAATATGAGATGTACAAAAAGAAAAAATAATAAAGTTATGGAGGTTGTTTTAAGTATACTATTATTAGTAATATTTCTTGTAGCATTAGATAATTTGATAACATATCCAGAGAAATATTTTTCTACATGGAGATATCAATTAAAATTAAAGATAGATAGTGGAGACGAGCAAGCTATAAATTATTACAAAACCAATTACACTGAAAGGGGAATATACTTATATGGAGAGTATACAGATAAGTAAACAACTACTTAATAATATTGTAAACATGCAAGAACGTTTAAAGAATTTTAAAGCAGTATCTTGTTTAGATGTACAATATCAGTTTATAACAAAAAATCTAATTAAGGGTATGTTAGGTCGGAACTAAGATAAATGATTTAATCTTAAATGGAGATAATGGGTATACTTTAATTGATAATATTTATGATTTAATAGATGATTATGTAGATAGTTCGTATCGTATGGAAACTCTTATAAATCTATTGCTTAGTGTATTAAATAATAATAAACTTGGATATAGTTTTAGCTTTGTAGACTAAATTTTTGTAATATAAAGATGTTAATAAATAGTAGGAATCATATTTCCTACTATTTTATTTTTCTTTAGAAAGGAGTATTATATGACACCCATTAAAATTAAGTTCGGTACTGGAAATAGAATTACGATACCTAAAGAATTATGTAATCAATTAAAGTTTAATGTTGGAGATAATTTATTTGCTATAGTACAAGATAATAATTTAATTATAACTAGCGACTTACCTAGTGATTTAAATAAGGAAAGTGATGATAAATCAGATAATCTATTAAATTCAAAAACTGAATCGTCTAATATATCAATTAGACCTGTGAATACAGAAAATAAAAATACATCATCTAGAATTGTTATTAAATCTAATTTACAAGACAAAGGTAAGTTCAAACACGAAAAATATAGTGATTGTAATTTAGTTATAAGGACAAAACAGAAATATATTGAAGCATTTTGCAGTGTTTGTAAAGGTCAATTAGTTAAAGATGATTCATCTAGACATTGTAGATATAAAGTAAATAAACAATCTACTTTAGAGAGTGATTACGTAAGTAGTGAATATAACAAACAACAAAGTATAAACACTAATACTGAATTACAGGACAAAGAATCGTTGCAACAACAAAATAATGAAGTTTTAAATGATTCAAATCTAAAGGATAAATTAACAGACATACTTAATACAAATAAAGTTATTACTGCCGACATATATAAAAAATTAAGTGATTTAAAAAGTAATACAACAAGTAATACTACATTTGTAAAAAATAGCGTTAAATCTAAACCTAGTACGAATATCGGATATTATAGGAGTAGTAACACAATGTTAAAACCTGTGAAGTTAAAAGATTATGATTCATGTAGTAAATGTCATTTGTTTTTTAATAAAGGATTTCTAATTGATGATGTATTTTATTGTAAAGATTGTACTGTTAAAGATTTTAAGAATTATGTATCTAAATTAAAATATTAAGGAGGTATAATTAAATGTTTGATAATATGTTAATTAAAAAAATAAAACCAAATAAAGTTGTTTGGCGAAGACCAGATAGGTTAACTATAGAGTTAGACGAAGATAATATTGTAGAATCAGAGTTATATAAAGGAGCCTTAGAAGACATACACAAAACGTTAGGTTTTAAAATACCAACTAGTAAGGATGTATATAAATTAAATCATGATATCTGGAATGAATTACGTGATTACACTATATCTGAGTTAGAAAACAATACAAATAAAAAGTTTGATTTAAATAATATATATTATTTAATGGACGATTCTTACAATGTTGTTGACGTAACTACGTTTGATAATTTAGAAGATGAAGTTAAATTTGATGAATGTTTAAAAAAATATACAGCTGATATAACAACATTTGAAAGAACAAGAAAGTTTTATAGTGATTGTAAAGATGGTACTGTAAAATTGGTTTGTTATGATAGTAATGACGATATAACAACTAAAGATTATGTTCCTGTTGTTATTCTAGAATTTAATACAGAAAAAGCTGTTTATAAAGTATACACAGGTATACTTGTATATACCAATTTTACCTTTATTCCTAATGTTGGTACTTATGGTGAGTACAATAATATAAAAAGTGTTATATTACATTTAGATATTTCTAAAGTATTACAGTTTGCTAAGGAATCTGCATTAGATTTATACAATCAATATTTAGAGTTTGTTAAGGATAATGAGGAAATATCAGTTAGAGAACTTATGCGTTTATTGGATAAGTTTGGGTACAAATTACAACTAAATACATCAGATAATATAGATGATATTTCAAATATTACAGATGAAACAGCAGTTAAGGAGATACAGGACTTTTTCAATACTTTTTCTATAGTGACTGGAGAGACTGCTTTAGATGTAATTAAATTACCTGAACTACAAAAAATATTTAAGTACAATAATTTAACTTTTGTACAATTGTTACATATTTTATCAAAGGAGTATCTAACGTTTGAAGGTTCTAAAATACGTATGGATGATATAATAAATATAGTGTTTAAATTATTTAGTAAATCCACAGATACTAATAATGTTGATAGTATTAAGCGAGTAATAAAGTAGGTGTTATGATATATGGCATTTTCTATGACAAAAGTTAACTATAAAAAGACGAATATAAAACAAATAGCTAGTGACTGTTTTAGATTTATAAGAGAACATGTTTTACTAACAGATAATATTAGATATGCTTTAAATGCTTATGTTAATTATAGGTTAAAACATCGATATAATCATTTAAGTGTAGAAACTTTAAATACGCTAATTATAAATTTACTTGAGTATAGTTGTGGTAAAGAATATATTAAATTGTGTAAACAAGATGTTATAAATAATGAAATACAAATTATATTTGAAATTAAAAAGGCTATAAAATACGGTGCAACTAAGTGTTTATATTATTCTAATATTATAAATTTGGATAAATTTGTAGATGGAGAGGAATGTGTACAATATCCGAAGTTTAAACAGAATTATACAATAAAAGATGTTGAAGATTATTTTTCGGATATTGTAGTGTAGAATGAACTATGAATGTAAAAAACTTTGTAAATGAAATGAACGTTAATAATACATATAAACAGTTCGTTGAAAATAAATATAATAATTACATACAGTATAGTCAAATTCCTAGTTCTTATTTAGTTGAGGTTAATACTAAGTCTTTAACTAAAAATTTTAGCGTTATATATAGAGATATACAGGAAATTGTTAATGATAACTATAGTTTATTGTTTGTAAATGTATCTTTCATGGATGGTAATTATCTATCATCGTTGTTATTAGATAAATATTTTGTAGATAGCTTAAATAATAACGAACTTTATTTAAAGACAGTTTTATGTGTGGATACTGTTTTACTATTAGAAGATTATTTAAAACATATGGAAAACAGTGTTAATCCACATTATAATTACTCTCCAGCAGTTTTATTTAATTATATAGAAACAGCAGATTTTGTAATATGGAATAGGTTTAATAATTTGGGTAGTAAGGAATACAAGAAGAATAAATTTTTAAATATAGTGGAAACGAGAAAACGACAAGGATTGGGTAATTTGTTTTTAACAGAACAGAATTTATCGGAGTTCAAAATACCTGAAAATGTAGAATTATGCAGAGCAATACAGCCGGACATAATTGTAAACTGTGAGTTTGACAAACTAGAATTACTTTAAATACGAGAGGAAAAGAACAGATGGATAGAAATGCTATAGAAAGAGCTTTACTTTTGAATGTTGTTAGAAATAAGAATTGGGAAATACTTATAGTAAATAATATATCTGTAGATTACTTTTTATTTCCAAATAAAAAGTTATTTGAGTATATTCATAGTTATACAATTAGAAATGAATATCCAGATATACAGATAATATGTTATAACTACGAAATATCTGAAGATGAATTACAAAGTTATATTCAAATTACAGATATGCAGGGGTTATGTAATACAATTAAAAATGAGTATTTAAAAGAGCATTTGAGATATGAAGTAGGTAAGTTAAATGAATTTTCAGATGAGATGGAAACGTCTCCTATTGATTACATATCTAGAATTGGTAGTGTTTATGATAATTTGAAAGTGTTGGGGTATAAAGATAAGACTGTGGGTTTATTTGATAAAATAGAAGATATACTTAATATAGATTCTTCTGATGTTATTAGTACGGGATTTAAGGAATTAGATGATATACTAATTGGCTGGAAACGTGGAGAAGAATTAGCTGTTTTTGTAGCTAGAACTGGTCAAGGTAAAAGTTGGATGGGATTAAAATTTGCCTTATCTGCGGCGTTACAAGGTGAGCGAGTTGGTATATACTCTGGAGAAATGAGTATTCAACAGTTACAGGAAAGAATAATATGTTGTGCTAAACCAAAGTATACATCCTCTAGTGAAGAAGCTTTAGAGTTTATTAAATCCAAAAATCCGTATATACAAGTATTAACTCAAAAGGAACTTAGACGAAAGGCTAATGTAAACGACATTGAGGAAATGATAGTTACAAATAATTTAACTTTAGTAGTTATTGACCAACTGTCGTTAATGGAGGATGTTACAAGTAAACTAGGTACACCATTAAGACAACAGTACGGTAATATAAGTAATGATTTATTTGCACTAACTTCAAGATATAATTGTCCTATAATTTTGTTAGCACAAAGTAATAGAGCTGGAGCTAATATAGAAGGAGGTCCACAATTAGATAATATTGCAGAATCTGATGCGGTAGCACAAAACGCAACTAGAGTTCTTACAATGAAGAATGAGAATGGTACACTAACTATGTCTGTTGTTAAAAACAGATATGGTCAGAGTGGAGGTACTTTAAAATACGATATAGATTATGGTGTAAATAAATATAGATATATACAAGACCAACAAAGTTTGTTTGGTACTAAAAGTACTACACAAACTAGAAGGCAAAATATGATGAATAAGTTTGGAGGTAAAAGTCCATTTTAAGAGAGCAAATTGATGAACAATTTATTTTAGATTTAAGTAATTATATATTTGGAAAAGTAAGCATTCGATACTTTAAACATATAAGACAGGTATCCGATAATATTATTGTAACATGTCCATTTCATAAGGGTGGACAGGAGCGTAAACCTAGTGCTTCTATTAGAACTACTAATGGTCAAGGTACTTTTATAGGTAATTTTCACTGTTTTACCTGTGGTGAGTCTATGTCCTTAGATGTTGTAGTACAACGATTGTTAGGTAGCTACTATAATGAAAATGAGGTTGAAGCTTTATTTGGATTGAAAACTTTATTAGCAAAAGCATCATTTTTAAAACCTGCTAAAACTAATTTGTTTGATATGCCTAAAAAATTATCTAGACAAGAGGCAGTATTGAGTAAATATAGATATTACTGTACTTATTTACAACAAAGGGGAATTAGTGAGAGAACAGCTGATAAGTATGACATTGGTTTTGACGAAACCAACCAACAAATTACTTTTCCATTACGAGATATCAATGGTAATACTTTGGGTATTGGTAGACGAAGTGTAATACATAAGAGATATGAATATCCTCAAGGTATGGTAAAACCTTTATATGGTATTTATGAACTGCCTCAAAAGATACGTAGTTTATTCATTGTGGAAGGTCCTTTTAATTTGTGGAGTTTATCGGAGTGGGGCAAAAATGGCGTTGCTCTATTAGGTACAGGAACAAATATACAATATACCCAGTTGCTTAAGCTATATGTGGATAATTATGTGTTAGCATTAGACCCAGATGATGCAGGTAGACGAGGTATAAAAAAGCTAATTAAATTTTTAGTTAGCAATCATAAATTTAATATATTTGTTATGCTATTGTCCAATGGCAGAGATATAAATGATTTAACTGAAGATGAATTTAAAAATACAGAAGTTATTTATTACAGGAATTGGTTAAGTTTATTTAATGGAGGTAATGATGAAGATATTTAAGTCTATAACACCAGAATATTTGGAGCAGTTAGGTAAGCAGTGTTATGAGGATGATAGAAATTATCCTGAAAATTTTTCTAATTGGTATACACATATTGTTGATTTTGGAAAATTTAAACACGCAAATATAATATCCAATCAAATATTTTCTTATGAAGAAGTGAAGTTAATGCAAAAAACGGATAATATAAAAGATGTTGATTGGAATACGTTAACAGATATACTAAAACCTACACTTTTTAAGATGGAGAGAGGTAAATTATATAATATTAAAAATGGAAGTTATAGCAATAAGTTTGATTTTCAAACATGTGTAACGGATAAATTACACTTAGCAGAAAACTTATGGAAAATAAACTATATGTCTCACCTATATGATACACAAGGATATACAGAATTAGTAGTTAGAGAATATATACCTTTTGATGAAAAATCTGTAGGTACTATTTATAATGGTATGCCTTTAAGGACGGAAGTTCGTGTATTTTATAATTTAGATAATAAGTGTATAGAGTATATGGTAGATTATTGGGATTATAACTATTGTTATAAGCATCTTACAAGTTTAAATGATAAAGTTATATTTAATTGGTTTCATCGAGAAACATTTCATGAATCAACACTTAATTATGTACAATCCAAAATTTTAGAGTATATTGATACTTTACAGTTTGATGATAAGTTACAAGGTATTTGGTCTATTGATTTTATGTATGAGGATAGCTCTGATGATATATATTTAATTGATATGGCTCGTGGGTTTAGGTCTGCTTATTGGAATCCAGGTAAGTTAAGGGAGAGTGGTATAGATGGGAATGTTTGATTATGTAGGTACAAGTATTTTAAAACATATCAATACGAATTGTAAAGTATGTGGGTGTTCTTTAACAGATTGGCAAACTAAACATTTCTCTAATATATTACAAATTATTGAAATTAGTGATTTGCTTGAAGATGAGCAATTTGAAATACACACAATTTGTGATAATTGTGGTAGTTATGAGTCTATACAATTAAAGTACCGACCAGTTTTAGAACTAGTTGATATAGATGTAAAAGATGTGGATATTTACAATAATTATGAGAAAATTGTATATACAGACGATTTAGTTAGTGTAGCTATAAATAATGTAAACACTATAAAGAATTTGACTTTAACTGTTTATTGTGTTGGTAATAACTCAATTTTGGGTTATATTAAATATAAAGGTAATCTTAAATTAAAGTTGTGTGTTAAAGATAACGTAGATTTATCATTTAATATATTAAATAACATTACTAAGTATATGTACAATTTAGAATTAGAATTACTGCAGAAAGGAGGTATCTATAATGTCAAAGTGGATTATTCAGAATGAAGCAGATGATTTAACTGATATACAAGTAGTTAACTACATAGAGGATGTCATAATGGCAGGTAAAATATCCACTACTAAAACGGGACCACAATATTGTTTTGTAACAAGGATAAATGATAACTATATTGTTACTTGTGATAAAACAGATTATGGATATAAGTTTATTATATATAAGGAGGAGTTAAATAATGGATGAACAAAGTTATGAATATTGGATTACTCAAGAACAGAACAGACAGAATAATAACTGTGAGTTAATAGCCAGTGAAAACTTTTGTAGTGAGCGAGTACGACAAGCTTGTGGTTCTATATTAACTAATAAATATGCTGAGGGGTATCCAAATAAAAGATATTATGGGGGTTGTAAATACATTGATGAAATTGAATCTAAAGCTATAAAGGATGCTTGTAGATTATTTAATTGTTTTTACGCTAATGTACAACCACATTGTGGTAGCAGTGCTAATCAAGCTGTGTATAGAGCACTACTAAATAAAGGTGATACTGTTTTAGGTATGGATTTGGGTGCTGGAGGTCATTTAACTCACGGTCATAAAATGAGTTTTAGCGGTCAAGATTATAATATTGTTAGTTACGGATTGGATGAAGATGGTATAATAGATTATGATGATATACAAGATTTATTGTGGAAACATAAACCTAGAATGTTATTAGTTGGAGCTAGTTCTTATTCCAGAATTATAGATTACGGTAAGATAAGACATTTTTTAGATGCATATAATGAGGATTTATTAGACGATATTTTAGAACAATCTAATCTAACAGACGAAGAGGTTAAACAAAGATTTTCTGAAACTAAATGTTATTTAGTTGTTGATATGGCACATGTTGCTGGTTTAGTAGCAGCAAGATTACATCCAAATCCTTGTGATTATGCAGATGTAGTAACTAGTACTACACATAAAACATTAAGAGGTCCAAGAGGTGGAATAATTTTATGGAATAACGACGAGTATACAAAAAAGATTAATTCTGCTGTATTTCCAGGTATACAAGGTGGTCCGTTAGAACATATAATTGCTGCAAAAGGTATATGTTTCGAAGAAGCTAGAACTGCTGAATTTAAACAATATGCTAAACAAGTTATAGATAATGCTAAAGCGTTTTCACAAACATTTATAGATAATGGTTGGAAAGTTATATCTAACGGAACAGATAATCATATGTTCGTTTTAGACGTATATCATTCAATTGGATTAACAGGTAAAGAGGTGGAATTAGAGTTAGATGAGATAAATGTAACTGTTAATAAAAATCAAATACCTAATGATGAATTACCTCCATTAAAGTCATCTGGAGTAAGAATAGGTACACCTGCAATGACAACTAAAGGATTTAAACAAGAACAATTTATACAGTTAGCAAATATAATAATAGAATTTTTAAATAAAATAAAACAGAATAAAGATGAGGATATATATAATACATATAAACAGCGTGTAAAGGATTTAATTAAGTCAGTAAATAACTAATATTATTTATTATTAAAATGGTATTTATATCTTAACCTCGTACAGATTAGAAGTATGTGGTTAAGATGTTAATATAAATTGTAAAACCCTGCTCAAAAAAATTAAATTTTTATGTGAGGATGAGCTCTCAGGCAAGGAGGAAAAATTATGGGATTAAATTTACAACAAATGGAAGAATTAGAAAAACAATCAGGTTCAAAAAATTTTTTTAGTTTAAAACCTGGAGAGGAAGCAAATGTAAGAGTACTTTATAACAATGATGCTGATATTGTTGGTAATAGGGTACACGAATTGGGACAAGAGTATAAGTGGGCAACAGTTAAGTGTCCTATTGAGTCTAATGATGATTCTATAGAAAAATGTATATATTGTTCAAGAGGAATGCAACCTGTTATAAGAGTTGTTGTTCCTTTATATAATGAAGATAAACAACAAATAGAATATTGGAAAAAATCATATTCTTGGATTAAAACAGATTTAAAACCTTACACAGATGAGGTAGTTAATGCCGGATATAATATCTGTGGTCAAGTTTATAAAATTAAAAGACAAGGTGAAAAGTTAGAGACTAAGTATAGTTTAATACCTGTTGGAGGTCCACAACAAAAAGATAAATCTGAGTTTGGTAAGATATTGGACCCAGAAACAGAATTAAATATGATAAAACCAGCTAATACTGAGATACAACCAGTTGATTCTAATCAATCAAATGCAAACACAAATATGAATCAATTTACATCTACTAGACGTACAGCTGATGTATTTTAATAAAGGAGGTGTTTTATAAATGCCTCTTTTTGATTTACCAGAAATAAAACCTAAAACTCAACAAGAGTCCCCCAAAATTAAACTAAAGAAGGGACAAACAATAACGGATTTAGTAAATATAGCAACTAAATTAGTTAACGATAAATTGGGTAATTATAAAGATGCTAGTATGTGTGTAACAGATATAAATACATTAACTTCGTTTTTTGAAAATACAGACGATGTAATAGCAATAGATACTGAAACAACAGGTTTGAATATCTTTACGGATAAATTAGTTGGTTTTTCTATGAGTAATGGAAAACAAGCTTTATATATACCTATAAATCATAAAAGTGCGATATATAATACTAAATTGGCAGGACAGATACCTGAAGACCAAATACGACAACTACTCTTAAATGTAATTAAAACAAGAACTGATATAAAATGGGTTTACCATAATGCTAAGTTCGACCTTGCTGTATTTAGAACTTTTTTAGGTGCTTGTATGCCAGACCCTTGGTGGGATACAATGTTAGCTGGACATTTATTTGACCAAAACAGTGAACACAGTTTGAAGTATTTATATAATAGATATATAGCTGTAGAAGATGAAGGAGTGAACAGGTTAATTATCAGGCCTGGCTATATAGTAATATATAGAAAAATATACAAGGTGAACCAATTTATTATTGGGTGTGTAGCTTAAGTTATAAGCTATGCTAACAGGGAAGCCTAAGTTAAAGAAAAATTGATATGGCAATCCTGTGCTAAGATTTGTAAATAGGTGAAGTAAGGAGGTGATTACTATATTTATATATACAATAACAAATAAAATAAATAATCGAGTTTATGTTGGTCAAACAAATAATTTTAAACGAAGGATGCATGAACATAAAAATATTTTGCGTAGTAATGCACACAGTAATCCTTATCTACAAGAAGATTATAACTTATATGGAGAAGAAAATTTTGTATTTGAAATTGTAGAAGAGTGCTTAAATAATGAAAATTTATTTAGAGAAGATTTTTGGATAAATTACTTTGGAGGTATAGAAAGTAATAGAACTTACAACTGTCAATGTAGTTATAAACAAAATAAGTTTATGATTGAAAAACAGAATATTAAGAAATTGGGTAGAAAAAGAACTAATGAATTTAAGTTACAACAACGAGAAAGGTTTCTAACTAATAACCCTATGAAAGGTAAGCATCATTCTTTGAAAACTAGGGAGAGATTAAGTGAAACACATAAAGGTGAATTAAATTTTATGTATGGTAAAAGAGGTAAAAATTCGCCTAATTATGGTAGAAAGCAACCTCAGTATGTTAAAGATAAATGTAGAGAGGTTAATTTAGGCAAAAGAAAATATACTACGATATTTATTTCGCAATTAAGAGAAGACTATGAAATACTAGGTACGTATACTGCTGTAGCAAAAAAATATAATATGAACGTTAAAAGTATAACTAATTTGATTAAATATGGTACACCTGCACACCCATCTTGTTACAAGTAAAGTGCAACGACTATCTCATACGAGAGTAAGACTGCTATCAATACGCAGTTTGAAGTGCCTTGCAACCTTTATAAGGTTGAAGATATAGTCTGAACATATATGAAAGTATATGATTAACAAGATTTGTTGATACACTTTTTCATGGAATAACTTTTGATTACATACCTTTGTCCATAGCTACTATATATGGCGGTAAGGATGCTATAATGACTTATAAACTATATGAATATCAAAAGAAGCAGTTTGAAAAACCTGAGTTTGAAAGATTATATGGAGTATTTAGAAACATAGAAATGCCTTTATTACCAATATTGGAAGATATGCAAAGAACAGGTGTAAATATAAATCAAAAAATGTTAAAAGAGTTGTACGATAAATATGATACAAAATTAAAGGAAGCGGAACAAATAGTATATAAGGAAATAGAACCTTATAAAGATGCTATACAAGAATATAAAATTAAACATTACAAGGATAAATTAGATTATCCAATAAATATAGGTAGTCCACTACAATTAAGTATATTGTTTTATAAAATTATTGGTTATAAAACAAAAAGTGGTAAAGGTACAGGTGTACATGAGTTAGAAGAAATAGATTCACCTTTAACTAGAGCGTTATTGGAATATAGAAAAGTTCAAAAACTTATAGATGCTTTTATTGTAGCTTTACCTAAAAGAATAGAACCCACAACAGGAAAAATTCATACAAATTTAAATCAATATCGGAGCAGAAACAGGTAGATTTAGTAGTTCAAATCCAAATCTTCAACAGATACCATCCAGGGGAGAAGGTAAAGAGTTAAGAAGATTATTTGGAGCAAGTAAGGGAAATGTATTGTTATCTAGTGATTTTAGTCAGCAAGAGCCACGTACATTGGCAAGTTTAGCTAATGAAGAAAATATGAAAGAAGCATACTTGACAGGTAAGGATTTATATGCTACAATGGCATCACAAATATATAAAATGTCTTATGAGGATTGTATGGAGTTTTATTTAGATGAAAATGGTAAAAAGACAGATAAGACTAACCCAGAAGGTAAGAAGAGAAGAAGTGCAACTAAAAGTATACTTTTAGGTATTATGTATCGGAAGAGGTACAGCAAGTGTAGCTGAACAAATACACAGCACTGTAGAGGAAGCTCAGCAAATTATAGATAGTTTCTTTGAAGCTTATCCAAAAATAAAACAATTTGTGGAGCAGAAACAGAAAGAAGCTCATAAACGTGGATTTACAGAAACAGCTTGGGGTAGACGTAGATATATAAAACATGTAACGGATGATAGATTTGAGTATAAGTACAATAGTAATAGGCCTATAGATTTTAATCCTTTATTTACTGCTAAGAGTATATTCACTAAAGATGTCAGTGATGATATAAAGGACGAATATAATCAAAAGTTAAGTAATGCTAATCATTATCAAAGAAATAAAATAATAGAACAAGCTAGAAAAGATGGTATTGATATAATAGATAATAGTGGGTTTATAGCAGAAGCAAATAGACAAGTGGTAAATTCTATTATACAAGGTAGTGCTAGTGACATTACTAAAATCGCTATGATTAAAATAGGACAAAATGAAGAACTAAAAAGATTGGGATACAAGATGCTCTTCCCTGTACATGACGAGATAATAGCTGAATGTCCATTTGAAAACAGAAAACGATGTGGCGAGTTAATGAGTCAGCTTATGATTGATTCGGCAAAGGAACATGTAGATGTTCCAATGAAGTGTGACGTAGAACGGTTTTACTGTTTGGTATGGTGAGGATGTTGATATGGAAGATACAGAAGAAGCTATAAGAATACATAATGAGTATGATGCTCAGTTTTAAATTATAAACAAATGTAAGATATTAACAGTATGTAAGATGTTATAGTACGTAAATGTGTTATAACATTTTACACATTGTTAGAAAGGAGACAACATGGATTTATATATGGCAGGAAGTACATTTGAAGGTCTAAATGATTGGATGCGAGAACACGGATATGACAAGTTGTTTAGTCAAATAAATGACAGACAGGAAATATCGGATTGGGTAGAGTTTAAAAAAGCAAACCATACACCAAGTAAGTTATTTGTAGACTCTGGAGCTTTTAGTGTTCATACACAGGAGGCAAATGTACAAAGACAAATAGATAAAGCTAAAAAAGAAGGTAAAGATTTATCCAAAATAAAGTTAAAGAAATTACCTTATACAACAGCGGATGGTAAGTTGGATGTTGATGCTTATATAGATTATATAAATGAGATAGAACCTTATATTACAGTTTTTGTTCAAGTTGACCATATTCCAGGTGTGTGGGGTAGACCTAGAACTACTCAAGAACTATTAGAAGCTCCTGAAAAGTCTTGGCAGAATTATTTATATATGAGACCTAGAGTTAATAATCCGGATAAGTTATTACCTGTGTTTCACCAAGGAGAAGACTTTAAATGGCTACGAAATATGTTAGAGTATAAAGATGAAAAAACAGGTAAACAAATACCTTATATATGTATATCATCAAATAAAGACTTAAGCATAAATATACAGGAAAAGTGGTTACATGAGGTATTTAATATTATTACTAGGTCTAGTAATCCAAATGTTAAAACTCATGCTTTAGGTTTAACCAGTTTAAGAGTATTAAAAAAATTCCCTATTACAAGTGCTGATAGTACTAGTTGGTTGAGAACAGCAACAACAGGCTCTATATTTACAGATTTTGGTACTATTTGTATAAGTAAAGAGACTGTACACAGAAAGGAAAACTATATACATAGAAGTAGTATAGAACAAGATAAAATTAAGCAGTTTGTAAGTGATAGAGGTTATAGCATAGAGGATTTAATAGAGGATTATAGGAAACGTGAAATGTGGAATGTGGAGTACTTACAAAATTGGGCTAAGAATTATGTTTATCAAGAACGTAACTTAAAAAGAGATACTTTGTTTTAGGACGGTGATAAAAATTGATTTTTGGAATAACTAGTTATTTACCTGAGGATGAGCATTTAAGATGTAAAAGATTAAAAGGTCATAGAAAGCAGTTAGAATTTTTTAGAAAGGTTTTACCTGATGTACCTATATATGTTGTAGCTCAAAATTATAAAGATACAGATTATACTGTTGATGATAAAATACATTATTTGGTATTTGAATCTGGTATTGGACCAGCTAATGCTAGAAACGAGCTTTTAAAACTATTTTATAATTCCAATGAGGATTTTATGTACATGTTAGATGATGATATTGTATTTTACGATTATTATAATATATTAGAATTTTTTAATGAGTTACATGTTAACCCATCTAAGTATTATAGTTTAGATGTTGTATTTAGTAAGTTAGCTCAAAGACAACCCTTTAAGAAAGATAATTATGAACAACCTTTAAATTTGGATAACTGGTTGTTTGTAGATAATCAAGGTATGCACAGTAACAGTAGTATATTGCTTAAAAATTTAAAAAAACATCATAACATAGAAATTTATTATAATAATTTAGATGTTAATAAATTAGAGGGACATGAAGATATGGATTTTAACTGTATGTTAAGGTTAGCTAAGTTAAATATACATACACTTCAAACACTTATTACGTGTGCTTATAATTATGATGATTCCAGTATCTATAAGAGTCATCAAGATAGAGTTAGTTTATTTAAAGGTAATGATGAAGCTATATACAGAAGATATAGTAATACAAACTTATTTATAAATGGACGTTTAAATAAAGGTTACAAAGTAAAACCTATTGTAATACAACGTACTACAAAGATAAAATTACCAGATAATTTAATACCTAAATATAAGCAGACTACAGACACGTTATTTTAGATTATAGGAGGATTTAATATGAAAAAAGTATTGTTATATAGTGGTGGAATGGATTCGTGGTTAATTGATAAAATATGGAAACCAGATAGACGTATTTACGTTGATATGCACACTAGATATTCAGCACAAGAAATTGAAAGGATAAAGAGTAAACGTGATGACGTAGAAATAATTGATTTCCCTTTAGGTCAATGGGAGAGAGATGATAAAATTATACCATTAAGAAATTTATTTTTACCTATGGTTATTTGTAATATAACAGGTAATGAGGATGTGGACATCTGTTTAGGTGCTACAAAAGGGGATAGGGTACTTGATAAATCAAAGGAGTTTGTAGAGAAGGCAACGGATTTATTAAGTTATCTATATCAACCACAGTGGTGGATACCTGAGGGAAAGAAAGTAAGAGTTAATATAAACTTTAAAGATTGTACTAAAGAAGATTTACTACAAAAGTATTTAGATATGGGTGGTAGTTTAGATGAAGCTTTTAGTGCATCTTTTAGTTGTTATGAGCCTAATGAAGATGGTACAGAATGTTGGTGTAATCACGGTATATGTAAACCATGTTTTAGAAAGTTTGTAGCGTTTGATACAATGGGATATAAATTTTCGGATGAAATAATAACTAATGTTATAAACGCTGTAAATACTGATATAATACCACAAATTGAAAAGGGTACTTATGGCAGAGGTGAAGCAGAGGAACAAGCAATTGTAAACGTAGTTAATAAGTATAAGGAGTACATAAAATGCGAGTTCCAAGATTAATAGCAATAGATTTTGATGAAACAATAACAGATAACACTGCTTATCCAATAATGGGTAAGGTTAGACCTGAAGCTATAGTGTGTATAAAAAGTTTGTATGACAAGGGGTATACTTTAGCTTTATGGACTTGTAGAAATGGAAAATGGTTACAAGAAGCACTAGATGCTTTAAAACAAGCAGATATACTAAAGTATTTTAAGTATATAAATGATGATGGAAGAAATGAACCTAACAAGAAAATTACAGCTGATTTTTATATTGATGATAGGTCTTGTTTAGGGGATATAAATTGGTGGGATATACATAACTATATAGTGGATAATATAAATTAGTATATGTGAGGATAAGTTTTATGGAGAATGAAAGAGATAAACGTGATAAAACAGTGGAAAAAGAATTTGTTACTTGGGATAACTTAGAACAATTTATATCCGCTTTATCTAAAAATATGGATTTAACACAATTTACAGGTGTATATGGTCCAGCTAGAGGTGGTGTTGTGTTCGCCACTATTATATCTAATAGATATGGTTTACCTTATTTGGGTGCCCCACAAATTGGTTGTTTATGCGTAGATGATATATGTGATAGTGGCTCAACAGCATTAGCTTGGAAGGAAAAGGGTTATACTATAGCTACAATGTATTATAAACAAGGAGCTAAAGTTGAACCTGATTACTGGTGGAAGGAAAAACAAGATAAATGGATATGCTATCCATGGGAATATAGTAGATATGATTTGATATAGGAGGAATATATTAAAAAATGAACGTAGAGGTTTTAGGTACTATAGCTACCATATTTATTATAATAGCTTTTTGTATGAATAATAAACTGTATATTAGACTTTTGGACATTGTAGGTGCGTGTATGTTTGTACTGTATGGAGTTCTAATAAATAGTGTAAGTGTGTGTATACTAAATATAGTTTTAATACTTATAAATAGTTATAAGATATTTATAGATGTTATACATAAATGTAAAGATAAAAATTTAAAAATGTAGGAGGGTTATAGTATGGGAAAATTATCAATAACAAGACATGAGGAGTTTGAGGTAGCTCATTTACTACCTGGACACGAAAAAGGATGTCGGAAGACTTCATGGACATACTTATAAAATAGAAGTAACAGTTACAGGACCTCAAACAGAACCTTGGGGAATGATTATGGATTTTGGAGATTTAAAAAAAGCTATAAAAGAAAATGTTCCAGACCATATGTTTGTATATAGTACTCAAGATGATGAGTTAAGTTCACAAATATCTGATGTATTAAAAAATAATAATATAGCTCATAAAGCAGTACCTTTTATGACTACAGCAGAAAATATGGTTGGATATTATGCACAAGTAATAGATGATTATATTAAAAATGAGCTTGGGTATACACATGTTGATGTTATAAAAGTTAAGTTATGGGAAACAACAAACAGTTTTGCAACATGGACAAAGGAGGATTAACATGAAAATTCCAGTAGCAGAGATATTTGGTCCCACAATACAAGGAGAGGGACCTAATAGTGGTTGTAAGTGTATATTTGTTAGGGTTGTAGGATGTGACTTCAATTGTTCTTGGTGTGATTCAAAGTTTGCTTGGAAAGTAAATGAAAATACAATTACTTACGACCCGGAAGATTTAGCAAATGATTTAATTATAAAATGTAAAGAAACACATACAGGTAGAGTAATAGTAACTGGGGGAAATCCTTGTTTATATGATTTTACTGAAGTAATAGATGCCTTACATGAAGCAGATATAAAAGTAGATGTAGAAACACAAGGTAGTAAATTACCTAATTGGTTATATGAAGTGGACCAACTAGTTATAAGTCCAAAAGCCCCTAGCAGTGGTCAACCAGATGTATATGATAATATACAAAAATTTTTAAGTAACGAATTTCAAGCTATACCAAATACAGCAATAAAAATACCTGTATTTAATGATGAAGATTTTGAGTTTGCTAAAAGATATAATACATTAGCAAGTGCAGTTAGAAATGAATTTGATATTGATTGTAGATTATATATAAATGTAGGTAATACAGATACATCTGAAGGAGGTAGTATATCAGAAAGAGTACTATTAGACTATGAAAAACTTATAGATAAAGTTTGTAAGAGTAATTTAGCAGATGTTTATATAATGCCACAAATTCATACTTTGGTATGGCGGAAATAAACAAGGTGTATAGATGTTATAAATATAAAATATGTTGTAAGAAAGGAGTACTAAATGCAAAATAATTTTAATCGTGAAGATGTTGAAAAAGCAGTTAGTAAGTTATTAACTGCTATGGGACAGGATGTTAATCGACCTGGATTAAAGGAAACACCTAGACGTGTAGCTGGTTATTGGGAGGAACTTTTAGAAGGAGAAAAGTATAGTAATAAAGAGATTGCAGAAATGTATAATAAAACTTTTGATGTTGGTTATAGCAATTTAGTTGTTAAAGAAGTGGAGAATGTATTTAGTCATTGTGAACATCACTTGGCGTTAATGTACAACGGTGTTGCTTATGTAGCTTATATACCTGTTGCAAATGATGATGGAACATATAAAGTTTTAGGTTTATCTAAGATTGACAGAATTGTTCATATGTGTTCGAAAAGATTACAGTTACAAGAAAAGTTAGCAGCAGATATAGCAGAGTGTATAGAGTTAGCAACAGGTTCTAATGAAGTGTATGTACAGTTAGTTATGAATCATGGATGTGTAAGTGCTAGAGGACCTAAATCTCAAGGTAAAACAGATGTAACTTATATGAGTGATGCTTTGAAACAAAATGTACAAGCTAGACAAGAAATTGAAACTAAGATAGCAAATTTACGTAATAAATAAAGAAAGGAAAGATTTGAAATGGAAGATAATACAATAAATTTAGGAAATGTTGTTAATACACAACATGATGTAGAAACATTAACTGGAGTTGTTAATAGTACTGTAGTTGGTACTGTTGTAGAAAGTGAACCTGCAACAGTAGTATCTACAGAACAAATACAAGTTAATAATGTGGATAATACAGTTATATCAAATAATACAATTACATCATCTACACAAGTTATAGATGATAGTATACAACCACAAACTGTGGATAATGATGTAGTTGTTACAAATAGTGAGCCTACTATACAAAGTGGAGATGGGTTTCAACTTAAAACAGCAACTTTAGTAGAAATGGTTAATAATGCAATTAAGGCAGCAATTTGTAATGATATGATAGTATTAAGTACTGTATTTCAATTAAAGTTTGATAATAGTGGATTTGAAATTGTAAGTACAGATGGAAAGAATACTTTAATACAAAAATGTACAGATATAACTTATACTCAAGAGGCATCACTATGTGTTTCAGCAGATTTATTTACTAAGTTAGTAAATAAATTAGATACAGAGTATGTAGTATTAAAGATAGATGAGGAAAAGAGAACACTTATTGTTAAATCTAATGGTGAATTCATATTAAGTGAAGTTTATGATATTACAACAGGACAAGCAATAATATTGGATACAACTGCTAGTAATGTATTAGAATCTGATACAAGTATAGATTTAGATATATCAGCATTTGTTAATAGTGTGGAAAAAGCTAATAATTTAAGTGGTAATAACAATATATTTGCAGAATATACAGGTGTATATTGTATGGATAAGATTTATAGTACAGATAAAAGTTGTATGTTTGGAGCACCTAATGTACCTGAATTACAAAATGAACAATTTTATTTAAGTCAAAGTTTTGTTAAATTACTAGTTAGTGTAAAATTGAATGGTAATGTTAAGTTTGTCTTGAGAAAAAATGCTGAAGGTGAAGTTGTTGGTATTATTATTAAATCTCAAAATATTTGTATGATGGGACCAACAGACGATATGCAATCTCAATATCCAATACAAGCATTACAAGGTTTATTAAGTGAGACATTTAATAATAAGTTTACAGTTAGTAAAAACAGATTAATTTCTGTATTAGAAAAAGCAGCATTATTTATTGTAGAGAATGACCAAGAGAAACAATCTTGTAAATTTGTATTTAATGAAAATTCACAAACAATAAATGTACAAAGTCAAACAAAATCTGCAAATCAAATCATTCCTATAGCAGGTTTAACCACAAGGATACAAGATATAAGTATAAATGTTCCAGAAGCTTTAAAGGTATTAAAAAACTTTAGTGATGATGAAATTACATGTACTGTAGATACAAATTCAGATAGATTTGTTAAAATGAGTACAGGTAATATTGAACAACTTATATCAATAGTACATTTTCAATAGGATGTGATTTAATTGGGTAGGATAAATTCTAAACAAAAAGGTAAAGCTGGAGAACTAGAATTTGCACATGAATGTGAAAAATACCGGATTTAAAAATGTACATAGAACAGCACAAACTAATGGCAAATTGGAAAATTCATTAGCAGATTGTGAAGGACTAGAAGGTATACACGTGGAAGTTAAGCGCGTGGAGGCATTAAATATAGATAGTGCAATGGAGCAAGCTATAAGGGATACATCTAATAAAAAAGAAAAACGTTTACCTACTGTTTTTCATAGAAAGAATAGAAAAAAGTGGAAGGTAACAATGCTATTAGAAGATTGGTTTAAGCTTTACCGTAGTTGGTTAAAAGATAAAGACAAGGAGTTATAAAGTATGGATACTAATGTAGATTTTGTAACAAGAATTGAAACAAAAAGTGAACCGTTAGAATTATCTGTGAAAAGTATAGTGGATAGGCATATTGGTGACCTATCCACTATTATTCATAAAGTTAGAGATATGTTAAAAGATGATACAGATATACTAACAGATAATGAAATAGATGATATATTACTACAATTACCTATTGTGTTGTACGATATAACAGATGACCAAGAGTTAGTAGGTTTGCAATATGATTTAGCTGAACAAATAAGAAAAGAGGCACATAATGAAGCAGTTAAGTTGGCTAGAGGTACTGTACAAGAGAAGCAAGCTGTAGCTGAACTTAATACAATGATTGAACAACTAGATGCTAGAATATATGATAGAAGTTATAAAACAATTAAACAAAAAGTAAGTATGGCAATAGAAACATTAAATGCAGTTAAAAAGGTAAGAGATAATAGAATGCAAAGACAAAGTTTGAGTAGATTTTAAAGGAGAATGATAATTTATGGGTATGTTAGATGTTATTTTGAAAAATATTGAAAAGAAGTATGGAGCGGGAGTAGTAGAAACAGGTGTAGAAAAGAATGATTATGATAGAATTCCATTTTCAAGTCCTAGACTAAATTATATGACTTACGGGGGTTTGCCTATGGGACATATACACGAATTTAGTGGACCAGAGGGAAGTGGAAAAACAACTACAGCTATTGATATAATTAAGAATGCTCAAAAGAAATTTAAAGAGGACGCTAAGAAAAACAAAACAACTGAAAGAAAAGTTGTTTTTGTAGATGTTGAGGGTACTTTTGATTATACATGGGCTAGCAAATTTGGTGTAGATACTAGTAAGATAATAAGACTTAAAATGGCTGGGTGGCCCGCAAGTGAAGTACTAGACGCATTATTGGATATTATTAAAGACCCTGAAGTAGGTTTAGCTGTACTTGATAGTATTGCTGCTATGCCTCCGGATGCTTTAGCAGATAAAAGTACTGGAGATAAAATATATGGTGGTATAGCTTTAGCATTACAAAATTTTTGTAATCAAGCAAAAAGACCTCTTGTAGAAAACAATACTATGTTAATATGTATTAATCAAGTTAGAGATAATTTAGGTAGTATGTATGGAGGAACAACAACACCTGGTGGAAGAGGATTTCGTCACGCATGTAGTACACGTTTGGAATTCCGTAAAGGTAAATTTATAGATACAGATAATAAGGAATTAACTAGTAGTGCGGAGAATCCTGCAGGTAATTTAATAAATGTAGTAATATTAAAATCAAAAGTATTTCCATCAACTAGAAGGGTAGGGTACTATACAATTAAGTATGTAAGTGGTCCAGATTTACTAAATGATTATATAGAAGTTGGGTTACAAACAGGCGTAATTAATCAAAGAGGCTCATACTTTGATATTGTAGATATAACTACTGGTGAAATATTAAATAAAGATAAGATACAAGGTAAAACTTCATTACGAGAAATATTGGAGCATAATCCAGATTATCTAAAACTAATAGATAATTCAATACAAGATAAAGATATTACAGAATTAGTGGATGAACAAACTTTATCAGATGCAAATGAAACTGTAGCAAAACACAAGGAGGACTAATTTTGAAAAAATCAAAACTTATTATAATAGAAGGTCCACAAGGTGTAGGTAAGACTACAATAACTAATTATGTAAGAGATACTTTACCTTACACAAACTTGTATAGATTATGTGGAACATCAGATGTAACAAAATGTGGTAAAAATAAGGCACGTAACATGTATAAGCATTTACTTAAATATATAAAGGGATTACAAGGTAAAGATATTAACTTATTGTTTGATAGATTATTTTTTACAGAAGAAGTTTATTGTAGACTTGGTAAGAAAGAATATACATTTACACATATCTATAATAAACTTTGTAAAGAGCTATTTAAGTGTAAGTATGATATATATTACATAAACTTATATTTAAGAAATACAAATTTGTATACACAAAGATTGAATAGACCTGGTAAGGCTAATTTTAAAAATTCTACATTTAATATAGAAAACAGTATACAACAGCAACATATGTACAGTAGTTTAAGTAAGGAGTTACTAGTTAAGTATAATCAAAAAGTAACGGTTGTTAATGTTAATTGTGATGATGATTTAAATTCTATCAAGTGTAGAATAAGGAATATATTAGGAATTGGAGATAACAAATAATGTTTATACATTTTAAAATATTGAGAAGTAAAAATAATGATGTAATAGATGAAGGTAAATTGCAGTTTAATATAACTAAGGATGAGTATTTAATTACATTAGATGATATTATAGTAAAATTACTAACTGATTATATTAACGATTTACCTCAAGTTAAATCTTACGGAATTGCATATGTAGGTCAGACCGTTGTGCCATATATTGAGATAACTAATGATGACACAGCAATAGATTTTAATAGGGAAGAATTTGCTAAATACTTTAGTAACTTAAATATGAATCAAGATATGAAAGTTATATGGAGTAAAGATGTTAAAATAACTGAAGGGTAGTGATTTAAATGAGTAGCACACGAGAAGTTAGTACAAAGCAGGAAAAAGCTATTGTAAAAGCATTAGGTGGAAAAAGAACTCCTAATAGTCGGAGCTACTCCTTTTTATAAAGGAGATGTTACTATAAATAGTGAGTGGCTTATAGAAGCTAAAACATGTATGACGGAGAAAAAGTCTTTCTCTATTAAAAAAGATTGGTTATTGAAAATGAAGGAAGAGCAATATGGTACAAATAAAAGTTATAGTGCTTTATGCTTTGATTTTGGAGATAATAGGGAAAGATATTACATAATTGATGAGAACACATTTAAACAATTTTTAGAACTAAGTAAACAATTAGAGGAGGAATAATTATGCCAAGAAATACTATGCATAAACCTAGAATGAAGAAACAAGATATACATAAAGGTGATGGTATAACAAATTTAACAAGTTGTAAACAAAAGTATGTTAATAATAGTATAGTAACAGAGACAGGAACTGACGATACCCCTGGAACTATTGTTTATAACATTGGAGATTTTGGGTGTATGATAAAAGTAACCTTGGATGACAAAGCTTTAGATGTGAAGGGTCATTATGTTAGTAATAAGGACTATTTGGTTGGTTCGTCGTATAGATATAATCACTTACTGTCTATGAAGGAGATTAGACAAATAATAGTTGAATTAAAGACAGCGAACGACTACTTAACTAAGATAATAAATGATGATATCCAGTTTAAATGTTTTATTTTGGACGCATTAAAACGACAAAAAGGTGATATTTCAACTGAATATTTAACTAGAAAATACTGTTATCCATATAGTGAACAACATATAAAAGTTGATGAACATAATAAGGAATACGCAGATTATGATTCATGCGATATATTGGATAATAATGAAATTGCTGGAAATCGTACGAGAATGAATACTGTTATTGAGTTAATAGATTATTTAAGTGCAGATAGATTGAATTTATGTACTGCTAAAATGGGTCATTCTGGAGCAATAGATTGTACAACTAAAAAAGCACAAGATAGTCATTTGTTTAATATTATATTAGAACAACGTGAGTTATTGTATGATGTAAAAAGTTCAAATGATAATAGACGAAAATTTAATTATGAAACATGTGAATTTAAAGCTTTAGATAAAGATAGTAATCATATTCATATAGGAGGTAATACAAATGAAGTTAAATTCGACAACATTAGCAACTAAGTATAGACCCAAAACATTTGATGATGTATCGGAACAAGATGATATTAAGATAATTTTGGAAAATCAAATTAGAACTAATAATTTAAAACATGCTTATTTATTTTGTGGTGGAGCTGGTACAGGTAAAACAACTACTTGTAGAATAGTAGCTAATATGATAAATAAAGGTAAGGGTACTCCTATAGAAATAGATTGTGCTAGTCATAACCGGAGTAGATGATATGAGAAATATACAAGAACAATGTAAAACAAAACCTTTAGATTGTGACTATAAAATATTTATCTTAGATGAGGTACACATGATAACATTACAAGGCTGGAATAGTATGTTAAAGATACTGGAGGAGCCTCCGGAGTACGTTATATTTTTATTCGCAACTACAGACCCTCAAAAAATAATAGGTACTATAATGTCTAGGGTACAGCGTTTTAATTTTAAACGAATAAGTATTCCAGGTGTTGTTAATAGATTAAAGTTTATAATAGAGAGTGAAAATAAATTAAATCAACCTACTTTATTAGATACAAATTTATCAACACAGATAAAATATGAGGAATCTTCATTACAATATATTGCTCGTTTATCTAAAGGTGGTATGAGAGATGCAATAACAACGCTAGAGAAATGTATAGATTATAGTACAGATTTAACACTTGAAAATGTATTAAAGGTAACTAGTGGAGGTATATCAGAGCAAACATTACTACATTTATTAGACTTATTATTAAATAAACAATGTAAGGAATCATTATTATATTATAACGATATATATATGTCAGGTATAGATACAACATTATTTTTAAAATTATTTATAGAATTTTTGGAAAATTGTGTAAAGTATTTAATTGTTAAAAGTAGTGATATTGTTACTGTATCGGATTTAGTTATAGAATACTTACTTAAAAATGAACAATATTTGGAATCTATGAGGGCATATTTATTTTCATTGTTAAATTTGTTTAATAGATATAGTAGTGAGGATTTAAAAGTAATTATAGAAAGTTGGATTGTTAAGGTATGTATATAATTGGACAAGAGAAGAATTTAGAAATAATTGATTCTTGGAATAAATTACCTAATTTTATAATAATACAAGGGGATGAACATGTAGGCAAAAGTTATTTAACATTATACTTATGTGAAAAGTTTGATTTATTTTATAAGGAATTAGATATAAGTGTTAAAAGTGTAAGGTCTTTAATTAGTACTATGATACCTAATTCTAATACTTTATACCATTTAAAAAACTTTGATAGAGCTTCTTTACAAGCAAAAAATGCTTTATTAAAAATAACTGAAGAACCTGTTGAGGGTAATTATATTGTTATAACAGGTGGCCCTCAAATTAAGACACTTGAAAGTAGAGCTAGAAAACTTGTAATGCAATCTTATACTTACGAACAATTGAAGGATTATATTGTTAAAAGTATTCCAGATGTACAAGACCGGATTAAGTTTATATAAATCAGGTTTTAATACTCCAGCTAAAATAAATTATTATAAGAGTTGTGATAATATAAACACTATACTATCACTTACAATTAAGGTAATAGAAAGAATAACATATATAACTCCAAAAGATATAATAGATATTATTGGTAGATTTGAAGATAAATATGAAAACATAGATGAATGTTTATTGTTTATAAATATGCTAATATCCTTGTTAGAATCAAATTTAAAAGAAGCAATGTATACGTCCTATATAAACATACTACAAATAATAATTAGCACTAAAAATACATTATTACGTGAAAAAACATTAAGACGAAAGATGTTGTTGTTTAATATGTTTTATGAAATTGGACAATTACAAAAGGAACAGGTGTAGTAACATGAAGTTATTAAAAGATTTAAAAGATGAAATTCTAGCTAAACATTTTAATAAATTGTATATATTTTTTGGAGAAGACAATGGGCTTAGAAAGCATTATATAAATAAAATTGCAGAAAGTTACTCTACTGTGAGAATGATTGATAGTTTGGAACAAATTAGTACAACTTCATCTAAAGGTGGTTTGTTTAAAACTAAAACATTGTATTTAATATATAATGATGAGCAGTGTTTAAAGAATAATTTGCAATCCATAACAAAAATATTAAACAGAATTGAAGATGATTGTGTAATTGTAGATTTTGAATCTTTAGATGAATCTTGTAATTTAATGAAAGAGTGTCCTGATTTATTTACTAAATTCACAGTAGTTAATGATAACATTGGATTAGAATTTGTTGATGATATAATCAAAGTATCTAGTAAAAGTAAAAAAGAATTAGTCAAAAATTGTGGAAATAATTATGCTAATATATTATTAGAAACAGATAAAATATTAAACTATTCAGAAAACCAAAATGTTAGTAATGAAGTTGCCTACCAAGATTTAAAAGTTAAAGAGCAATTACTAGTAAAACCTGAAACATTTGATATAAACATAATTATGGATAATATATTAACGGTTAATAAGGATAATTTAGCTAATATATATAAACTTATAAAACAAAATTATGTGGAAAACTTATGGTTTAGTTTAAATAGAATATTTAGTGATTATTTAATATGTTATTGTTTAAAAGCTTTTGGTTATTATGACGGCTCCACAATAGCTTATAATTTACAACTACCTTGGTATAGAACTAAAGCTTTAAGAGATTACAATTTACCTTATGATAGTTCGTATTATCTATGGTGTGCTAATGAAATAACTCAAATAGACTATAAAGTTAAAACAGGAAAAATGAATATGGAAGACATATTAGATTATATATTTTATACGCTAATTTAATATAATAAAATGAATAATGTAAAATAATAAATGTAATATGTAAAGTAGTAAAAATTTAGATATTTTTTTTAAAATTTTTTAAAATTTTTGTATTATTTGAATTTACTACATTTGAAATTATTTTAAAAAATGTAAACAACTTCAAAGTATTTAAAAATCAATGTTTTTTAATTATCTACTTATGTAAATTAGGTATTTACAAATTAAAATTCTTAATATATTATACGAATAACTTTAATTGTAAAGTTATTTGCGCAAATACAAAAGAATTGAAGATTAAAAAAATACACATAGGAGGTAGTTTAAAAACTATGAGAAAATACACATCACCAACACAAACGGCTGAGAAATTAGCCTCAATTTACAATATGACAAAGGAGCAAGTATTTAAATTAAGACAACAACATGATTGCATGTTAACTTTAGAGGAGTTAAAAATTAAGTATAATAATCCTACAATGGAAGCATTACCGGATTGGATAACAGAAGAACAATTACAAGATACAATAACTAGATGTATAAATTCATTTCATCGTAAATATAATACTTGGTTTGATACATATTTAACAAAAGAAGATGTATTTATGGAATTATATTTACATGCTAGAATGAAGTTAAATGCTTTTAATAGCATAGCTATGTTATCAACTTCTTTAACAAATAAAATTTTTAGTATTATATACTATGCGGGTAGAAATGCCAATATAACACCGTATAGTTTATATCAAAAAGTAAATGAACAAGAGAAAGACAATAGAGAGTTACTAGATATACTAGCACCTCAGTCAAATCCTACGGATGAAGATAATAAATTTTTATTAAATATAAAGTCTATCAAAGATAAACAGTTGAGAGAATTACTAATTGTTATTGGTTATTTAGTAGCGAATATATCTATATTACATCCGTTATATATGGAGGTATTGGATAATAATTCAGAAACTATAGTAAATAATATTAAAATGCTACAAGCTAGAGTAGAGAAGAATGATGAAATATTAAGAAATAGAATAGATGGAATACCTTGTGTAGAAAAAAGACATAAGTTAACTGTAACAGATGTAATAAAAGCATTAGAATATAATAAAGTAGATGCAATACAACATACTGCATTAGGAAATGTTGAAGTATTAAAAACAATGTCTGTAAAAGAATGCTTATCTGATATACAAGATTATATAAAAACATATAAAATTTTTGGGTAACTATAGATGTTATATATATTAAAGGAGTTATGGTATAATGTCTAATAATAACGATAGAAAAGAAAAACCTACATATATACAAAGGATATCATTACACAATAAATCACCTCAAGAAGCAGAAAGAATAAATAAACTATATGAGGATAATTTAAATTTAGCATACAATATTGCTAAAAAATATTATAAAACAGGTTATTGGGAATTTGACGATTCTGTACAAATAGCGTTAATGGGTCTATGGAAAGCTTGTCTAATATGGGATGAAGGAAAATTTAAACTATCCACTTTAGCAACAAATGTTATTACAAGGGATTTTATAGATTATGATGTTAGACAGAAGAAACAACCTAATATATTGTTTAACTTAGAAGAAAATTGTGTAACTGAGGATTTAACACTTGGAGATGTATTAGAAGATGTATCCTCTAATATAGATATAGAGATAGAACAATCGGAAGCTATAGAAGAAATAAATATGGATATTTTATACATATTGGATGATATAGCAGAAGAACTAAAAATACAACCAAGTTATGTTAAAGCAATATATTTAGTATATATAGAATCAACACAAGATAATAGTACATTAAATACACGTAATATTAGATTTGTACCCAAACCTATAATTAAGGAAGTAATAGACTTACTTAAACAAAAGTTATTAGAATTAAATGGAGGTAGATAATAACATGGAAGAGAGTAATAAACAAGCAAAAGCTCAAATATTAGAATCACTTATTACATATTATCAAACTAAAAAACAAGAGGAGGAAGTAAAGTATAGACAATATACAGAACAACTTTCTAAGTTATCTCAACAGTATGAAGATTTAAGAGTAGCTAGAGAAACAGTTAGAGGAGCATACACAGCATTTGAACAAGCAAGAAGAGATGTAGAGCAACAGTTAAAAACTCTAAATAATAATGAAGAAGTAATTGATGGACAAGTAACTGTAGAAGATATACCTACTAACAATGCAGTAGCTGAAACATCTAACTCAGATAATGAACAAAAACATAAAGAGGATATATCTACACCTAAATCTGATAAACCAGAAACATCTACAGTGAAAGAGGATGTTGTTAAAGCTATAGACACAGAACAAGTAACAAAGGCTATAAAGGAAGATATTAGTGAACAAGAAAAACAAGTTGTACAACAAACTGTACAACAAACTAAGAAAGATGAAATTCCCGATTATTTAAAATAGAATAAACTGACAAAAAAGTAGTACACAAATTATCGTGTACTACTTTTTTTATTGATAATATAAGATGTTATATTATATATATTTATATAAGGAGATTATTAAATATGATTAATTCAAGAAAAATAATACAGTTATTACAAGAGCAGAAAACAGATGTACAGGAGTATAAAGCATTAGATGGTATAACAATTGAGTGTAAATTGTCAGAACAACATAAGTTTGATTTAAATTCATTTAAACAGTATATTAAAGAGGTACTATATAAATTAAACTTACCTTCAGCATTAGTAGAACAAAATAAAGAAATGCAAAATGTATTTATAATACAATTTCCAGATATGATACCAGAATATACTGATGAAGAAGTAGAGCAAGTTATAAAAGATAATCTATCTATGTTAGTACAACTAATAACAAGTAATTCAATGGGACATGTGCCTGATAAAGATACATTAAGAAATCATAAAGGTATGTTAGTAAGAGATGCAGTAACTATGTACTTTAAAGGTTATGCAAATCAATATAAGCAAACTGAAGAAGATTATATTGGTAATTTACAGGAGTTTGAAAAATATAATAAAATATTTGATAAATGGTTATTAGATGTTAAATTAAAATAGGAGGAATAAAGTAATGGGCGATATAGGTAATTTTAATGTACAAGATTTAGATAGTATAATAAAGAAGCAACTAGAATATAGACAGTATATAAAAGAACATGTAGATAATGTAAATAAAAGCTTTTTAAAACTTATGCAATATAAACATCCTAAAATTAAAGAATTTTTTATAAATGATTCATCTTTGGTGGAGGATGTATGTAGACGTTGTTTAGTACATGACAAATCAAAATTAAGTTATGAGGAGTTTGAACCTTATAGAAGAAACTTTTATCCTATAAATAAAAAAGAAAAGGATAATAATAAAGAAGCATTTGAAAAAGCTTGGGAACATCATTGGAAGAATAATGACCACCATTGGGAAAATAGACAGGATACAGAATATGTTAATTTACCTGCTTGTGTGGAGAATATTATAGATTGGATGGCTATGGGTATAAAATTTGGCAATACAGCTTATGATTACTATGATGAACACAAAGAAGAAATACATTTAAATGATAATGAAAGAGAGTATATGGAAACTATACTTTATGCTATGAAAGAGGAGGATACAAATGAAGAGAGTAAGTAAAACAAGTATATTAAAAAATGTTAAAGAAGCATTATATAGAATAAAAGGGTATGATGGTAATATTACAGAAGATATGGACTTGAATGCCGATTTACAGTTAGATTCATTAGATTTAGTAGATTTAGCAATGACATTAGAGGAAATATATAATTTTAATATTGAAATAACGGACGAGGAATTGGAAGAGTTTAAAACAATAACAGATGTTATAGATGTTATAAATAATAAGTTAAACATAGATTAACTTACATAGTAAGTAAGGGGGTGTATTTGATTATGATTATAGATGATAGTTATAAAAAGAATAATAAGGTTGAATTAACTTTAGAACAATACTTACAACTATTATATCAATATAAAGAAAATTTATCTAAGTATGATAATTTAATTGAATATTTATTCACTAAGTGTTTATACTTAGACAAAGATTTAGATGGTGCAAATCAAGAGGTTAAGTTTGAAAGATATAATATAAATGAAGATTATATGATAAAACTATTAAAGGAAGCTTGTCCAGAAAGATTTAAAATTGCTGAAAATTGTTTAAAGCAGTTGGTGGAGCAAGAAGAGGAGTAAATAAGTATAAAATGCCTAGTTACAGAAAATTAAAAGAAATATTAAGTGTAGAAATAGAAGAGAAAGAAACGAGAGTAGCTACAGATATTACGGTAAGATGTCCGATATGTAAATTACCTTATTATGAGTATGATGCTGAATTATACGACTGGCACATTATAGAGTGTGATAGATGTGGTACGAAATATAAATATAAGGTAGGCGAATAAAAAATGTCGGATTACGAACATATAATTATTAGTGCAGAAAGATATGCACTAGGTAGAATGACATATATTGTTGAACTAACTGTTAAATATATATTAAATGAAATAGAAAATAACAAATTATCAGATAAATGTTTAAATGTAATAGCAGAGGATATTAAAGATACTAAATATTTAGGTATGGACTGTGACAAGGAACAATGGATTAAATTATTACATAGAATTGAGAGTGTGATATAAATGAAAGATTTAACTACAGAAGAAGCAGTTGAATATGTAAAAGATATTTTAAAATATCCAAAGCTATATGCTTCTACAGAAAATGAGGGAGACTTTTTACGAGGAATTGACAAAAATAAAATTGAAAAAGTATTAAATGAACTGGAAAATAAAGATAAAATAATTGATGCTATGGCATTACAATTATTTGGAGTACTTATATGGGATGATAAAAAAGAAGAGCTTATTACATTAGACACAGCAGAAGAAGTAAAACAATATTTTGAAAGGAACGTAAAGGATGAAAAAATCTAATAAACAAACAACTTTTGTATATTGTCCAAAATGTAATAATGAATTAGTTAAGAATGGAAATTTAATAAAAGATACAGATTTCGTTTATTTTAAATGCAGTAAATGTGGACATCAAAGTAAATGGGATTTTGATTTTCCTTGTCCTATACTAATAGAGGAGGTAAAAGATGAATAGTTACTGTGGATTTGATAACAATGTTAATCATTCAACTTGTTATGACAGTGAAATAATAATATATAACGATTTATTTAGTCTTATAAGAATAGTTAGTACTAACCAATATATATTTCAATGGGCAGATAGAAGTTTAAGGAGATAAACATGTGTGAGTATTGTAGACAATTTAATGAATATGTTATATCAGGTAAAGAATTATTAGTTAATAAAACAAACACTGTGTTATCTAAATTGCAGAGTGATACATTAAACTGTTATATAATGAAGGGAACACAAGATAAGTCATCAGCTATTATGATAGGAACACGTGAGGGATTTCATTATATAGATATTAAATATTGTCCAATGTGTGGAAGGGAGTTATGAAAATATGAAAGTTATGATTAGTCAACCAATGAGGGGTAGAAAAGAAGAAGATATTAAAAAAGAAAGGGAATCAATAGTACAAAGATTTAATGAAATGCATATAGAAGTAATAGATAATTTATTTACAGAGGAAGCACCAAAAGATTGTAATCAAGGTGTATATTATTTAGGTAAATCTATAAGTGCAATGAGCGATATAGACGCATTGTATATGTGTGATAGTTGGGAGATGTATAAAGGATGTTCTATAGAGAGAGATGTAGCTATAAGCTATGGTATAAAGGTACTATACAGTGATTTCTTCCAAAACGATAATGGTATATTAACTAGAAGAGATATTTAGTGTTTTATAGAGGGGAAGATTTGTATTTTGAACAAGAATGAATTTTTATTTAAGGAACATAAATATAAAATTTATGATATAGAAACACATACTACGTTACAATGTCTCAATTTAACACCACAATTAGATTTAAAGACTTTTGATGTGTCTAATAAATCAGTTATATTAGAATACACTCGGTTTGTTAGATATTGACGGTAATGAAATCTATGAAGGAGATGTAGTTGAAGAACGAGTAGATAGAGGTCGATATGAAACTATACAATATACATGGATTAATTGGAAAGTTAGTTATAGTTGTTGGTTAAGAGGCAATTATAATAGACTAACACCCAATAATATAAAACAATATAAAATTAAAGTTGTAGGTAATGTGTTTGAGAATAACGAATTGTTAACTAAGGATATGTTATGGGTGGAGAAGTAAAGTAAGGAGTGCTAGTATATATGGTCGAAATAGATAATGAAAAGTATATAAAACAAAGTGATATACAAAATTTAATATTAGAACTAAGTGAAGAATATGATAGAATACAAATTAAGTTTGATGAAGTATTTTATAAAAAAGATAAGAAGGATTTCAATGACTTTATACTACAACATTCCTACTCCGATACCTTACAAGAACTTAGTTGGATGATAGGTAAATTAAATAATTTAGTAACTGGAGGTAACGAGTGATTTATATAACATATTTAGGTGAGGAATCTACAGAAAATTTTATACCTGGAGAAACTTATGTTGTAGTTGATATAAAGTTTATACCCATATTACAAGATTATAAAGTATTTATGTTTGTTACAAATCGTTATAATAACGTTGTTAGTATCAATTATGATAGTCTTACAAAGTTTAATACTTTATGGCATGTAGAAAATATAGTACACTCTGTAGATAATAAACAAGAATATAATGTTAATAAAAATGAGTTAATTAACTTTCAATTGGAATTGGAACGTATAGTAGATAAATATAAGCGATATTATGGTGTAAATCATATTTACTACGATTTTGTTTCTTTAAATACTATGTTGAATGAAATTTTAAATAATAGTGAAAATTAACAATTACAGGAGGTAATTTAAGTATGTCTAGTAAACATTATACGTCAGAATTTAAGGAAGGATATTTAGCAACATATAAATTCCTAACTGTTGAGCTAATTGAAAAAATTTCGGAAAGCAAAGGTATTTGGATTGTAGAAAACGTGAGTAGTAATGGAGAACTAATTTTAGCTTACGAAAAAGATATAGAACATTTATATTACTATGAGTAGTATGTTAGATATAAAGATTAAGAGGTGAAGTTAGTTTGGATAAGATGAGTGAAGATGAAATATTACAAACACTTAATAATATAAAAGCTGCCTATAAATTATTGCCTGTGTTGTACAAAGGAGACGACTATACTCAAGAAGTACTAGCCATCGAAGCTATACTTAAATTATATAAGCAACTAAAAGCTTCAAATAACGAATTGGATACTGTAAACAATGATGTGATTTTACAGAATATGAGACTTAGTAAAAATTTGGAACAAGAACAGCAGAAGAATAAACAAATACTCGATTTTATAAACAATAAGTGGAAAGAGTACGTGCCAAAGACAACTATACATCATCCGGATAATGTAAATAATTTTTTAGATGCAATAAGATGTAATGGTAGAGTGGATGCGTACAATGAGTTGTTGGAGGAGTTTTTCAATGAAGGAGATTAATGAACAATTAGTTATAGATAGCTTAAATAAGTATATTGAGTTAATCGATAAAAATTACTGTATGGATTGTAATGAGTTGAACACAATTACAGGTGATTCTTGGAATGGAAGTTATAATGTAAAAACTTGTATACAAGATTTGTTACAGTTATATAATCAAACTAAACATGATTTAGAAGAAGAGAAACATAAAAACGAATTGATTAAAATGTCAAAGCTAATTACTGTAGGTAGACAAACAGGTAAAACATTATATCATAAATTAGTTTTACAGGAATATGTAAATAGACAGTGTATAGAAGATTTATTAAAATTAAATAATATAGATGATATACATTCAAAAATAAAACAAATATTAGTGAGGTAAGTAGTATGATAAAGGTATCCGATTTGGCAGGATTTTTGGCACAATTTAAGGATAGTACAACAGTTGGAGAAATAAAGGATAAAATAAAAAGTGAGTACCCTTATGAATGTCCTAAGTGTAAAGGTAAGGGACAAGTTTACATTGAAGATTGTTTTGGAGATGGAAGAACAGGTAATTACTGGATTAAGTGTAATATTTGTAATGGATACGGTAGAACACATAATTTATATACGCCTAAATATGTTATAGATAGATATGTTGAGGAGTGATATAAGTGTTTAAGTTAAAAGATGAAGTGGAGTTTTCTAAATTAACGGATTATAATTTTAAACTAATTCCAGCAGAAATATATGCTAAATCTATTGATTGTTACACAAATGGTATTGGAGATAAAATAGAGACTTTCATTACATTGGAACAAGATAGAACGTTACAAAAATACAAAGTTAAAAGTTATTTAGGTTGTGTTTATGACCAAGTATCTTTACATATATGGAAACGAGATATAAAAGATTTATATAAAGCTAACATTTTAGAAAGAGGGTAAATAATATAGTGGATGAGGATAAGTTTAATCAGTTAAAACAATTTGTTAAAAGTGAGATGCAAAATACAATAAATGAAAGTGTAGATAGTACTTTAATTTTTATGTATGTAAGCTCATTAGAAAATAAAATTAAAGAATATGAGGATAAGATTGCTAATTATGTACCTTTAATTGATTGTGTTCCTAAAGTTAAAATTAAGGAATATTTAAAGGTCTGCGAAAATGTGTATGATGAATTAGTTAAACCCTATATAGTAGATGGACGTTTAGTTGTTACGGGATTAAGTAAGGGTGAACAATTAGAGTTGATAAATAAAAGAAATTGTCTTATAACTCAAATATCTACATATAAACAGTTATTAGATGAGCCTATAGATTTTGTAGAATAACTTGAGGGAAGGGATATAATGAAAGATATATTAAATTCAATAACTATATTAAATAGATTTAAACAAGATTGTAATCATATACCTTATAATTATTTATCTAATTCTCCAGAGGAAATAAAACAAGCTATTGATACTATATTAGAAGAACAAAGTCATTTAACTAGTGATACTTACTCAACTCAAATAAATTGTAGTGATATAGATGCTACAAATATAGAAGAAGTTAGACGTGTTTTATTTAATATGTGTTTAGGTTCGGAGAATGAGAAGTTTGTACAATTCTGTAGAACATTATACGATAATCTACTAAATAATAAAAAACTTATAGATGCGTTAGTTGATTATATAGATGTTAATACTTATAGAGATAATGAAGAATGTGAGATAGCAACTAGATTTAATTGTGAGTGTAATAAACAACAGAGTTGTGAACAATGTATATTAAATAATATATCATCAACTATAAGGAGGTAGGGAAGTTATGTTTGATTGGATAACAAAACCTAAGTATGAGTTAACAACATTAGATAACATTATATCTACAATTGAAATAATATTTTTAATTTGTATATTGTCTTTTTTGTTTGTGTTGTATATTGAATTTAGGAATTGGCTGAGAACACGAAAAAATGATAGAGAGGATAAAAATAAATGAGTATACATAAGCAGTTTTTAATACCCGAGTTTTATATTATGAAGATACCTGTATGTGATGAGTGTAACATACAATTAGAGGATACCAACGTAATGTTACCTAGTTATCCTCCTAAATATGTGTATAAATGTAAACAGTGTGGTAAGGAATACAATTATACAGAAACAGAGTTAAGAGGAGAGTGGAAATGGAGAACAATATAGATACAAAATGTTTTAAGTTTACTATAGTTCATTTAATCTATGCTTTTATAATAGGGTTTAGTTTAGCGTATATTTTGTTAAGTATTCCTAGTGTATTAAAACATACAGGAGCGTATCAAAAATTACATGAACAGGAGGTACAAAATTTAAATAATGAAAATAAAGAATGTAAATTTAGAGTGGAATGTATTAGCTAGTATAAATAGGGATGAAGTTTATCCCTATAATGTATTATGGGATAGCTTACCTAATACAATTGCTAAACAGGTAAGAAGTAAGAAGATAACATGTAGGGCTGATTTAGAAAAATATTTAAAGGGTGAATTTATGTCTATTTATTGGTCTAGAGCTCAATATGAAATACTTGTATGTCCTTTGTTTGATAAAGATGGAGAACATACAATTAAATTAGATGTTTGGTATCAAATAAATATGAATTTTAAACATATTGTTGATTATATTATTCGACAAATGCAATTAAACATATAGGAGGTATAAATAATGAATTCTATTGTAGATGAGCAAATTCGTTGTGGGGAGTACGAAAAGTCCATTTTAGTTTTGATGAAAAGAGCTAGCGATATCTTAGAACATAAAACTTTAGATACAATTGGAGATGAAAGCATATATACTATTATAAAAGAATGGCATAGAATGTATAAGGAATATATGGCTCTTTCGGATAAATATCGAGAGTTGTTGGATATAGAGAAGATACATGCTAGTATAAATGGACGTATGCAACAAGAAATTACAACATTAAAAGCTAAACTAGCTGAGTATGAGAATATAAATGGAGAGGATAGTGAATAATGGATTTATTATATAGAGCCAAAACATTGGGAGATAATTCAAATTGGATGCATTCTAAATATATTAAACAAGATAGATACAATACATATTTATTATATACAGATGAGGATGGAACTATTTTTGATGAATGGATTAAAATAAATAAAAATACCTTAAGTATGTTTACAGGTGTTTATACTGAAGTAGATAAGAAATTAGTTTTTGAGGGAGACATTGTGGATATACAGGAGGATGTAGCTAAGTTCTTCCGTGTACCTTCAAGGGGAGTTGTAGTATATCACAAAGGTTGTTATTTTATTACACCTAATGTTAATGAGTTTTTAAATACACAAAGTTTGTATATATTACTTGACTACAATTTAGAATTAAGAGGAAATATAGTGGGTAATATATATGATAATGATATGGAGGATTTAATTAAACATGAATAACGTGGATAATAAGGATATACAAAAATTATGTGATAAGTTAGATGAGATATCTAGTCAAATACAAACATATAATGATTATAAAATAGATGAGCAATATGAAGGTACTGTAGTTTTTAAATATAATACTAATAATGTTTATGTTCCTATTATATCTAATATTAACCGTTTTGTACGTGTAATAAAAGATATAAATGAGTATATACGTTTATTATATAAATATGGCGATAACAGAGCGTATTTGTTAGATACACAAACAGGTAAGTTTTATACTCCAGAAGAAGTAATTAAGTTGGAACAAGATTATACTTTTATAAATAATACAGATGAAGATAGATTTATAAGGGTTATAGGAGAACAGTATGTAGCTAATAAATTACAGGATATGTTAGATAGTGTTTTATATTTAATTAGTGATTTATAAGGGGGTTATATTTAATGGCACTACAATTAAAATTAAATATCAGACAACATTTATATGCTATATATGATACAGAGGTTCGTAATTATATAACAGACTGGATGTCAGAGAATGATATAGTAGAATATATAAAACAGAATGATTTAAAGGATTTAACACTGTATATTACAAAGGACGGTAATAATTTACAAAAAGACCCACCTAAGACAAATTTACCTGCTAGAATAAAATGTTTAAAGTGTGGTGCAGTAATACAATCAACACATAGACATGATTTTGTAATGTGTACATGTAAGTCTTGTTACGTTGATGGAGGAAATGACCCATATGTTAGATATGGCGGAGATTTTGATAAAATAATGATTATAAATCCTGATGGTACTGAAGAACTGTTGTCAGACCAAATAGCAAGGTTACAACATAAACAGGAACAAGGTAAGTAATTTATGAGATATATAGATTTAATCAATTTAGTTGTAGGTATTGAGAATGAATTATTTGTAGTACAGTGTTTAAACCTTATTGAGTATCTACAACAGTTAAAAGTAAATAAACATATAGGAAATTATATTGTTTTATATAAACTACCAATAATAGATAGCTTACCTATTATATGTAGTTATTACGGTGTTGAGTATAAAAAAGTTACATATCTACCTGATAACTACTTATTTGTAGTATACAATAAAAATTGGTTTTATAATGGATAGGAGGTATTAAATGTTATTTACACAGTGGATGAATGATAAAAGAAATCAAGATAAAATAACTTGTCCTTCTTTAGATGCACAAATTGCTATAGAGTTTTTACAGAACTATTTATTGGGAGAAAATTGGTATATTGTAGACCCACTATGTAATGCTCAAGCAAATGTAGAAGTAGTTCATACAATATTATACAAGTATAGTAGAAGATATAGAAAAGAATATAAACAATGGAGAAGACAACTTAAAAAAGAAAGGGGATAAGATAATGCTTATAGTTAAACCACAAATATTTGTTGAAGATTATGATGGTATTAAAATAATGAAAAATATAGAGAGAGCTTGTAGAACTTGTTATAGAAGTGAAGGCAGTATTACAGAGGATAGTTATAAGAACTTGTTAAAGAATTGTATTAACAGAGGTCATGAATCTGTGTTAGAACATGAAAAGATAACAGTTAAGATGATTTGTGATATTGGTGTATATAAAGATTTAACAAGACATAGATTTGGTAGTTTTAGTATAGAGAGTACAAGATATTGTAATTATAGTAAAGATAAATTTAATAATAATATAAAATTCATTAAACCTGTTTTTTATGATGAGTCTTGGAGTCAAGCAAATTATGAGGGAAGTGCTATGACGGAATCTCAATTAAAATCTAGTTTATGGTATAAATGTATGGAAGAGATAGAGTCAAATTATATGCAAATGGCAAATATTGGATGTACACCTGATGAGTTACGTATGATATTACCTCATAGTACTGCCTCTGAAGTTACAATGACATGTAATATACGAGAATGGAAACATATTTTAAGTTTAAGATGTACAAATCATGCTCACCCAGCTATACAACAACTTTTAATACCTTTACTTTTAAAGTTTAAACAAGATATGCCTGAGATATTTAGTTGTGTTGAGTATAATGAAGCGTTTGATGTAAATAAGTATGCCGATTTAGAATGTTATAATCTTATTTAATTTAAAAAATTTATAAAAAGTATTTACATTTTTACAAATATATAATATATTTGTTTTGTAAATTTTTATAAAGGAGGTATGTAGTTATGGTTGATACAAAAGATATTTTATCTACACAAACTACAACAAGTGGGAGAAAACGTATTTATTCAGCTGAGTTTAAACAAAGGATATCCCAATTACAGGATAAAACAGCTGCAGAGATGTTAGCTATTCTAACTAAAGAGTTTCCACAGTATAATCTAAATAAGACAAAAATAACATCTTTTTGTTATAATAACAATATAAAATTTGTTCCTTTAACTAAAGGTGGATTTAAAGCTGGAAGACAAGAAACAAGTCTATGGAAAATGGTTCGTGAAAGAGTAAACCAATTAGAGGAATATACAAGTGCAGAAATTTATGATATTATTACAAATGAATTTCCAGAACTTAATATAACTAAAGTGCAATTCTCTAAAAAATTATACGCTTGGGGATGTACTTATAAAAAGCAACCTCATTGTGGTAGACGGAGGTACTAAATCAAATAACGAAAAATCAAACGTAGAAGAATTTAAAAAAGAAGATACAGATGATTGCATTATAGTTTCAGATAAATATACATTAGATGGACAACATTTAGTAGTTAAAGCTACACCAGTTACAACTGAGGAACAAAGAATATTACAAGAACAAAATAATAATAGATTAAGGAATATTGAATTAGAAATAAACAGCGTACTAAAGAAAAAATCCGAGCAATTCAACTGTGCTATAGAAAAGTATTTTACTACAACTCAATTATTAGAGCTGTTAAGAAATATACAATATTTGGCTAAATACATAGATAATCTTTGCAATTGTATAAATAGTCAGTATGATATAATGAATGCTTATCAAGAAGATATAATACATGAATTTGAATTTGCAACCTTAGATTCACATAATACTTATTTGCAAGATAAGTTAAATATATTTAGAAATAAGAGAAGGGATATATCCAATTATAGAGATGATTTAGAGTTATTAAAACAATTTTTATACACAATAGATACTAAGGAATTAGACTCTGCTATTAGTGTTTTGGAGACACAAAAATTTAAAACACAACAAGCTAAATACATACCTAAAGTAGATGATACTATGTATGAAAGATATAATTGGGTGTTTGCTAAAGAAGACGTACATGGGGACAATAGTAAGAATAGTGCAAATAAGATATTAAAAACAAATAAACGAGAACAAGAACAAATTACTAAAGTAAGCCCTATTGTAAGTAATAAAATTACAAACTTTAGAGTATCTTGTGTTTTATATGGAGGTAAATATAGAGTAGGTAAGTGTTGGAGTAGAACATATAAATGTAAAGACTCATATACTGCTATGAAGTGGGCTAAACAAGAACTAAATAATTTAATAGACCCAAATCAAGGTATATTTTATAAACAACTTGAAGTAACCAACAATATATAGATGTTATATATAATAGGTAGAATTAACTATATTAGGCAAAGAAAGTTCCTTTTTAACAACATGAGGTTAGGTTTATATACTTTCCGTCTAATATTTATTACAAAGTAGTGTTGAAATAAATTATTGTATAAGTATTCTCCTGAGATTATAGTAATATAAATCTTGCGTATTTTGTGTATTTTGTCTTACTTATACAGTTGTTAATCACTGTGTACAGAAAGTTCCTTTATTACAAGTGCCTGTTAAGCTGAGTACTTTCCACACAACTAATCATCACTACTTTGTAGGATGTAAGACGACATGTAGTTATTTACTACAAAATGTCGTCTTTATTTAATTTTAATTATTAAATAATATAATTTTACTACCTAAGTATTAAAATGCTTTAAAATCTAAATTAGTGCGAATTGGAGGTATTATAAATGTCTAATACAAAGGATTTGGATAAATATGTTAAAATTTTACAAAATATGAAAGTAATGTATTCCAACCCACCTAATGATAATAATTTTGATGATGTTGTAAAAGCATTAGATTTAGCTCTAACTCATATTAAATATATAGATGATATATCAAATGTTGATTTAAAGAAACAGGTACTTGAATTAACAAGTAAGTTAAATGAAGCTGAGATGTTATTAGAATTTATAACAAAAGAATTATCTAAAACTGTATATAATATAACAGATGAATTTGTGTCACATTTAAGTTTATTAGATAAGTACAGGGATAAAATGAAAACAGAACAATTGTTGACTAAAGGTAGGTGATAGTAATAAATATTATTATATTATTTTTAAGTATATTATCTGCAGTGTATGTTTTATTTAGAATAATGGATGTATTTGATGATGTACATCATCCAGATGTTTGGATAATATCGGGGTGTTTAACATATGTAATTTGGTTTATAAAATGGGGGTAGAAGGGTGAAGATTGTTGATTTATATAATGTATTAAAAGAAGTTTGTGATAAAGGTAATGGAGACTGTGAGTTGGAATTTTGGATAAAATTAGATGATGGTGTATCGGCTTTGGCTTATGTGGACTCTATAGGTCAGTATAGCGTTGTACCGGATATGACTATAACAGTATCTCCAACAGGAGCCGAAGGTAAAATATATACATCTGATATACCAGATAGAGAACAGTTTATGTTTAGAAGCAAGTACGAAACAATATTACAACTTGTTTCAAATCTAAATAATGAAATACAAGCGGTAGTAAATAATGATAAGTCAGGAGATTTAAAAGATGAATAAAAGAGTAAAAGATGAAGATTTTAAAAATTTAAAAGAAATTGTAGATTTATGTAAGAACGAGTTAGCTAGTAAAGAGTATGATAATGTACATGCAACATTAGATTTAAAAGATTTAAAATCGTTAGATTCAATTTTAGATATGTATACTTTTTATAAAAATTGGACAGATTTACAATACGCAGATAAATGGGGTAAAAAATATTTAAAGGAAGTTAAATCTGAGATACCTGGAGTTGTTTTACCTTCACCTTCAGATATATATGAGAAATATTATAAACAAAAAGATGAGATTGCAAAATTAAAGAGATTATTATATAAACAAAATAAAACTGCTTTGGTTGATGATGATGCATTTGTAGCAGATTTACAAGAACAGATTAAAATAAAAGATTCTTATTTGGATTTAATATATGGAATTGGTTTTGATTATGATGGATATGAACAAGATTTACAAGGTTTAAAAACAACTATAGATACTATGGTTGATTATGCAATTAAAGGATTAAATAATGATAAAAGTAGTCCTATATATGGTATAGATTCACCTTTTAGAAATATTTTAGGTGAAGAATTAGATAGTAATGAGAATACATAAGAAGGAGTGATAATATAATGAATGTTGAGCCTAGAAGTCATGCTGAATTGTGTCCTGTATGTAAAGGTACAGGTAAATATAAATATGTTCCAGAAAATAATGGTACTATAATAATAGGTGATTTAAATGTACACTACTACGAAACTACATGTCATGGTTGTATGGGTAAGGGTTGGATAACTATAACAGATTATGTAACAACTTATCCAAATCAATATAAGGAAGAGCATTGGGAAAAAGTATATTGTAATAATCATATAACTCATATTGATGATTTATCTACAGCACAGGAGGATGATATAGATGTGCAGTAGTGAAAATATCTGTTTATTTACTAGTTTTATACAGTTGTTAATTTATATGTATGTGTTAATTACTGTTGTGTTTTTTATACATTGTATGAGGAAATGCCAGTTAATAATTACTCATCTTAAAACAAATAAACAAGAAGTAGTTACTGGATTTAAGAAGGTGCTATATACATTTTTATTGTGTTTAATATGGCCTATTTCAATTAAACAACATGATAAATAAAGTTAGGGGTTTTAAAATATTGAGTATGAAATATAAGCAGCAGATAGTTGATATAGCCACATCCTGGTGGACAAACGTTATAAAAAATGCTAAGATGGATTGTGGAGCTACAGGTCGAGACGATTTATTCACTATGGCATTAGGATATATGTTGAAAAAACCGTCTTCACAAAATGAATTGGATAACTTTAAAAATATGTTAGCCAATTACTTGAACTCAGAGTTTGATAGAGTATTTAAAGAAAATGAGAACAATTGTATTATATTAGATTGTGATTATAGTCCTTGTAAAGTTTTAAGGGATATAGCGGAACAGTGTAATATTTCCACAAATAATTTTCCTTGGAAAACCACAATGTGGATAGGTAAAAACTATTGTGAAGTTAAGTATGGGTATTCTAGTCCTATTGAATATTTATTTACATGTAAAGAGTATTGGCAAGATAGAATAAAATTGGATAAGGAATCTATCTTACAATATGAATCTGAACCTGAAAGTAATTTTACTATATTTTCTAAACAATCTTTAATAGAAGAAGCTGAAAATAGATTACATGAATCAGAAAAACAATATAGAAAATTTTTGGAGGCGAATGGCAATGAGTAAAACAGTAGTATTTGACTTTGATGGAGTTATTCATAAATATAGTAAGGGTTGGTGTGATGGAAGTATTTATGATGACGTTAATTTAGATGTGGTTGATGTGATGTATAAACTTATGACAATGGGTTATAGTGTTGCTATAGTTTCAACTAGAAGTCCAGAACAAATAGTTTCTTGGTGGAATAAACAGGATTTTCCAATGAAAGCTAAATTAGATAACAATTGTAAGTTTTGGAATGATACACAAAATGTTGGTGTGTTTAATAGGAAAATACCGGCTATGATTTATATTGATGATAGAGGTTTTAAATTTGATGGTAATAATGTGAACAATTTATTGAATGATATCATTAGTTTTAAGACATGGCAAAATTAGTAAGGAGGAATAATGAAGGGTCTATTTATTGAAGCTAGAATGAAAAGATGTCAAAATTGTAAATATTTATTTAATAAGGGCATAATGTTTGCTTGTGAACGTAGTGGGTATTATATAGAGCCTGTTAAGTATATTTGTTTAAAGAAAGTAAGGAGAGATAAAGATGTTAACGATAGAGCAGAAAACTGAAATAAATAAAGCAAGTATTGAATTATTTAATTGTTATTTAGATGAAAATGTAACATCCAATCAACCTGGAAGTCAAGAGGCGTTATTACAATTGGGTGTTTTAGTTGATAAAGATGTGCCATCTTATGTATACAGTTTAGTTCGAGATAAGTATGCAGATTATAGTGTTAAATTTAATCAAACTTTTCATAAAGCATTTGGTATTGTAAGAGATACTCCTGATTACGTATTGTTTATACAACAAGTTATACACTATGTAACAACGTATGGATTTGAATCTTTAGGTGTGTATAGTGATAATACAGTATATATTCCATGTGAACAGCTAGATATACTTAAAACAAATTTTCGTTTAAGTGAATGTGCTAATTTAAAACTTATAGCTGTACGTGGTGTTAGTTCTAAGGAGCTTACACAATTAGTTACTGACTTGTGTAAGTCTAATATTGCGTTATCAGATACTACTTTAAAAAATTTATTAGTTTTAAAAGATTATATAAATCCAGCTGTACTTAATGATTTGGAAGATATTAAAAATAAAGAATTAAGAGTTATTCTATACAAAGAGCTAAATATATTACCTAATAATCCAATAGAGTTTTTAAGATATTTAATCTTCGTAAGTTGTAGCACTACTATGTTAATAAAGAGTAAAGACTTGTATCGTAAATTATCAGCTTTAGATAATGTGAATAGAACTAAAATATACAATTTATTTAAATTATATTTTAATAAGTATGGGGAACAATATAGTTATTGTAAATTAGGTGAAGTGTTTTTAAGATATAGAAAGTTATTTATATGTATGAAGTGGCGTTCAAATACACATACAGACGAAGAAGCTGTTATTAAAAAAGAATTAAATAAAATAATAAACAAGCTTAGACATAGTTATGCAGATAAATATCACAAAACTGTACAATGTGATTTTGATACAACGGAAATTACAAACTACCTATCTAGAAACGTAATAACGGAACAAGATGAATCAAGCTATTATACATATATAACAAATTTAACAAATCGTTTAAAGAATCTATCTATATACAAACTAATAAGTACATACAATGGATTGGCTTATACATATCAAACGTATAATAGTTATAAAGAATTAAATTCGAATGTTCAATATAAAGTATATAAAATAAGAAACGGTAAAACATATGTTAATAAAATTAGTTTAAACCATGTTTTATATTCTAATTTACACAAATTAAAATCTATAATGGATTATATCTTAAATATAATAGTAGCACAAGTTAATACAAACTTTAAAAATAGTGTACAATATAAAATTAGAATTCCTTCTTGTGTTAATTATGCTTGTCCTACTTCAGAAAAATTATTTATAGGCAATATTCCAGAAGGCACTATGATACAAACAAATAACATAGATGATGGTGTGGTATTTGGTGTACACTGGTATAATGTGGGAGATGAAAGGGTTGATTTAGATTTACATGTTTCAAATTTACTTACTCATATAGGTTGGAATGGTAATTATAAGAATACAGATGATGGTGAAATATATTTTAGTGGAGATATAACTAATGCACCTTTACCAGATGGAGCTAGTGAGTGTATGTATATAAGAGGAGTTAAACAAACAAATTATTTGGTAACTCTAAATAATTATAACGCATCACACCTAGATGTTCCATATAAGTTATATATTTCTAAAGCTAATAAAGAAGACGTGGAAAAACAACACACTTTTGATATTAACAAATTATTAGTATGTTGTGATAATATAATAAGTCATAATACTAATAACGTTAACATAGGACAACTTGTTGTTGATAATAATTGTATGAAATTTATATTTGATTGTAATAGCATAAATAGTAACATAAGTATACCTAATACAAATATTATTGATGTTATATTAAAATACAGACAAGCAAAAGTAACAAGTCAATTAACATTTAGAGAATTGTTTAGTGCACTTAATAACTTTAATAACTGTGATAAGTTTATTGTAGTGGATGAAAACTATAGTGGAAGTGTAGATATTGATTTGAGTTTTAATAAACTAGATAAAATGTCATTTTTAAATATATTACAAGGGAGGAAACTAAATTTTGAGTAAAAAGAAGTTAAGCGGATTGAAAGTGATAAGAGAACACTTTAATATAACTCCAGACCAGTTAGCTGCTAAGTTAATGTTATTAAATGATGTTAATATACAACGTGTTATACGAGGTCAAGATATATTGGATATGGAATCTAAATCTATAGTAGATAGTGAAGATATTATACTAAGAGGATTAGAGTGTATATTTAATTTACCAAAAGAATGTTATATAAATAAAACATTAGCTGAGGCAACCTTAAATAATCTTAAAAAAGTTGATATTAAAAGAAATACATCTAAATCAAAATCAAATATTCATAAAACTGTAACGGGATTAACTATTAGAGGTAGTTCTGTTAATGGAGAACAATTTTACAAAACAATATATTTACCTTTAGACATATCCCAAAATGTGATAAATCATGTATACGATGAGTATATAAATAATAGAGGTCCAGTAAAAGATGAACAGGAATTTATAGATTTGATGGAGCAAATTAAACAAGAGTTATTTAAATATTCTCAAGAGAGTATGGAGGAGTTTTATGAAAATTTTGATATATCTAAGTATGATACACGTAGTTTAGACCGCAATACTTTAGTTAATGACTTTTCATCGAAAGAAGCAATTACTACTTATATTGAACATGCTAATTTTGTATATAATGCTATATTAGATTACGGTATAACAGATTATAAAAAGTTAAGTGTTATTTTTCCTTATATATGTGATAAGTACATAGATGAAATAATTGATGATGATTCCACAGATAATTTAGATGATATATAGTTTTTCATTACCATGTTGCTAAATAATACATATTGTAAAATCAAGTAAAATATTAGTGATTTAAAAGTTATATAGTAAAACTTAAATCACTAATATTTTTTTATTTTCTAATAAAAAGTTTTACTACTAAGATTATATTTTAAGGAGATAAATAATAAATTATGGCAATAGTAACTCCAACGATAAATAGAATAATTAGAATAAATGAATATGATTTATTACACACTAGAGTACAGCAATACAATATGTATATGTGCATGGATAGCAAAAAATTATACTATGATGAAAACAATAATAGAAGAATTCCATATGCATATCAAGGTGTTAAAACAATAAACGATTTAACAAATAAAATAACACCTTCTTTAGGCGTTGTATATTACTGTTGGGAGGATAATTCATTATGGTTATGGAATAACAAATGGATAGTATTGTGGACGGATAATACGTATCCTAGTGCTTATATGTACGATGATTTTGATAATATATCTCCAGTGTATAGTACAGATAATCCATCAGCACCTGTAGATAACAACGGAATGTTAAGAGACGGTTCAATAATAGTTCGTGATAGACAAAGAATTATTAAAGGTAAATTATATATAGATGATGCTGAAGACAATTTAATAATTAGTTCTTATCTAGGTGGAGGTATAAGATTACTTCCAAATGGATTAATGGATAGCAATGGTGAAGTATTTATTGGAGATGAAGGTTTATCTTTTATACGTAGTCAATTACATATAGTAGATAACGAGGAATATATAGATTATAGCACAAATCCTGATTTAGATGATAATCCATATCAAAATAGTAGCCATATATACAAAGTTTTTCATGAAGGTAACTTAGATACTAGTTTAATAAGAGAAATAACTGCAGAGGAAATATATAATAAACTTGTAGCTGGAAAAAGTGAATTACCAAATCCATTTAATTTTAATGTAGCACAGTTAGATGGCTTGGGTAAAGATGACTTTGCACGAACACAACATACACATATAAGTGATGAAATAACTGATTTTAATACAGCAGCTAGAGCTCAAGCAAAATATGAAATACGACAAACATTAAATAATATAACAACTGAAGGAATAGATATTTCGTATAATTCAACATTAGATAATTATAATTTATCTGCTAATTCTTTTAATTTAACCTTTACAGGTGGTGCTACTGGAAATAATAGAGTAAGTCATTTACAAGACACTACCATAAATTTAGTAGTAGATGGTACAAAACATTCACATCAAAATTATATAGATAGAATGAATGATTTACAAAATCAAATAAATAATCTAGATATAATGGATAGAGACGACTACTATACAAAGATGCAAACTGATGCTTTGATAGAAGATATAAAAGGTACAGCTACACCAACTCCAAATAAACCTTTATTAGTTAATAGTGATAATAATTTACCTGGAAATGCAATAAGTGCTAGTAAATTAGATAGTGTAAAACATATTGTTTTAAATGGAGATATTACTGGAACAGTAGATACAGATTTTAGTACACAAGATATTATAATAAATACTAGTGCAAGTAACATACTAAGTTCTACACCAGTAGCTGGAAAGGCGTTAGCTGTAAACAATAATGGAGATTTACCTGGAAATGCTTTAAGTGCTTCAGGTTTAAATCATACAATATCTGTAAATGTAACAAATGAAGCCACAGGTACAGCTATACTAGATACAACTCAAAATAGTTTTTCTATAGCATTAACATTAAATCCTGGTAATAATATAGTTCAATCTACAGATTTAGGTAATACAGTTGCCACATTAGATGCACAACATAAGTTAACTTACAGTCAAATACCAGATACTTTACTAGAAACTACATTAAAACCTGTTGGAACGTTTAATCCAAATAATGGAGTTCCAAGCAATACACCTTCTAATGGACAATTTTGGACAGCTGAAAATAATGGAACAATAGATGGAAAAGAAATTGATGCAGATGATTGGTATTTATATTTAAATAATAAGTGGAATGTTATAAATACATCGGAAAATGTACTAAGTGTTAATGGTAAAAAGGGTACTGTAGTTTTAACGTATGATGATGTAGGCGGTATATCTAGTGATTTAATAGACTATACTTTAGGTGATACAATTCCTGAAGGCAAGATAGTAAGAACTGATAGTGCTGGAGTAATAACTGGAGCTAGTGTATCTAATTTAACTAATCCATTTTCTTTATTAACTAGTTCCTTAGGTGATGTGATAGTCGGAGCAAATAGTGTGGCACCTAGTACAGATGGAGCAACAGATTTGAATATTGAATTAGAGTTAACACAAAATGCTTTAGATAAAATATGGGATGCACAAGGTATAACTATACAAAATAATGGAAGTCCATTTGCACACACACCTAATTTAAACTTTAGTACGGATTTTGTTGTTACAAATACATCTAATCCAGATAGAACTAATGTATCAATGAGTAATTCCATAGCTCCGTATAAATACATTTATATAGGAGATATACAAGGTAATGACCCAGTTACATTAAATGAAGATATTTTACGTCAAATAACAGATTTTTACGAATCTAGAGCAGATAAACCAATAATGTTGTGGGGTAGACGTGTACGTACACAAAATGATATAGATATATTTATACAGTTTGTAATAGATGGTAGTGACCCAGATATTACATCTAATACAACAACGTACTTGTATAGTAATGTTTATTTAGATAGATTAGCTGAAACAGATAGTACTACAGGTGAAACTTCATCTAAAGCATACAAGTATAAAATTAGTTTAACATGGAATTATGTACAAGGTGTACAAACATCTATAGTAGCTGGTGTTTTAGAATTAGATAATATACAAGGTGGATTTTATTTAACAACAGATACAGTAAGTGGTCAAGTAACTCCATTTACTCCAACTGAACCTTATCACCCTGTAACGAAGCAATATGTAGATAATAAAGAATTGCATAAATATACAACAACTATTGGAGATGGAACACAAACAGAATTTACAATAACACATAATTTAAATACACAAAACTTATTGGTACAATTTAGAGAAACAAGTTCAAAAGAGCAAGTATATATAGCAAACGAAATTATAAATAATAATAGTATAAAAGTTACAACAAATTCTGTATTAACGAATGGTGAAGTAACTGTTTATATATTGGGATTATAATAGAAAGGAAAAAATAGTAAATGGCAACAACTAGTGGTAGTTTTAGTTTAAACGATAGAGAACAAGCTAGTAGTTGGTGGTATCATACAAACCCAACTATAGCACTAACAGTAACATGGAACTGTTCTAGAGATTCAGAGCGAAGTTTAAGTACTCATTGGTGGGGAAGTGTTGATATATCTGGTAGGTCTTATGGTTCTTTTGGATATACAATGAGTGTACAGATTGTTGTTAATGGTGTACAAATTGCAAATAGTGTAGCTTATGGTCCTGGACTGGTATCACATTCATTTAATTTTGATGGTTATGTCAATATAGACTCTTCCTCAGTTACTATGAACGTTAATGGTACGTGTACTGCGGGTTCAGGTTGTAATTGGGGTAATGATGGACATAGATGGGATTCAAGAACCTTAAGTGTACCTAACTACAATCCATATTCACCTCCTAGTATATGGTTAAATCCAAATGCCGTAACAACTTTAGTGGGTAAAGTAGGTATAACTAACTATAAAGTTTATTACAGTTTACATAAAGGCACAAATAATTTACAATGGACTAGAGCTCAATTATTTAATTATAATACTAAAGCTTTTATTAAATATTATCAATATAATAGAACAACTTCAAGTAATGCTTATACAGATACATACTTATTAAATGAAACACAATTCCAACATGGGTCTAGATATAGATTAGCAATGAGTACTTATGATGGTGTTAATGAGATATGGACACCGGATAGACCATCTGGTGGAGGTAATGGTGTTACAATATATACATATCAAAAACCTACAATTGGTACAACTTTAAGTATTGATAATTCACTTCAGAATGCTTCACAAGGCAATACATTTAATATATATAATTATAACAATAGAGCTTGGTCTAATTATGAGAGTGAGTTTCAAACTAGATATAGAATACAGCCTGGAAGTGATACTTATTCTGCTTGGGTAAATGTAGGTAATTTGGGTTCAATTAATCTTACAGATGAACAAATTAGAACATACATACCAGATACATATGACGGGATACAATCAACTGTACAATTTAAACGATATAGCCCTAGTTCGGATTGGTGGTCTGATGATATAGCTGAGGGTAATTTAACGGTATATTATAGACCAAGAATACCTATAGTAAGCAACGATGTTACATATAAAAGAAATGATGGTAATGGAACAATTATAAATAAAAATACCGTTGTAACCAATGATTCAACTTTAAGTAATATATATGTATCTTGGAATTATGATACATCACAAGCATTAGCAGGATATGTACAAGGATACAGAATACAGATATTAGATGAAAATAATAATATAGTACAAACATACTATACATCAAACAAATATTATAGTATACCTAAAAATGATATTCCTAGATTACAATTCACAAAGTTAACTATAACTCCTTATTACACTGCTGGAGAACAAGACCCAGATAATTATTGGTATTATAATTTAGATACAATAGAAAAAATAAACTTTATTAAATTAGTATCTGAGCTAAATACACCTGTAATAACTTATCCAGTACAAGGAAGTAATTGGATTAACACAGATTTTAGAGTTTGTTTTGAATTACCTATAGATGACGATTATAGTGCTGTAACAGGTACATATACTTATGAAAACATAGAGTTAATGATAAATGATACATATGTTTTAAAAATAAAAACAGGAACTAATGGTGAAACTACAACTGGTACAACAGGTGTATATGAACAAGCATTTAGCACAGCTGCAAATGATATGACATATAGGAAGAAAATTATAATATATCCAAAATTGTGGAGTAATTTTCCAATAAGTGCTACATATAAATTAAAAGTAAGAGTTAAGAAGCAATATGGTACAGATAGTATCAACTTTAGATGGAGCAAATGGTCAGATGAAAGGGTATTTATAGTTACACCTACTTCTTATAGTGTAAGTAGTGGAGATATTATACGTGCATTACATTATAATACTGCTAGAGATACAGTAAATAGGGTTAGATATACATATGGTGTTGAATGGAACAATATTCCAGAAAGTGTAGTAGCTAATTCTACTATAATAAGACAAGTACAATATCCTTATAATAATTTATATAAAATAATTGTAGATACTAAGCTAGCAGTAAATACGTATGGTCCAATTATGGAAGGTAGAGAAAATATTAAGTTAGATGCTAATGATGAAATACTTAATACTTTTACACCTACTTTAGAAAAAGTAACTGCTTTATCACAAGAGAACAATTCACCTAATGGAAGAAACTATATGGGTATAATATATGATAGATGTAATAAATTAAAATAACTTTAAAAATATAGTTAGAAAGCTATTATTGTAAGTAGTTATACAATAATAGCTTTTATGTTTTGTATGTAAAATATTATTGAATTTTAGATGATGGAGGTAATAAGAATATGGCTCAACCAAGTGCATATTATAAAGCTGATAATATAACATGTTACCCAGGTTCAAACCAAAAGGATAACGGTAAATTAAATTTAGAGTTTAATATGGCAAGATTAGTAACTAGAGTATCTAGTAAAAACTTTTGTATAGTAAAACCTTCATTTAATTTATCACAAGTAACAGATGAAACAACTGGAGATACATTATTACAAGTAGATGTAGGTGAATGTAGTATAAATGGTATGGATTTAATTATGACAAGTCCATTAACAATAGCTCCACCGGACACAACAAATACGACGTTTTATTTAGCGTTTAAATTAAAAAGAGATAGTTCTAATAATGTATTGGGTGACTTTATATACGGAGTAGATACAACATTTGAAGGTGTTTATTTAACATACTTTACAGAAAAGACCGAAGATGACCCAGATAGAATGTATTTAGGAAGTCTTAAGTGGGACGGTACTAACTTCATAGACATGGAAGAAGATGAAGATAAGTATGGAAGAATATGGGCAGAAGATATACTATGTAAAATAGAAGACCCTAAACATCCTGATGTATCTAGATTAAATTTACAAGAGTGGTTATATAATGTACCAGATTGGTATTTTTCTAAAGAGGGAGATATTATATATGGAACTTTAGAAATGACAGATGGTCGTGAAGGTTCTGGACAATCTGGTATTATTATGAGATGTGATGATTCAAATACGTCTACTATAATAGTTAAAGCTCCTACAACAGCTATAACAGATACAGATAAAATAACAAAAATAAAAGGTTTAGATGATGGTACAGAATTAAATATAGGTTCTTCATATATTGGTGTTAATGAGGATTATGATTATGATTTAAGAATACTAAGTCCAAATCAAATAAAAGTAATTAGTGATACAAACTTATATTTACAAGGTTCACAAGCAGCTTATTTAGGTTCTGGTGGAAATGGAAATACACCTACATTAAGATTAACAGAACATAGAGCAACCTTTTATGATAATAACTCTAATACTTTAAAATATGAGATTGATTTTTCAGACCCAGATTTAGTTAAACATACAATGGGTAAAGCAATATGGCAATATAGTGAATTAACAGGTGATATAAGTTTATTACAAAATAATGTTAGATACTTGGATGTGGCACCTAATGCAATATTTAGACAGAATACTAGAGTAGTTAATACATTAAGTTTAGGAGCAGATGATGGTTTACCTCAAACAACTCTAACTAGAACTAATTGGATACTCAATGAAAATGTAGCTAATGGTAAATCTATAAATATAACACCTAGTTCATTTAATTGGACAAATCCAACATTAGGTACAGATAATGTATATATAAACCTTAAAAATTCAACAGACACAATACATACAAAGATATATGACAATGGTACTGTAGATTTACTTAATGGTAGTACTCAACCTGGAATAACTTTGAGGGATGGAGACACTAGATACGATACATCAATAAAAAAAGTTTTAAACAGTAAAACTATAGCTATAGACGGTAATATAACAAATACAGGTAATATTACATCTAATGGTTTAATTTCAGGTATAGGAGGACTACAAACAAGTAACGGTGTTTTAACGTTTGTTAATGGTAATAATAATGCTACTATAACTAAGGGTAATGGAAGTACTACATTATCTACAAGTGGTGGATTTAGTGTAGGTGCTACAGGAAATCAACCTTTAAGTGCTGGAAATACTACAATTAACGGAACACTTAGTGCTGGTTCTAATGCTCAATTTAATGTAAACAATGCTGGAGATGTTAGTACTACAGGTACAATAACGGCAACAAGAGTATTTAATGCTGTGTATAATGATTATGCAGAGATATTTAGAAAGAATAAAGATGAAATAATTGAATATGGAGATGTTGTATGTATTAGAGAAGATGGATTAGTTTATAAAGTTTCTAATGTTAGCGACATTGATACTATTATAGGTATATGTTCAGATACGGCAGGTACAATATTAGGAGGTGCTAATATACCTAAGGATGAGCAAGTATGTGTAGGTTTAGTAGGTCAAATATGGACAAAAACAACTTTAAAAACAGTAAAACCAGGACAATGGCTAAAACCTAATTTAGATGGAACAGTTTCTTTAACTAACAATAAACAATCTAAAATAGGAATGGCTTTGTCAAATGTACAAAATGGTAAAGTACTAGTTTTATATAACGGATAAATTTTTGTATAAGGCGGTAATGTTTAATGGGTAAAAGTAACAAAGGTGCTAGAAGAATGTTAGAAAGAATATTTGGAAAAATATGTATGATTGAACATTTAGGAATACATAGTATACCTCAAAGTAAAAGAAAGCGAATAAAAGGATATAGACAAACAGATGACCAATTAACTTACCATCATATACATGAGAGAGTAAATGGTGGTAGAACAACCATTAGTAATGGTGCACTTGTAAAAGGATATAACCATCAGTGGTTACATAAGTTACCCGAAAAACAAAAACAAGATGTAAATAATGCTATATTAGAATTTAAAGCTACTGTAATTCAAATAGTTGGAGACGAAGTTAGAACAATAGATGGTAAGTTTATATGTTTTGATACTTTGGACCCACAAGAACCAGATACTTATAAAAAGACAATTAAGGTTGAAGATAATGATGAAGAGATATTGATAAAACGAGAGAAGTTCAAAAGAGCAAGAGAGCAACAAAAGTTTAGACGTAAAGTACGAGAAGGAATTGACGAGTTTTATGAAGATAAATAATCAACAGAAACAAAAAGCAAAGGAAGATATTATTTCTACTTTGTTAGACTATATAAAAACAATTAGTTTAAAAATAAAGTGTAGTGAATTGCCAATAAAACAACAACTTGAACAAATGGATGTTATTGTAGAAGTATTCCATTTTCTATCTAATTACGACGAAAATGTAGAAGCATTAAAACAGTATTATAGACAAAAGAACACAGATAAAAAAGACATACAGGAAAAGAAAGGTAGAGATTAAAAAATGTCCACAATATCTGAATACGAACAATATTTAGTTCAGAAATTATTAAATTCATTAAAAGGAAGTGCATTATCTGTTAAATCGGTAAATGATATGATGATGACACCTCAACAAAGATTAGAAGCACTGGAAGCAATAGGTAAAATGAAGGCTTATATTGAAGCATATGAACAACGTAATATAGTACAAAATATAGAACAAAATGACCACATAAATAGATAGTGTTATTTTGTACCAGGTTCTAATTTAACAACTTTTTATACGTTAATAATAAAAGTATATATGAAGGAGAAAAATATGGATAAAAATGAAGCTATAAACAGACAAAAAGTTATTGATGAAATTACAAGAAAATTAGAGGAAATTGGAAAGCAATTACAACAGGATAAAGATATGAATCCACAAGATAAAGCAGTACAAGTAGATGTCATGTTAGATACATTACATTTTCTACAAGATTATGATGAAAATGTAAAAGTATTAAATCAATATTGGATGGAGAAGAGAAGAAGACAAAAATTTGAACAACCAAATAGATAAAAAATTAAAGGACTTATAATTAAGTCCTTTTTATTATCCCTCGTCCTCATTATTACAGTAACCACTACATTCTGCTTTATGCTCACAAAATTCACAATCACAATCTTGATAGTTACCTGTTAACCAACAATAATCTGTAGGATACATAATTACACTAATCACCTCCAATACTATCCGTAATAATATAACATATATTAAATGAATTTGTAAATACTGCAATTACTAACATACCTGTAAAATATTATTAGATTAAATATGTGAGGAGATGGTAAAGTGTCAGAAGAAGTAATAAACCAAATTATTCAAATATTATTACCAGTATTAGCAACATTTTTAACAGCTGTATTTACATATATTGGTAATAAAATGAAAACGACATATGAACAAAAGGCAAATCAACAGATTACTCAAGAAGTAATAAAAAATGTGGTTAAATATGTAGAACAGGTATACGTGGATATTAAAGGCCCAGAAAAACTACAAAAAGCTGTAAGTCAAACATCCTCTATATTAGCAGAGAAAGGTATTAAAATTTCTGAAGCAGAAATTACAATGTTAATTGAGTCAGCTGTATATGGTTTAAACGAAGGCTTAAAACCTAAGAAAGAAATAGTAGAAGTTGATGAAAAATCAGAAATAGTAGATGCTTCTGATATAACTATAGAAGAATAGGGAAGGATTAAAATTAAAGAGTAGTATGTCAAATATACAACAAAATTTAGAGAATAATAATAATTTAATAGCTAATATTACTCAAAATGTAAGCAATATTACAAATACTGTAAATAATTTACCTAAGTGGTCTAATACCTACGCTAATGCTACACCTCAAGACATATTAGAAAATAAAACAGCAGTAGTAGATGGTAAATTAGTAGTAGGAACTAGACCTAATTTAGATAGTATATTAAACATACAGGAAGATACCATTAGTAATATTAGCAATATTACAAACAACCTAAAAACTACATTAAATAATGCCTTACCCATAGTATATAATTTTCCATATCGGAATAAAATTTATTGGGTCAGTAAATGTAAACTTAGATTTGACAAATTACCGTACTGTTCAAGATATTGATATGTCAAATATGTTTGCATTTTGTTTAGATTGTGTTGTAAATATATCTAATTTACGTACAAATAATTTATCTGAAACATTTAATGTATTTCACATACAAAGTACAGATATTACATCGTTAGATTTAACTAATTTAAACACAACTAATATAAATTCTTTACACAATTTTATGCGAGAAGGTCTTTTTGTTCCAAACTTTAATATTCTTGGATTAGACACATTTGATGTATCTAATGTAGTTGACATGAGTAGTATTTTTAATGGTGTACGATGTACTTATTTGAACAATTCTATAAATTTTCATAGCATAGATAGTTGGGATACTGTTAATGTTACAAATATAAGTGAAGCATTTGCTAGAGCTAATATAGTTTGTAATGTAAATAATTGGGATACATCTAATGTAATGGATATGCGTTCAACTTTTTACTACGCTAACTTGGAAAATATTGTAGGGTTTAATAGTTGGAATACTGTTAATGTTACAAATATGTCTGCAACATTTTTTGGCAGTAATGCTGTTAACTCTAATCTATTAAATCAAATAAAACATTGGAATCTATCTAATGTAGTTAATATGAGTCAAATGTTTAAGAATGTACACTCTAATATTGAGTCTGTAAATATTCCTTCGTTAAAGTGGAATTTAGTGGATAGAGACTGTGTTAGAATGTTTGATAAATGCAATAGTATCACACAAGTAAATTTAAGTAACTTGGATTTTATGTACCATAATAGTGTAGGTGCTAATACTAATTTGTTTGAAATGTTTAGTAACTGCAGTAATTTAACATCAGCTAATTTATCTAAGTTTAATTTACATAAAATGAAATTTTATGGTTCTTGGAATATGTTTAATAATTGTACTAATTTAACTGATTTAGATATATCAGATATTATAATTAGTTCTATTCCAATTACTAATATTGTGGGGATAAATAGTTTAGTTAAATTAACTAATGTAAACATGAGTAATTCACGTATGTCTTTACCTAACTTCAACAATAGAATTTATTTAACTTTTGTAAATTGTAATAATATACAAGATAATTCAATGTTAGATATGAGCTATATATTTAACGGTTGCTATGGTTTAGTTGATGTATTTGGTTTGGAGTCTTATTTACAACAGGTCAGCTATGTGACTAATATGAATTCATCGTTCCGTAATTGTCGTAATTTAACCAATTTAAGTTTATCTAATATAACTGTAAATAGTAGTGCAACTTACGGTGGATTAACTTATACATTCTATAATTGTGTGAATTTATCTAATTTACAACTAAATAATTGGAATATATACAATGTAACTAATACATCTTATACTTTTTGTAACTGTTCATCATTAAATAGTTTAAATTTAAGTACCTGGATTACACATAATTTAAATATAACTAGCTATATGTTTAATAATTGTAGAAATTTACAAAATATAGATTTAAATATATCTAGTTTATCTAATTTATATAATACACTTAGAATGTTTAACGCATGTACAAATTTACAGACAGTTAATTTATATAGTTCTGGTGAGCCTCTGAAATTAACTAATTTAAGTACTACTAATTTTATGTTTTACAATTGTAGTAATTTACAAAATTTAAATTTGGATAATATTACATTAAATAACCGTTTATGTAATATATATCGTATGTTTTATGGATGTAATAATTTAAGTGATAATAGTATATATAGTTTCTTAAATCTACTTATAAGGTGCAACCAGTATATAAATTGTAATAATATTATGAACACGAATTTATATAGTCCATTTTATGGAACAAATATTACTAATTCTAGATATGCAAATATAGTAACTAATTTACGTACGGCTGGTTATAATTGTTAATTTGGAGGTATTAAATGAATATACAACAAACTTTGGAGAACCACAATAATACGATATCAAATATAAATATACAAGTACAAAATATTTCAAACACAGTAAATAATTTACCCAATTTTGCAAATTCATATTTAGCAACAGCTAATGTATCTGATATAAATGAGAATAAAACAGCTTATATAAATGGTGCACAAGTTGTGGGGACGTATGAAAATTTATATGATGATATTACAAATCAGTATATAAATATAACAAATATAAATACTAAAGTTTCGAACATTTATAGTAATTTAGACCCCAATAAATGTATCACTAGTAGTAAACCAACTATACATGATGGTATAAAATTTCAATATAGTAGTTCTTGTGATTGGGTATATACTTTTGATACTTATGCTATGACAGACATGGGACAATTATTTATAGGTTCCACATTTGATAAATTCTCAGTTAAAGGTGGATACGGGGGTTGGGATATATCCAGTGTTATTACCGCTAATATGATGTTTAGGTCGTGTAGAAATCTATCAAATGTTTATTTAAATGGTTGGAACTTTTTTCAAATGAGAGACATGAGCTTTATGTTTGATGATTGTACTAATTTGAGATATATAGATATTATACCTGTTTATACACCCAATAAAGGATTTTATCCTAAACTAACAGATATAACTGGTATGTTTAGAGGATGCAATAATTTATCTAATATATGTATTATAAATATTATTACAAATTTAATAGTATTAGCTAATCAAATTCCTACAACATACCGTAATTTAAGTAATACTTTTGCCTATAGTCCATTTAGTGGAACAAATATATCTAATACAGTATATCAATCGTACTGGAATCAATTAAATCAATTGGGTTGGAGTTATTAAAGGAGTTAATAAATAATTATGAGTGATAAAACAAGATTACAAAATAATAATAGAGATTTAAAGATAATTGAAGGTACTTTAGAACAAGTATCGGATGTAATACAAACATTACCAGATGCATCTACATGTACTGCAACGAGTAATGATATTATGACTGGAAAAACGGCTGTTAGTAGAGAAGGTTTAGTTGAAGGTGGGTTAACAACCACAAGCGAATCATTATATATTGACTATTTGCCTTACACATTATATGCTCCTACAGGAAGTTTATTAGAATCTGTACAGTTAAATCTTGGACAAGTGGATGGGTTGCAACCAGATAATATAAGAGCTGGTGTAAGTATATTTGGAGTAGAGGGTACGTTGGAGAGTGGTGGTATAGGTAAACCTTACAACATATATATGTTTGAATCAACAACACAACGTGATAATGATGAGTCCGGTAATATTTATTGTGGTGGAGATTTATCGGTAATTAGACGAAATGTAACAACATTTTCTTTTGACCAAAGTGTAAGCTTTTATTGTTTAATGTACTTGCCTAAGCGATTACAGATGGATGCTTTTATACAATATCCACAGGGAATGGAATCTTATATGATAGGTGGCTGCTGGACTTTTATGAACGCTAGTTGGCATTCGGACCCCGGTACTGTATCGGAAGTATTTTGGGGTAGTGATAAACATTATCACGTCGATTTAGTACTTAACTTTGAGGTAATGAATCATAGCGGTGGTTATGTTAGTTTACGTGTATCATATCAAACTGCAAATACTTATGAAACATCTTCTTGGCCTTTAGATGCTACAGATACTATGGAGAGAGTAACTGGAGAACTTTATTGGGTATTAAGTACGGATGAGGACAATCCAGTACTAATAACTTCTGTAAATGACGACGATTATTTAGGATTACCTTGTTCTATGAGTGCTCAAAGTAGTCAACAATTTATGTCTAATTGTTGGTTATATACTTGTGGAATTGGAGGGTACGAATGTGAATATAGTGATTTAGCTGTGTGGGATGTAACAAATCGTAGATGGAATACTGTTGCTAACTACTCATATTGATATTTATGATGATTTGGGAGTATTTTATTATATACAATCTTAATAATAAATTACTCCTTATTTTTATGTCAATTTGTAAAATATTAGTGTATTAAGTATCGTATTGAATATTACAGTAAGGAGGCTGATAAGCTGTGGAGGAGAATGAGGAAATATTAGGTAATGCAGAACTACAAAGAGAAGAACAAAAAGAGATTGAAAATGAATAATTATTAGAGAGGAGAACTAATTATGGCTAAGAGAGGAATAGATATTAGTGCACACCAAGGTAACATAGACCTAAATGCTTTAAAGGGTGAAATTGATTTCGTTATTATTAGAGTAGGATATGGTGTAAGTGGTACTATAGATAAATATTTTAAAAGAAATGCTGACTTATGTGTTGAATTGGGTATACCTTTTGGATTTTATTGGTATTCTTATGCTTTAGATGAATCTGGAGCTGAATCAGAGGCAAACGCATTTTTAAATGCTATAGCACCTTATAAGGACAAATATTCTTATGGTTGTTGGTTTGATATGGAAGATGCAGACAGTTATAAATCTAAACATGGTATGCCTTCAAATCAAACATTAAGAAATATATGTAATAGATTTTGTACAATAGTACAAAATAATGGTTACTATGTAGGTATTTATGCTAGTTCTAGTTGGTTTAATAACCAATTAAATGGAGCAGAAATAAGTCCTTTTGATAAGTGGGTAGCACAATGGCCTACAAGTGGTGGACGAGAGAGAGGATTAGATGTTAGTGCTGATGAGAGAACTCAGTATAATTTATGGCAGTTTACATCAGCAGCTAGATTTAATAATTATGGAGGAAACTTAGATGCTAATTATGCTTATAGGGATTATCCACAAATTATTAGGGGAGGACAACCCGCACCTCAACCAACACCTACACCTGAACCACAATATTCATTTAGGGACTTCGTTGGTGATGTTCAAAGAGCAATTGGAGCTAGAGTTGATAAAATACCGGGACCTGAAACGTTATCAAAAACACCTACAGTATCTAAAACTAAAAATAGAAAACATGCTGTTATAAAACCAATACAAAAATATTTATATAGTTTAGGTTATACAGAGGTAGGAGATGCAGATGGTATAGCTGGAAATAAATTTGAAGTAGCTGTTAAAAATTATCAAAGAGACCATGGATGTGTTGTGGATGGAGAAATTACTGCTCACAATAAGACTTGGAAAAAATTATTAAAATTAGCTTAAAGTATTTACATATTTTTAAACATATATTATAATTAAATAGTAGGATATGTAGTGAGAGATTGTGTATATAATTTACATTATACGTTGTGTACATAGTCTCTTTTTAAATAAAACAGAGGAGGTATGTTATCTATAATATGGAAGAAAAACAAAATATACCTGGAATTCCAAAAAAGTATCAATTTCTAGTAAAGGACTTTTATAAAGGTGCTGATGGTTACTGGGTAATTGATTTACAGGATGGTTATACTGATGGTTGTGGTAATAACTATATATGGGAAAAGAATAAGGCAGATGCTTTAAATATGTTAAAAACAATATATTCAGATTCAACTGAATTAGAAAAGAGTACAGAGAAGTTAGAAGAGGTATCTAGAAATGAATTAAAGGCAAAAGCAAAAATGCAAACAAAATCGAGATATAAACGTTCAGACGAATATATGGGATTCACTATAGTAGATATAGATACAACTAGTTTATTAACTACTGGAGCTTTACGTGTAACATGTCGTGTAGGTAAATATTGGGATACAGTGGAGATGGAAAATGTATTATGGTGGATACAACTAAAAGCAGAAAATAATAGAGATAGACAGGTTAACAATCATGTAATAAGAGATGCTATATTAGATGCTATAGATGGTATGGATATTAAAGTAGACTGTAACTGTGGGGACTTTGTATATAGATTTGCTTATGGCGCAACACAGGGTGGATATAAGTACGGAAAACCCGAAACAAGGCCTGCTAAAATAACAAATCCAAATAATTATGGAAGCATGTGTAAACATTTAATAGCAATGTTACGTGATAAAAAGTGGCTACAACAAGTAGCTGCTCCAGTAATGGATTGGTTTGAAAAAAGAGTAGATGAAGTTAATAGATGGCTAAAAGTAAAGGACGGAGAAGAATTAACTCTACCTAATGAAGTAGCTAGAAAATTAGGTAAACAAGGTGCTTATGCTAAAATATTTAAAAACTCTGATAATGATAATACAGAAGAAGAACAAAACGATAACGAATCAGAAACAGATAACTAAAATATTAACGTAAGGAGGTTACAAATTAAGACATGAAATTTACTTTAGTAGAAGGTTTAAGTCAAAGTCAAAAGGACTTGGAAAAATTAAGTAACATATTAGTCAAGAAATTTCCAGATTTACAGATATCAGATGTTATTGATAGTAAATACGGTATGGTAAGAGTACAACTAACTTACAATAAACATAAACAAAATTTATTTTGGGTAGGTCATAATGAATATGCTTTGGGAGATAGGTATAGTAGTTATACTGGAGATACTAAAGACATTGTTAAGTATTTAGAAACAAATTTCAATAAACTTTTTAATGTAAAAGTTGAATGTTTACATGAAGCTGCTAATTCTAATATATTAAACTATAGTAAAGGACAACAGTATTCTGCAACATACATTGATAGTAAAGGTGATACTTACAACGAAGTGTTTACACCAGACCATGATATGAATATTGTACAAGTTATATCTTATCTAAAAAATAATTTTGATAATTTCTTTAAGTTAATCAGTATTATTGAATACATTCCTGAATCAGTTGACAAATATAAAGAATTACGAAAAATATTAAATGAAGATGATTCTACAGCAGATGATTATGAATTGCCAAATGATAGACAACAGTTTGAACAATTTGTAAAAGATACTACAGCTAAATGGACAGTAAGTGAATTTATTAAGTTGTTTAGAACATCAAAACAAAATAGTCATAATGAATGGGGTACATATATTTATTGTTATGATTATCTAGATGAAAATGGTAATTTCGTAAATGGATACAATACTTATATTCCATATGATAGTAGTTCTAAGTTTGTAACAAATTTAATAGCACAAGAGATGGATATAATAGATGATATCTATGCACAACAAGAAAATATTGTAGTACAAAAGTAGTGGAGGTAAACAATATATGGCAGATGTATATTTAAAAGCTAATCCTTATGAAGTTATAAATAAAGACGACTTAATTATGTTAGATACTAAAACTGGATACGTAGCTAAAAGTAAGTGTACTAATTATGGAGAATATCAAGTAAATTCCAATTTAATTTTAGGCGTTTGTATAAACAGTAACAATGACTTCCAAAAAGTCGTTAAAATGGATTGTGGTACGTCTAGGACAGAAACTAAATACACAGTAATAGATGGTGGTATCAGTAACTCACAATATGAAGATACAAATGTTATTGATGGAAAAGATTCTACAATACCAGAATTTGAGAAGATTGAAGTACAAAGTGACGGTATTTGTGATTGTCAGTATAATGGTAATATGTGCTTAGGTAATTTACTATGTATGAGTCCATATGATGAAGGTAAAGTAATTAGTAATCAATTTATGGGTAGAGAATTTATAACAACTAGAACAATAGGAAAAGCTATAGAAATTCTTGAAGATAATAAAGTAAAAATTTTGTTAAATATAAAGTAGGGAGGTATATATGAATCAAAAAGATAAACTTTTAGAAAGTTTAGTAACTAAACTTATAGAAAGTGATAATGAACAACACGAAAAAACTTTTGGTAAATGGCGTGTAGTTGTAGAACCTAGTAAATTTAATGATAGTAAACTAGCAGCTAAATTTTATGATGTAAGTGACGAATTAAAGTTTGGGCCTGAAGGACAATATACAGGAGCTAGTTATTATGTAGATGACTTAGTTTACGGAGATGATATAAATAAATCTATAAAAGATGCACCTTATTTACAATTAAAATTAGGTACAAATTGGATAGTAGAAAAAGATATATTGAATCAGATATATTCATGGTTAAAACAGTTTGCACAAGAACCTAAAACAGAAGGTATACAAGAAGATAGATTACATCAAGCTATAGAACGTTTTAAGAACTTAGGTTATACTTTATATAAAGAAGATAGTAAGTATACTGCTTTACTAAAATCTGGAGATGAACCAGTTTTAGCTTTATTTTATGGTAAGTCTTCTAAGCCAAGATTTCATTACAAGTTTAAGAATATGGAAGAATTGGATGATTACTTAAATAATTATATAAATGAACAAAATGGTATAGAGCAGTGGAAAGCAGATAGAAAAGCACAAAGAAAATTAACAAAAGACCACGATATAAAAGTTGGAGATATTTTTTACACATATTGGGGATATGACCAAACTAATAGTGAATTTTACGAAGTTGTAAATGTAAGAGGTAGTAAAATTGATTTAAAAGAGATTACCAATTCTATAGATACATCAAATTCAGGTTGGGGACAAGATGAAATTAGTCCTGTACCGGGTAGTTATGTAGATGATGTTATTCATACAGTGTCTGCTAGAGCAGATGGTACTGTAACAAATTTAGATGGTGAAAGTTTCTTACATTTAACAAAGTGGAATGGTAAACCAATTAGTGTAACTGCTTCTGGATGGGGACACTAAACAAAAAAAATTAAATAGGAGGTATTTTAAATGAGCAGTAAACAAGCAAAGGAGTTGTATAATATATTTTTGGATTATACAGATGCTAGTTTTAATCCGGCATATGCTAAATGGAATTATTTAGATGCAGAGGGTAAGGATGAATTAGCACGTCTAGCAATGACAGAGTTCTACGATGAATATAAAGAGGAAATAGATGATAATATCGATGAATTATTAGGTTATATAATGGAAGATAATTTTCAATCAGAATATAAACAATTAAAAAATATAGTAAAGTCAAGTAAAAAAGAATCAAAGAAAGTATTAGAGAATAAGAATTTAAATTATGGAGATATAATTAAGTATAAAGGATATTTAATACAAGTAGATGACAATAATGACGATAATCCTGAGGAATCTATATGTACTGTATATGCCACACAAGATGGATTGGATAATGGTGTATATGTTACAACCATTTCTGCTACAGATGAGGATAATATAAAAGAAATTATAGATACAGATGTTTTATCGTACAGTATGAGTGGCGAGGAAGCAAAAGAATTATTACTAGACTCTATTGTTGAGGGTGACGACTATTCAACAGATGAAGAATATGAACAATTAGTAAATTACATTGAAGAGCAATGTAATGATGTTGCAATAATTGAGTCAGAAGTAGATGTACAACTAATAAAACCAATGGGCGGTAATGATTACTGGGGATATCCTTTTGGTAAAGTTGTTACAACATTAAAAGATGGAAGAGTATTTGAAACAAACGAAGAAGGTGCAGGTTTAAATGATGCAGTAGAGTTAACAGTAGCAACAGAGATAAAAGACGATACAAAACATGAAAAGAAAGCAGAAGCAACTGGAAATTCTCAAAAATATATTTACTCAGATGCAAATTCAGACAATGAACAAGATGCGAAAGCAAATATGATGTTATTTAAACAAGAGGCACCAAACTTAGAATTTAAATTACATAAAGACGGTGATATGTACTTCATTGATTTTATAGGTGATAAACAAGACATTATAGATTATTTAATAAAACTTGGCTGGTATAGTGAAGACGAAATCAAAAAATTAGATATAATTAGAGAGTTAAATGAATCAAAGAAAACAGAAGATGTAGATATAGCTGAATATTCAAATGAACCTAAAAAAGATTTTAGTGGTGTTGAATTTGAAAAAGAAATACCACATACTATGAGATTTAAAGAATACAGTTTTATAACAGACGAGGATGACGATAATTGCTTATACTGGGTAACTCAACAATTTTTTAATGAGAATGAAGTTAAGCAATTTGCAGATGCTTTTTCAAAAATGAATATAGCTAAAGCTTATGTAACTGTAAGAGATTTAAGTTGGTATGACTACGCCAAAGATAAAGATGAAGGTGCACTAGTAAAAGTAAATAGAGACGGTTCATATGATATGACTGATTATTTAAATAAATGTGAAGTTTTAGGATATAATTTAGATGAATCTAAACAAATTAAAACAGAATCACCAGATATACAAGAAAGAATTAAATCATTAAAGTTAATGGACCAAGCAGCAAGATGTATAAACGATGATGATGTATTTGAGTTGTGGTTAATGGCTGGAGTTCCAGATGGAGCTACTGAAGAGGATTTTGAAGATATAGCAAAAGATGATAAAGTGTATCAAGAAGTAGAAAATGAGTTTAAAAGGGTTATGAAACTAGCAAAAGAAAATGAAGCACTATATGATTGTTCAGAAGAGGCACTTGAACTAGTTAAAAAATATGAACCAAATATAGAAAACTATGTAAATGGACATAAAGTAGAAGAAGAGTATAGTTCTATACAAGACGCAAGACAAAAATTAGGTGATGCATGGCCTATGTATAAAGATGATTTAGAAGGAAAAATGATGCCAGTAATGACTAAGCAAGAATTTGAATTATATTGGTCTCAAAGAGATGACAGAGAAGAGTATGCTGATACTACATACGAAGGATATTTGAACTCTTTAATAGATGCGGGAGTAAAGATAGATGATGACTTATATAATATACTAATACAAGAACAATTAGAAGAAGCTAAGTTTAAAGATAAGGTAAAAGCTATTAAGAAAAGTCTTAAAGATAAGGATGGAAGACTTTCAGATAAAACAGTAGAGGAACAAGCAAAGAAAATAGCAGGAAGTATGATAAAAAATGAAGCAAGTGAAGAAATTAAAGAATATAGATATATAACAAACCATGGAATAGGTCCTGGAACATTACCTGAAGGTGTTTTTGTAAGAGCAGAAGTTTTACCTAATTATAGAACAGCAATATATACAAATAGACCACTAACTGAGGAAGAACTTAGAAAATATGATATTAAACCTGAATGGATACAAGAAACTAAACAAATAAAAACAGAAGGTATAGTTAAAGAGGGTGATTTAATCCCAACGGGATTATCAGATGCTAAAGCAGAAGATGTATTAAATAGTGTAATTGGTCAAATGTCTGATGGAATGTGGGAAAATGTACCACAAATGGATAGATTTTGGCAATATGCAGATATTGTAAATCAAGATGGACAAATATACATTAAAGTAGATAGAGATGAGTTTAGTTCTGGTTACAGAAATAAAACTGATGAAGAAGTAAGAAAATATTTTGCAAATAAAGTAAAACAAATAGCAAAGGAATATATTAAAGATTACGTAGACCAAAAACCAGATTTAAAATGGGATAGAAATTGTACAGAAAAATGTAGTTATTTAGATTATAATTCAGGTGCAACTATACAAGATGCTTATAGAGTATACGATAAGTTAATGGGTAGAATTGATAGAATAAAAACAGAAGGTAAAGAAGATAAAAAAAGTGCTAAACAAGCATTACTTGATTTAAATGTATCAGACTTTCAAGAGTTAAGAGATGCTTTGGATGAAATGTTGGAGAAAGATATTATAAATGAAGAATATGAGGATTTCTTAGATATTATTTCAGATAAAGAAGAGGCGTGTGAAGATTATATAAGACGTAGAAGTGATGTAACCAATACAGACTGGAAAGATGAAATGGGTATAGAAAGTGATTATGTAACAGATGCTATACAAGAAATAATAGGTTCATTAGAAGAAAGTAAGTCCATAAAGAAAGAATCAAAACCAAATATGTTATATGATAGTAAAGAAATAAAAACTGAAGAAACATTTAAAGATTTTAATGACAAAAATGAAGTTAGTGAAGATGAATATAACTTATTTAAAGAAATATGGGAAGAATTTTGGACTAATAAACCAGATGTATATAACATTATGGCTAGATTAAGTGATAATAAAAATGGAGCTTATTATGCATTATTAGATACTGAATGGGCAAATCAAATTAAAGAAAAATATAATCTATCAGATTATGATTTCAAATCACTAATGTGGAATATATATCTTGGTTGGGAATCAAATTCTATGAAATGGAGTAATGAATCTAAAGAAATAAAAGCTGAAGAGCTAGAAATAAAAGATTTAGAAGCAGATTTAGATAATCCAAATATAAAAGGTGATGAAAAAATTGATATACAAAACGATATAAAGTATATTAAGGATAAAGCACAAAGAGAAAATAGACCTTTAACTGAAGCTTATACTGAAGGATATAAAGAGGGAATGAGAGCAGGAAGTGCCTTTGCACAAAGAATTAAAACAGCTCACAAAAATGCTTTACTTAAAAAATTAAATGATACACTTATGTTAGAACCTAGTGATACATATTCAGATGATTACAGAGATGGTTTCAATGATGCAATATATGAATTAGCAGCAAAAGTTAAAAATGCTAAAAGTATGTATGAGTGTTTTCCAGACCTTAAAAAATAAAAGATACGTAAATATGTAAATAAGTGGAGGTTAGTTATACAATTAAAACTAACCTCTATATTTTTGCTTGTAAAATATTAGTAGATTAGAAAAAAAACAATCTAGGAGGTAATAATTATAATGGAAATGTTTATAGAATTAACAACAGGTCAGTTAGTAAATATATTTTGGTTAAATAACGTATATACTGAAGATACTGATTGTGTCTTCGAAATGGTAAACGGTGCTAAGTATAAGGAACATTATGATAATGCTGAAGACGCTGAAAACAGATGTAATACAATACATTCAAAGCTAACTCAGTAGGAGGTGTGTTTAGTTGTTTATAGAATTAGAGGATACTAAAAATTTATTAAATCTAATGTATATATGTGATTGTACTAGTGAAGATAATATAGTTACATATACAATGACAAATGGGTCTATTATTAAAGAGGTATTATCTGATGATACTGCTGCTTCCAATAGAGTTATTGAGGTAAAAACTAAACAAACTGGACGTGGAGGAGGTCCACAACCAACTGGAACTATAAGTATTGTTAATAACGGAACGTATAACGTATCTAATTATGCTAGTGCAAATGTGAATGTACCTCAACTCGATACATCGGATGCAGATGCAGGAGCAATCAATATAAGAAAAGATAGAACAGCGTATGTAAAGGGACAAAAAATAACAGGAACATTGCCGGTATTAACATATCCTTCTGGAGATTTCGATTCTCAATTTATTGCAGGGGATAGTGTATACACAAAGAATAGAGATAATAAAGATTATCTAGTAGGAACTTATCAAGTGGCGTCTGGAAGTCAGCCAGATAGTTGGATGTTCGAAGGAAATAGAAAGATGAAATTAGGTATTCCATATAACTTAGTAGCAAATAAATTGGGAATAACAGCAGGAAAAATCAAGAAGGGCGAAACAATAGCAGGAGTAACTGGTACATATGAAGGAACACAAACAAATCTACAAAGTAAGTCAGTAACTATAACAGAAAATGGAACTACAACAGTAGCACCAGATACAGGTTATGATGGATTAAATTCTGTTAGTATTACAACAGATGTACAAAGTGGGGGTTCAAAACCCATATTACCAAAGGGTACATATTTTAAAGGTTCAACATTTACAGAATTTGACCTTTTTAAAGATTTAGATTTAAGAAATATAGAAGGTATGGCGTCAATGTTTGAAGATTGTAAAAAACTAGTTTCCTTTGGGTATTTTGACTCATCAAATATACAAGGCATGGTAAGTACATTTAAAGGGTGCACAGCTTTAACAACTTTACCTGGTACTACTAATCCAAGTCAAATATTAGACACTAGTAATTTAATGTATTTCCAAGATTGCTTTTCTGGTTGTATGTATTTATCAAATGATAGCTTGAATGTTATACTTCGTATGTGTATAAATGCCACAAAAATTACCGGTAATAAAACATTAAAATATATAGGTTTAGCAGATTGGCAAGCTACTACTTGCCAAACATTATCTAATTGGGATGATTTTGTTGCAGCTGGCTGGACCACAGGATACTAAAATATTATAGAATAAGGAGGTGTATGTAATGGAACCGGAAGAAACATTATATAAAATAATATTAAGACATGATTTAAGTACAAATTGGGTAATAAACGACCCAGTATTACTGTTAGGTGAGTACGGTATAGAAGATGATACTCATAGAGTTAAAAGGGGAGATGGAGTATCTAAATGGTCACAATTATTATATGAAACATTTGGTGTAGAGGATATAGTAACTACAAAAGTACAACAGAATGTAACAGATAATATAATGGACCAAGTAAATACAGTATTAAATACTTACAAACAAGATTATATAAATCCGTTACAACTACAGGTACAACAAAATACTCAAGATATAGAAGCTTTAAAACAAAAGGAAAATGAGTCATCTAATATATCTAAGGAATAGTATATAAAAGTCTATCATTTCAAACCTTTCATAAAAATAGATTATATAAAGAAACTAATTAGTAAAAATAAATTGCACACTAATTAGTTTCTTTATTTTTGTGTAAAATATTATTGAAAAAATTATTAGTTTAAGGAATTGATGGGAGCTTGTTTGATGAGTGAGAATGTAATTGATAGTGTTGTTATTAAAAAACAAACTTTAACAGATATAGCAGATGACATAAGAGATAAACTTAATATAAGTATTAAAATGACCCCTACTCAAATGTCTACGTATATACAAAATATGGATGTCACTAATTATCCATTGGGAGCTGTGTGGGTAGGTACTCAACAAGAGTATGATAATTTACAAGATAAAGCTGTAAATGTAATTTACTACATTATTACTTAAAGATAATAACAGGAGGTAATTAAGTTTGATTAGTCAAGTTGTTCTGCCTAAAGGATACACAAAGCTAGAATATATAATGAATACAGATTTAAATCCTTTGATAGATACTAATATATTAGCTGATAGTAATTTAGGTGTGTATTTAGATTTTCAACTATTAGATAAATCTACGAATAATACTTTTGGAACTATATATGGTAACTCCAACTATAAAAGACATCATTTTATGGTTAGTGGTAGTAATGTCTTTTATTATTTTAATACAGCAAGTTATAATTTAGGTTCTGTGGATTTACTTAGACATAAATTATACGTAGACCCAACAAAACATGTTATATTGTATGACAATACTCAAAAACAACTAAGTGAAACTACATTTAATACACAATTGAATTATGGTTTATTTGGTAGAATTGCTACTAATGGTTCATTACAATACTCATTTAGAGCTAAGGTATACGAGTGTAAATTGTTCATTAGTGGAGAATTAGTTAGATGGTTTATACCTTGTAAAAATAATTTAAATGTTTGTGGTTTATATGATATACATACAGGTACATTTTATTCGTCTGATGATACTAATTTTCTACAACCGGGTTCTAATGACATTGTAAATAACTTGCAAAGTTGTTATATAAGAGGAAAGAGTGTGTGTAGAATTTTATGTAATGATAATGTAGTATGGGGATTGCCTAAAGAATATACAAAGATACCTTATATAACAAATCCATCTACAGCATACATAAATACTAAAGTGTCTGCGAATAGTAATTTACGTTTAGATTTGACGTTTAGTATAAATAACTTACAAAGTAGTACTCAAACTTATCCAATATTTGGAGGTAGACAATCTACTACCACAAATGTATTTGGCGGTTGGTATTCATCTGGTGTGAGTACAATGTACGGACATTATGGTAGTAGAGGATATAACGAGGGACACGGTAATATCAAAATATTAGATGGTTTGGAATCCAATACTATATATAAGTATAGTATGAATAAAAATAATCTATCTGTAGATGAGTACAACACAGTTATGACATCTTATACATTTACAACTGACATACCTATTTATTTATTTGCAATAAATACAAATGGTAATATAGATAATAGAAGATTACTTGGTAATGTTTATATGTGTCAAATATGGGATAATGATATTTTAGTTAGAAATTATGTACCTTGTAAAGATTCTAATAATGTATGTGGTCTATATGATTTATGCAATGATGACTTCTACGCTAGTAACAGTAGTGTAAATTTTGTATATAACGAGAATTGAGGTAATTAAAAGATATGGTTTTAGAAAAATTTAATGAAAATGAAATAATAGACATAGGTAATATAGTATCATTAAAAGACGGTAAAGCTGTTAATAGCGTTAATAAATGTACAAAAACAGATAAACATATAATTGGTGTGTGTACAAAAATATTACCGGATAATATAAATAATATAGAAGTAACTACACGTGGAACAGTTATTGTAAATGTTGTAGGGTCCGTAGGTATAGGTGATGAGTTAACATCTTGTGAAATACCTGGTAGTTGTAGAAGTATTAAATATATACAGGAGAAAAGAATGTTTAACATTAGAAGTATAGGTAAAGTTATATATTTATATAAGGATTTATCTAAAGCTAAAGTATTATTAAATATAGAGTAATGTAGGAGAGGAATATATATGGGATTATTGAGTAGACAAGACAGCAAAATATATAGACATTATTTTGATGAGATGTGTAAGTTAATTGGTATATCTGTTTTGTATCAGTATGTAACAGAACGTAACATGACAATTCATAGTGAAAATAATAATAATTTATCTGCTCCTGTAAGAGTAGATATATTGTTTGATGAGGACCCTACAATAGATACACTTGATAGATTAGGTTGGTTATCAGAATTGCAGGACCAAAAACCAATTATTGTTAATATGTCTTATCACACACCACACTTAACTGTTGGAGCTAGAATAACTATAGAAAGTGTAGATGGAGTACAAAGACCTAGAGTTTTTGAAATAACTAAGATTCAAAGTGATTTAGAGTATCCAGATTCTTATGTATGTGCCGCAGTTCCAGTATTTGACCAATATGAACAATCAAATGATTATACATTAACTAATTACGATAAAATCAATACTCAGAATTCAGAAGTTACTTCTATGGAACAACCTTATCAACACATAAATGGTACTATTGTAGATACTACTCCTCAAGAACAAAAAGATTATTATAATAAATATACATTTATTTCGGACGACAATAGCCCTTACAGTGGATAAAATATAAATTTAATATAATTACATAGTTGGAGGATAAAATATTGTTTATTTTACAATTTAAGTTAGTTAATACTAACGAAAATGAATTAAAATTAGTGCCACAATTTTGTTCGTATTTGAGATATGTATTAGTTAGTGAATTAAATACAAAGTTTAATAAGTTTAAGATAGGTTTACGTATAGGATATTTATATCATGTACCTTGGATAGATTGGATAAATAAACATATCACTGCGGATACAATTATAAATACTATAAATAAAGCTATTAAGTATGATATTTTAGATAATAATTTATATGTACTTAAAATAGATTACTCAGTTGTAATTCCAAACACAAGTACAAGTATAGATAGGCTAGTAAGATTTTTAGAGTACGGAGATTTAAATTATACTGGTTTAAATATATTTAATAAGTTACAACATAAATATAATTATAACAAGTTATATAGTTTATGGTGTATGTTTTGTATTAAACACTTAGGATATCATCCACTATCGTATATAATAGCAGAAAAATAATAAAGGTAGGTAAATAGTATAATGAAAGAAATAGATAACAGAAGTTTAACAGATAGAAAAATAAAAGAATCAAATGTTAATGTATCTGTCTATGCTTATGATTATTCTTTAGTAACGGATTTAAGAGCAAGATTTAAAGATACAACAGAACATAAACAATTAAATGAAACGGTTCAAATAACTAGTCCTGAAAGAGCTTTTGATATTATAGGAACTCTAAATAAAGATACTGCTATATTACCTTTTGTTAGTTTAGAAAGAACAGATTGGCAGTTGAATCTAGACAGACAAGGATATCAAACTTTTGTAGGAGATAGAGTAGTTAGACGATTGGGTCCAGATAATTTACCTGTAGATATTAGAGCACAGGTAATACCTATTACTATAAATTGGAGATTAAGTGTGTGGACAAAAGATAGGTTAACTAATGATGCATTAGTTAGAGAATTATTATGGTACTATCATTTACATCCATCATTATTGGTTAGAATTGGACATGGTTTAAATATTGTACATAAATTTAATATTTTCTTTAACAGTGATATAGAGGATAATAGTGATATTGCCAATCACGTTAATAATGGTACATATTTTAGACAAGATTTAACATTATATAGTAATGATGCTTATTTATGGCATGCAAATTATCAACCACTAGTTGAGATAGTACCGGGACTTAGATTTAGTTATCAAGAGTCTGAGTATACTATGAATGATACATTAAAAAATTAAATAAGGAGGTATTTGTTGTGTATAAGATAGTTAATTTAACAAGAAAAACTTTACAACTTACACAAGATTTAGTTTTATTACCAGAAGGAGAATTAAAAGTTAATTCAGATAAAATAACAACACAGTTTATGACGAGGATAAACGCTTATGAAAATGTTCATTTTATAAATGTTTTTCAATATCCTGATGAAGATATACCTGATACAGTTAGAACTATAGAGGAAGCTAAAGTTGAAGAAGTAGTTAGTGTTGAAAAAGTTACACAAAAAGAGGAAGTTGTAGAAGCTACACAAAAAGAAGTTGAGGAAGTTAAGGAAAAACCTAAGACAACTAGAAAAAGAACAACTAAGAGTAAAAAAGATTAAATAAAAGTATTTACATTTTTTTAAACATAATGTATAATGAAAATATATGTAAGGAGCTAATTTAAAATGGGTAGTGAAAAATTAGTTTGTGACCAATGTGGTAAAGAAACAACAGAATTACATGATTCTAAACATATTGAAAATTGTAAGATGTGTTATAATTGTTATATAAAAGAAGCAATGCATGATTTCTATTTATATTATAGGAAATGTAATGAGGAAGAGGATAGAAGAAATGGAAGATTATAATGTATTAGAATATAAAAGACATATTATATTCGAAGGTGATTTTAATGAAGACTTAGATTTTGATTCAGATAACTTAGTTGATGATATTAACGATATAATAGATACTAGTTTATCAGAATTCAAAGAGGACCATAAAGAAGATTACGCTGTTAATTTTAATATTTTAGATATATTAGAAGTAAGTGTAGATTTTGATTTTATGTATTTAAAAATAAAAACAAATGGTATTGTTGATACAAATAATGTTAATGAAGTGTTTAATGATATTTTATCTGAAATGGATTTAAGTGCAGACGTAAATGTATATGGTGAACAAGAAGTAGATTCTTGGGACCCAACTACTGATTACGGTTATGTGAATAGTGTTGAGTATGTTGACAGTGAGGGTACAGTAAGTGTTAAATTTGATGAACCCAACTGCTCATTAGTATAAATATGAGGGAGGTAATTTAATGGAACAGGATTTCGATAAAAAACTAGTTAAGGAAGGAAAATTAACCTTCAAATTAAATGACACAAATTATTGTACGTTTACTTTAACAGATGATGGTATGGTAGAGTATAGTAAGAATAATATATTAGAAAGTGTTAAACCTTTTTCTAAATTAACTTTAACTAGAGATTGTAAATTAAAAATACAAGAAGGATATCAGATAGATACTACCGATATAGATTTACCTGCCGCAGAGAGTAATCTAAAAGACCAAATAAATACTGTAGATAAGTTACAGGACTTAAAGGATGAACTTGAGACTAAAGTAGATAAATTAGTTAATGAGAGTGTTGAGGATACACAAAAATATTGTGTACTTCAATATGAAGCTCGTACACCTAACGATGAGTTCGAAGTTTTAGGTGTAGTTGACCCAAATTGGACATCAAATGATTTAACTTGGATAGATTCGGATAAAATATTGGATGGATTAGATTTCGGTATATCTAAAGAAGAAGCTAATAGACTTAAAAATGTAGTAGATAAAGTTAATAACACATGGTCAACAACAGTGTTAAAATCTGTTGTATGCACCACAGCTGAAGCTATTGAGGAACTAAAGAAGGATAAAGAAAAAACATTAAATACTTGGTATGGTACTACATTCACAGATAAGATTTTAACAAAGCAAGAAATTTTAAATTTAGATGATAATACTAGATTTACACATTTACAACAAGACTTTATAAATAATAAGGGAGATACACCTCAGGATATTATTAAGGGATTAAAGCATTTGGCTAATTCGTTTGACATAGATGATGAACCTATAATTAGTATAACAAATTATATCAAAGAATTATATAATTTAGATGAATCAAGTATATATAAAATGTAAGGAGGATATTTTTAAATGAATCAAAAAGATAAGATAACAGAGGCTACCAGTAAGATTTTATATGAATCTTATGTTCAAGACGAATCGTTAAATGATACAGAATGTACATGTGTAGATGAAGTGGTAAGTACATATAAACTTTTTAAAGGTAAAAAAGATTTACAGGAGATAGTGGATGATGTAGTTGGACGATATAATGAAGCTAATACATTACCTGAGTATGAAGACGAGGAGTTTTATCAAGAGGAAGCTAATTATGATACTGTTTTAAGAGTTGCTAAGAAGGAATTAAATTTAACAGAACAGTTAGATTCCACACAATTATACGATGTATATATAACTTATAGAAATAATGGCTCTTACGATTCAAATTACGTAACAACTGTTGATAACATAGAACAAGCTGCCGACAAAGTAGCAGAACTACAAGCAGAAACTGGATGTAATGCTTATTACGAACCACATGTGGAAAAACAAAATAATAGATACTCAGAAGTTTATTCATATAAAGGTAAAGATTTTAGATATGACTATAAAAGTGGTATGGTAGATTTCTTATATGACCTTGGAAAAGGCCTAGAAGTAATAGATAGTGTCGGTATGTATAAGAATAATTGGGAAGATAAAAAACTTAGAAATGAATATTTGGATGATTGGATAGGAGATTTAGAGGGTGAAACTAATAGATTAGCTTTTTATGAATTAGAAGAAGATGCTACACAATGTTCTAATGTAGCTAGTGGAGTAAACGGAAAAATAGATAGTTTTCCAATACATCCAAAAAATAAGAAAAAGAATGAATCATATATACCTAATACGTTTAATACACCTTGTCCAAAGTGTGGAAGTAGCAAATTTGTAGAAATAGATGATGAAGAGTTAGAAGATGGAACTCAATGCTATCATCTAACCTGTCAAGATTGTGGATATACACAAAGGGATGAGTATAATCCCTTAGAAGAAGGAGTAGAAACAAGTGAAGAAGTTAATTTAGATAAATTTGATGATAGAGAAGAGCTATTAAATTATCTAAACAATAATACAGATTATACTTGGGATGTGAATGAAATATATGATGATTGTGTTGTATATGAAGATGAAGATATTGGAGATATAGAAGTCTTTGTAGAAACTGAAGATAATAAAAAAGTATATACTGTAGTAGGTGATTATAATGTGGATAAGTATAATTCTTTACCTGAAATGTTAGATGGAGTAAAAACACTAATAGCGAACAAGTAAATAGTACAATATGTAATAAAATTATCAAATAATGTAATAAGGAGGTATAAATAGTGAACCAATTAGAAAAACTAACAGAGGCTACTTGCAAAGCTTTATTAGAAGATGATAATACAACAAATGAAGTAGAAGAGTTTGTAAAAGAGTGTGAACAAAGTTATAAATTTTATGGAGAACAAATAGAGGAAATTAAAAAAGGTTTTAAAAATGGATTAACATTAGAACAAGTTAAACTATATGCTCACCGTAAATACTGTTGTTGGGAAATGGAACAAATAAGACTTGGATTTGAAGATGGTTTAACAATGAAGCAAATTAACATGTATACAGACTCTAATTACAGTTCGGATGAAATGAAGGAAATAAGATTAGGGTTTAAAGATGGATTAACAACAGAACAAGTAAAGGTATATGCAGATTCTAGATATAACCACTATCAAATGGAACAAATAAGATTGGGTTTTGAAAATGGACTAACTATGGAACAAGTAAAGGTATATGCAGACCCTAAATTTTATAACGCACAGATGGCAACAATAAGATTTGGTTTTGAAGATGGTTTAACAATGGAACAAGTAAAATTGTACGCTAACCCTAAATACGATTGGAATCAAATGGAACGAATAAGAGATGGATTTGAAAGTGGTTTAACAATGGAACAAGTAAAAACTTATGCAGACCTCAAATATGATTGGCATGAAATGAAGGAAATAGAAAAACAGCTATTAAATGTATTAAACTGAAATAAAAATAAATAAGGAGAGCAGACCTGCTAACTCAAGATAAAACACATGTAATTGTTTTTACATGTGTTTTTATTTTTCTATCTAAGATGTTATTATAGTAATAAGGAGTTGAGACATACATTGATAATAATAGAATTTGGAATGGCAGAAACGTTAACACTAGAGGCAAATAGTATTTTTATAAAATTTAATTTTCGGATATGATACAAAAGGTAAAGAAGAATTCACACAAGCAAATAATATAATTAAAAATTATTGGAACAGAAAATATCTTCCAAATAGCAAAGAGTGGGAAGTACCGTTTAGTTGTTTAGATGAAATTAAGAAGTTATATAAGGATTTTGAAATTAAATACCTTAATGACCCACCTAAGGCTAAATTAGTATCACAAAGTGATATTGTAGATGGAATGGATTTTAATGGATTTAGCTTATATGATTATCAATTAGATGGTGTTAAATATGGACTAAATCATCATAACTTTTTATTACTTGATGAACAAGGATTGCGGAAAAACATTACAAATAATTACATTAGCACGATATAGAAAACTACATGAAGGCTTAAAACACTGTTTAATAATATGTGGAGTAAATTCTTTAAAGTACAATTGGCAAAGAGAAATAGAAAAATTTTGTAAGGATGAAAGAGGTATAATTTTAGGTACTAAAGTTAACTCAAAAGGTAAATTAGTTCCTATCACTGTACAGGAAACAAAACAGCAAATAGATAGTTGTCCAGAGGAATTTTTCTGGATAATAAATATAGAAAGAATGAGATTAGACAGCAAAGATAAAAAGAACAATGATAGTATATCAGACCATTTAAATACATTTATAAATAATGGACAATTGGGTATGATAGCAATAGATGAAATACATAAATGTAAAAGTATCACATCTTCCCAAAGCAAAGGTATATTAAATTTAAATCCTAAAGCAAATAAAGTAGGTATGTCGGGTACACTATTAGTAAATAATCCATTAGATTTATATTGTCCAATGAGCTTTATAGGATTAGTTAATTTAAATCCTTGGACATTTACAAAAAAGTATACTGTTGTTAATGAGTGGGGTGTAACAACAGGTTATAAAAATATGGATGAATTACACAATATTCTATATAGAAGTAGTATTAGAAGAACAAAGGATTTATTAGATTTACCTCCAAAAGTATATAAACAAGAGTGGTTAGAATTTAATAACACAGAACAAAGTCTATTTGAAGAAGTAACAGGTAATAGACCTATTAACCTAATTGATAAAGTAGACCCACCTACAGATTTAATGGCTATTATTACAAGAATGAGACAGTGTACTGTAGCTGGAGAACTACTAACTAGTAAACCTGTAGCAAGTACTAAATTTAGTAGATTAAATGATATTTTAGAGGAAGCTAAAATAAATAAACAAAAAGTTTTAGTATTTTGTCCTTTTACACAAGCTTTAGAACTTGGTTTAGAATATTGTAAGGAATACAAACCTAAGTTAATTAAAGGGGGTATGGGAAATAAAATACAAGAGACTGTAGATGAACATGAAAATACAGATGGGTTCTCTGTTGTATTTGCACAAGAAGCTACATTGGGTGTAGGATATACATTAAAGAATACAAGCATTGTAGTATTCCTTAGTCCTCCTTGGAGTAGAGCTACATACGACCAATGTTGTGATAGATGTCATAGAATTGGACAAAAACAAACAGTACAAATAATAGATTTACTTATAGCAAATTCCTATGATGAACTTGTATATAAAAAGTTACATGGTAAAGGAGCTATGAGTGATGTTATAATTGATGGAGAAGAGATAAATTCTGTACAAAAATACTTTAATGATATGAATATATCTTTCTTAAAGGGAGATAGTATTAAAATGAATCCAGAATCTCTATTTTAAATATAGTAAAAAATCTAATTTTCTTGTAAAATATTATTGATTAGTATTGAGAAGGAGGATAATATAATGACTAAACGAGAAGAACGTTTGTTTGGAGCAGACGATTCTGTTTATAGAGACAGTATAGAAAAAGGTCTGTATTCAGAAGAGAGAAAACTAGATGATAATTTAGAGAATACTTGGCAAGAAAAATTAGATGATAAAACAATATGTTCTATACACAGTAGTTGTGCAAATAATATTGTTAGAAAGGATGGTTCATTTGATAACTTTGTTAAAACAGTTAGACAAATTGTATCTGAAAAAGATGTAAGTACACAAGAATTAAAACAATATTGGAACAAAGCTGTGGATATGTTATTAAAACCGGGAAATAATAAGAAAATTGAGGAATCTAATGATGAACAAGAATATGAATATATGTTATTAGATAGATTAAGAAGTGATTGTGATTATTATTTAGGAAGCGGTAACAGACAAGATAAATTTTTATGGGCTGGCAATGTAGATGGACAAATAGCTAAAATGAGAGAACTATATCATAAACTAAAAGTAAAACCAGATTGGATATCAATGAAGGACATAGATAACTATGCTAAAAAAATGAAAGCTAATGAATTACCTTCTACAACAAATGGGACAGCTAAAAAAGAAATTGATAATATGTTAAATAGAGGGTACGAAAAGAAAACTAGACTAGGCTTGGAAGAAACTAAATTAACTGAGGATAGACTTAACTTTAAAAAGTATGGAATTGAAAGAGCTCCAGAATTAGATTTTTCGGACGATGGCAATAGATTTAGAATGTATCGATGCAACGGTATACCAATTTCATATCTAAAGGATGACGGAAATGTATTTTTAGCTATAAGGGTAGATTATTTAGATGGATTAACTTATAATGAATATAGTAAATTACCTTCATACAAAGATTGCGATAAATATAATTATGTAGCCGAAGATAAGGTTGATTTAGCAGATGTAGTTGAAATATGTAAAAGAGTTAAAGCCGAATACGATAATGCTTTAAAAAATGTTAAAGATGTATCTGATGATGATTATAAAGCTTATACTGATAAATATTTAGAAAAAGCAAAAAGAGAATTTGAGGAAGCTAAACAGTCTATAAAAAGTTTGGAGCCTGAAGATTTATTAAATACTTCTGAGTGGGATATAAAAGTAATGAAAGAAGATTTACAACACATAAAGAATGAAATAGATACATGGTCTTGGGAAAGAAAATCTAAAACAGACCAAATTTCAAGAAGAAGAAATTTAGGATACGATTCTGAAGAAAATTTCAAAAAGGTTAGTTATTGGTTAAAAGATTTAAAAGAAAGAGTAGATAAAATTAAAAATATAAAACAAGAATCATTACAAGAAAATAAAGAACAAGATATAAGAACTATAATGGAAATTGTTAATGAATCTAAAGTAACAGAGTCTAATTATGAATTTAATGATTTGATGAGTTGGGTTAACGACTTAAAAGACTTAGATAGTGATGAAGCTAAACTAGTTGTATTAGATAAAACTAATAATGAAGAATTAGCTGAGGATGTAGCTGAAACAATAATTAAAATGAAGGCAGGTGAGTAATGTGGAATTTAGAGAAATAATAGATGCAATGGAACAAGCAGAGTCTTATGATGAAATGTATACATTAGCAGATGAAATAGTTAATCCTAATTTACATGCAGACGTTGTAGATATGATAGACATTTGTAAACGTGATGGAGACGATTTAGAGACATGTTGGAGTTTAGTTAGTACAGTTCATTTAGATGATAAGATATATTTAAACAATGATGAAGATTTAACAGAAATGGAAGATGAAGAATTAGAAAATTTAGACGAAGCTAAACAAAAAACAACAGAGAAATTAAATACATTCGAGAAAACAACATTTAGTAAAAAAGTTTTAGACGCACAAACAGATAACGAACTAAAGGATATAATAGGTGAAATAAGATATTACAGTGAACCAACATATACAAGATGTATGGAAATAATTGATGGAGAAGGTACTACACAATATAAAGCAGGTCAAATATCTGATATCATATATCAATTAAATGAAACTAAAAAGGTTAAAACAGAAAAAGTTCTAACATCTTCTAATGGGAAATTTAAAAAAGGTGATGTTTATATAAATGGACAAGGAGCAATGATTAGAATAACTGACTATACAAAAGCTGGAACCCCACAATTTGATATAGGTATGCCTGTGGACTTCACTAGAGGTACTTACGAATGTAGAGGAACAGATAGTGATGAATCACTACAATCAATATTAGATAATAATGGATATGTAAAAGTAAATGAAAGTAAACAAATTAAAGCAGAGGAAGCTAGTGTAGAATTTAAGGTTGGAGATGTAGTAAAGGTTCCTTATAAATATGGTTCATATACTCCAGGAGAATTTACAGAAGCTCCAATAATAGATATAACAGATAATCATTTTGTAACACTTGAAATACCATCTAAATTGGAAGTAACAGTAGACCAACTTAGAAAATGGAACTCGAAACAAATTAAAACAGAGGAAGTAGACCGTACATATATAAATAATAATTTAGAATTAAAGAAACAAATGGATACAATATATAAAGATTTGGAATCTAGATTAAATTCTAAACTAGGTATTACATTACAAGGTGATGCTTTTGGTAGATTTGATGAACAGTATAAAACAGCTATTATAAATGTTGATGACACTGTATCTGTAAAAATACGTTTAGCTTACTCATTACCTGATGGTATTTACAACTATATAAGATTAAATTATTCTGGAGATAAAATTACTCAAACTGGGTCAGGACAAATAGAAGGTACAGATTTACAATATAGTGAAAGTTCTACTATGGAAGAAATACCTGGAGGAAGTTATTCGGCATATAAAGATGATTCACCTACTAAAATAGAACGTAAAGGTTTAACTGTAGATGAATTTATAGCAAATGTTAAACATATTGTAGATGAAAAGATAGACAGTAAAACTGAGTCTTCAGAGGAACAAGAGGTAAAGGAATACAGATATATAACAAATCATGGTATAGGGCCTGGAACATTACCTAGTGGAGTTTTTGTAAGAGCAGAAGTATTACCAAACTTTAAGACAGCAATATATACAAATAGACCTTTAACAGATGAAGAACTAAAGTATTATGATATCAAACCAGAGTGGATACAAGAATGTAAAATACAGGAGTCTAAAGATATACAATATATTACACAAGAAGAATTAGACGCAATGGATGATGATTATAAAACAACTGTAGGACATACCATAGATGTGGAAGTTAATTATTGGGGTAAAAATAGAGAAGACGTAGTTAATTACTACAAGAATTTAGGTTTTTCAGAACAAGACCCAATGATTATAACTATGGAAGATGGACAAACAGTATTAAAACCTGTAAAGATTAAACAAGTTGAATCTAAATTAACTGAAGGTACTGAATCTTGGAAAGATGTACAAGAAAACGATATTAAATTATATATGAACACATGGAAGAATTATAATGAGAATGGTGCTGAAGCCGAATCTATTGGCGGAGGTTGGATGAATATTGATGAAGCAGAAGAGTTTTACAAATCACATGGAGAGGAAGAACCTTTCATAAACGATATAGATTGGGAAACTACATTTACACCTTGTGTATGTAAAGATGTTACAGATGATACAGATGTATTAAATTTTATTGAGGATGTTAGAACATACTGTAGATGTCAAGACCAAGAAATATTACAAGCAATAATGGAATCGGATTCATGTAATGTAGATGAAGCTATGGATATATTAAATAGTGGTAGTTATGTTTACTATAGTGGTGTTTCCGATGACGAAGAGCTGGGTCAACAAGTAGTATCAGATGCGGGTGGATTACTTAGTGCTTTAACTTTAGATACTATTCGACAATATATAGATGAGGATTTAGTACGTGATGATTTACGTCAAGATGAAATGTTTCAAGATTATGTATTACAAGAGGAAGATGCAAATTCTATAGATGATGTAGATGATGACACAATTGACGAATATTTAGATGAATATGTTGATATGTATATTACAGATATGTACAATGGAGGTAATGAAGAAGGGTTAGAAACTTACTTTGACTTTGAAGATTACGGGTCAGATATAAGTATGGATTACACATTTACTGAATTTGGAGCAGTTTCTATATAACATGGAGGTAATGAATATATGGACAAAACAATAATGGAACAGTTAGAAGAGATGTTGGATAAATCTTTTACTACAAATGAACTTAATACTAAGTTACAACAAATTTTCAACTTAAAAAAAGATTTTATAAACGATGAGTACGTGTGGGATGATATAAGAGAGTATAACGAAATATATGTAGAAGATGAGTTTAGAAATTATGTGGATATAGTATTAGATGAAACTACGGGTATAGAATACGTTGTAAATCCAGAAGATACATATAGTTTATACTTAAAAGATTATTTGGGTAACAACTATGAACTAGTTTATAAAATTAAAGACTATGATAAATGTATAGTAACAGTTTGGGATATACAATAAGGAGATATTAAAGATGAAATATGTAATTAACTTAAAACCCAAAGAGCAACTTAATTTAAATGAAATGGAAAAGCAAATTAAGAGTGCTAAAAATAGTAACGATTATGTATTAGTTAATTTTGGCAGAGACGGTAAATTTATAAAAATAGCATTTAGTAAGGACCAGACGTATACTGTAGGATACAATATATGGAATATGGAATTCTCAGTTAAAACTAATGTAATGCTAAGACAGTATAAAATATCTGTAAGTAATGTTTTAGCTAATTACTTAACTAGATGGGTAAATAAATTAAATAAATAAATATAAAATAACTGGGATTATATTTAATAAGTTAAATATAATCCCTTTTATGTGTAAAATATTAGTAATTAACAAAGTTGGAGGTAAAATGAATAATGGATATAATAAGTAAACTAATTTTAATGCTTAATGATAAAGACATGTGGTTTACAACAGAACATGACCCAATAGTAGGCTTATTTGGTGTATCTGTAGATAACTACATTAAACTAGATGAGTATGGAGAAGTTACAGACGAACGTGAAATTAAAAGAATAACATCTGAAATACTAAATTATATAGGCGATGGAGCTATTACAGAAGAAGATGCAATAGAAATGTGGATACGTGAAGCATTTAATAATGGTCAAGTTTGGTATAAAGATTCTTTAATAACAAAATTTAAAGATAAGCAACTTGTAGACAATATTGAAGCATATGAGTTACACACAGAGAGTAAAGAAATAAAAACAGAATCTAATAAAAATGTTAAAGATGCATTAACTAGTTTAAATGTTTCTAACTTTGTAGAATTAAAAGATGAACTAGAAAGATTAGTAGATGAAGATATAATAGATAATGGTGTGTATGATATATGTTATGACATAGCAAATGAACAAGAAACAAAGTGTGCAGATTATATTAGACGTAGAAGTGAAGTAACAAATACAGATTATGAAGATGAAATTGGTATAGAAGCAGACTATGTAAGAGGTGCTGTAGAGAATATGATAGCACAATTTACTGACTTAAATGAGTCTAAACAAACTCTAGTAGAAGATAATTCAAATTCAGAAAATAACAGCGAAGAAAAATTTAAAGAACAGCAAATAAGAAGTATATGTGCTAGTATGGGAACTAATTTAGTATTTTTAAAACAAAATTTAGGAGTTAATAGTGATAGAGCAAAAGAATTACAATTAGAAATAAAAACTCAATTCACAAAACTTAAAGAATTGCTTCCAAACTTAACAGATACACAAATTGTAGATTTTGCTGCGGATAAAGATGATTACAGATTAAGTCAAGTCAAACTACTAAACCAATTAGTAGAATATGGTTTTGAAGTTGTAAATAATAGTGATATAAAAACTGAAAGTGTTAGATATCTTGTAGAAGACAATCAAAAAAGTAAGCAAGTAATAGATAGTTTATTAACTGCAGATGATTTTGATGCAAGTACACCTGAAGGTAAATTAGTGTTAAGATTATCTAAGATATATAACGAATTATCAAAAGATGGGTATGATGTAGGTGTTTCCTATAGTAATGGTGAGGGGTTAATACAAATTCCTATAGATAAGAAAGGTGGTAGTTTGTTAGTTCCAGTACAAAATGAGAACGATAAATTAAGTAGTACACTTGGTGGAAATATACCATTAACTATAGATAATATGAATGCGTTTACAGATTTATACACAACGTTAGCAAGTTTATAATTTGAGATGGAGGTATTTATAAAATGGCAAATAATTTAAATGTAACACAAGCAACAATACAAGCTTTAGTTAATGAAATTCCAAAAGAAGATGATGTAGAGGTAGAAGGTGTAGTAGATGGTATCTTGGTTGTAACTGACCCAGAAATATCTGAAGAGGATTACACAGAAGTTATTGAAAATGCTCAAGAAATTATAGAAGATACACCTGAAGGACAAATACCATTTATGGAAGATTATTTAGGATGTTACTTACAAACTTGTCCAATATGTGGAAATACGTTTGTAACTAAAGATATTTTAGGAAGTGAAGATAACTGTCCGGTATGTTTAGAACAACCTGGTAACTTTGTAATGGTAGGTAAAATACAAGCCGATGAAAATAGACGTGATGAAGTTAATGATGAAGAAAATGAAGAAGATGAATTAAATGATATGTTTAATGATACTAATACAGATGTCGAAGTTAATGACGAACAAACTGTAGAAACGGATGAAGAAGTTTAATATACTCCAAATTTTATAATATAAAAAGATGTTACTATATTTACAATATATTGTTTGTAGTAACATCTTATTTTTATTTTAATAAAGTTATTTACAAATTTTAAAATTTATTATATAATATATTTATACAAATATTGTTTGTGGGAGTGTGGTAATTACAAATGGTTAATCGTAGTGAAATAAGAAGATTGGAAAAGGCAGCTAGAGAGAAGGATAAAGCAAAATTAGTTGAGTGGGCTAAAGATTACGAAACACAAATTTCATCTGAGTTAAGAATAGTATACAATAATGCTTATAAAGAAGAAATAGAAGATTCTATAACTAATATGTTAATAGCTTTAGCTTATACACTTTATTACAGTGAGGAAGTACAAATAAAGGCAGAGGATATACCGGACTTTATGGCAGATTTATTAGCTACTATAGATACATATAAAACAGGTGAATGTAATCCAAATGAGTATTTAGAGGAATTAAAGAGTATAGGTATAAAATTTAAGGAATACGACTATAATAAATTATATAGAGAAAAAATAGATAGACTTAATACATTATTAGAAGAATATACAAGTAAAGTAGAACAATTAGATTTAAAATTAAACGAATTAGATGCTAAAACAATATAGTAAGTTGTTTAATGTATAAAAATTGTTTAAATTGGAACCTAATTAGAGTTAAGACATAAATAAACATTAAATATAAAAATTATATGTAGGGAGGTGATTAATATGGATGAAAAACTATATATTAGACAACCAAAATTAAAAACTCAAGCAGAACGAGATAGAGCATACAATAAGCGTAAACTAAGAACAAAAATAGCAAATTTAGTTGCTAGAAATAGTGGTATTGATAGAAGATGCTGTATATGTGGTCAACCCGGTAAAATATTACATAATGAAGGTAATCCATATATGATTACTTTTATATGTGATAATTGTAGACTAGATGAAAATTTAGTTAAACAAGCTGAGTCAAATAGATATGATATTAGAACTAAATTAAATAAGCGTCATAAAGCATATTCTCACTTTACAGACACTGAGATTAAACAAATTGTAGATAACTATTTAAAGAAAATGTTAACTATAGGTGAGTATTGTGATGAAGTTAAGTTAAGTAGGCATCAATTTAATAAATTAGTTAGTATATATAATGAGAAGGAACCTAAAGCTAATATTAGTCAAAGGGTTACAGTTCATTCCCAAAAAATAAAAGCACAACTAAGAAATAATCAAATGGAACAGAATAAATTATGGAGTTAAACAAGGGAGGTATATTTATTATGGGTAAATATATTATAGATGTACAAGGAAAATGTATGTCCACTAAGGAGTATTTAGAGAAAATAAAAGATTCTCAATTTGATAAGGAGTTTGATGAGGCAATTAGATTAGCTACACAACAAAAAGCAGAATTAGAAGCTAAAAAAGAACATGAACAAGAATTTGTAAAATTAACTACAAAATTAAATGATATTGAGTGTGAATTAAATATAGCAGAACAATTATATAAAGATAATATTTTTAATGAAGATAAAACTAATAAGGAAAAACAAGAAATTGTAGACCACATTAAATATTTAAAAACACAATATACCAAAGTTAAAAATAAAATCAACTCATTTATATTAGCAGAACAATCTACAAATTAGATGTTATTATAAAATATAAAATATTATTAGAAAGGTGTGATGTATTTTATATGAATAAAAATAACACTAAAAAGAATAAGTCCAAAAAGGATAAACCAGGTATTATACAATCAATTATAACAGATATAATTGTATGGATACTAATACTTGGATTTTTAATACTGTATGGTATAAAATGGGTTATATGGGATTTTATGATACTAATTATTATAAAAAATATAATTAAGTTTATAAAAAAGTTTTATAAAAATATTATAATTTCAATTATAATAATTATAATTATATCACTTATATATAATAAAGTTAATTATCAGGAACAACTATATAACACACAAAGTACACAATTACAGAATATACAAAATGAGTTAAATAATATACAACAAAATATAAATAATTTACAAGAGAATGTAAACACTTTAGAATCTAATTTAAATACATACAAAGAACAAATAGATAAAACTCAAACTGATTTGGATGATAAAATAGATACTTTAGATACTAAAGTAAAGAATGTATCTTCAAGACGAAGTAACTCTTTAACAGAAAGTTATACACAACAACCTGTGGAAACTGTGGATAACTCTGTGGATAACTCTACAGAGGATGTGGAATATATTACATTTAATGTATCTGCTTATTGTGGTTGTAAAGAGTGTAGCGAAGGTTGGGGTAATCAAACAGCTAGTGGAGCTACTCCTGTACAAGGTATAACTATAGCAGCAGGCTCACAGTACCCATTTGGAACTAAAATACATTTAGAGGGTTTAGGTACTTATATAGTACAGGATAGAGGTGGAGCTATAAAAGGTAATAAAATAGATGTTTATTTTGATTCCCATTCAGCTTGTAATAATTTTGGAAGGCAATATATAAAAGGTTACGTAGTTAAATAAAAGTTAAATAAAAATACCATAAAATAAAATTATGGTATTTTTATTTTACCTATTTACAAAATAAAAATTAAGTAATATAATACGAACAGTAAGTAAATTTTTTACTTAAAAAATAAAAATTGGAGGTAGATATTATGAGTTATGTTTTGGATATAGGTCCTAACACATTTAATTATGATTATGAGAATGGATACGAACATACGAGAATTGAATCTGTTAAATTATACGTGGATGATGTATTACATGAAGAGTGGATTGCTACAGCTTGGTCAAGAGCTTTAAGAAAAATAGTGGAATTAGTTACACCTTATATAGATAAGAACACAACAGCTTTTGAAAATAACTTTAATAGACTTTTAAAAACTACAATAAATAAAGGAAATTTTACTTATAATTATTGTTTTAAACCAGAACTATTTACAGATGACAGTTTTATAACAAGCAGTTTGTACAAAGGTAATAAAAATCATAAATTAAAACTAGTTACGGATAGAGACGGACAAGAAAAATATATATGTGCTGTCTATACTACAGAAGTAATTTGGGTATTGGGTGCTTTAATAAGAGCATTAAAGGACTATAATATTAGATTACTTATTACATACGATTTTAGAAAAAATATAAGTACTGACCAAGATGTGAATGACTTAATAATAAATATGGAAAATAAGTTGGAGAAAGAAAAAGATATTATAAAACAAGAATTAGAATCTAAACTTCAAGGTATACTATTTGAGATTACAGATATACTTAAACAGTTAAAAACCTTGTAAAATATTATTGAATTTCAATGAGCAATTCTTATAATAATATTTAGGGAAGGAGATATTTTTATTATGTCAAAACGTGATATTAAGAAAGAGAGTATTGTTAAAGATTTACAAAATCATACTGTACTAGAAATTAGTACTAATAATAACAAACAAACTAAATTAAATAATAAAGCTGATTTTGAATCATATAAAATACAATATAAAGGTTTAATAGATGATAAATGTATTGAACAATATGGAAGTTTAGAAGATAAAGATTTATGGGAAGATACAGCTAAAGAGTTGTTTATACAATCAGAGAATTTTATTCCAGATGAAGATGTTAAACCAGAAAAACTAGGTGAGTCTAAAACATCTAAAGAATTTAGAATAATAGATACATCTAATAATAAGGTTCTTAAAGTATTTAGTGCCAGCGAAGAAGCTAAAGGCTATGAGGAAATGAGAAAAATGGGTGATGAACTTAAATCCCAAGGAAAAGAAGATAACTTGATTTACAGAGAATTTAGGGTTAAAAATAAAGATAAACAAGAAAATTTAAAAACCAATACTAAAAAGAAGATGGATGAATCCGTTAATTGGAGTTACTATGATAAGTTCAAATCAATAGAAGATAAGTATTTACCTGTAGAGGGACAAGGAGATACTTTTGCAACACAAATAGTAACTGCTATAACTAAGTTAGTATATAAATGGTATAATGATGGAGATGTATACGATAATGTAATGTCTGGAATGAACGGATGGGCTAATGACTTATCTAGTTATGCAAATTGGTTATACGAATATGTAGATGGAACACAAGAAATTTTAATGTCTATTGAAGGTGTTTCTACAGACTCTGAATACGAAGATTTATTAAAGAAGTTAGCTGATGAGTTTTTAGCAGAAGAATTCCTTGAACAAGCTAATAATTCAAATAAGCAGGGAGACATTTATGAGTGTGATGGTCCTTTTGAGTTTGATGAACATTGGGACGATAAGGAAGAAGATGACTGGGAAGAAGACACAGATGATGATTATGATGAAGATGATTTAGATGAGTCTAAAAAACTTAGTGAGTCTATTACAATTGGAGACTTATTAGAGGAATTAGATTCAATGACTACAGTTAGTGAGATAAATGTGTGGGCAGATAAATTTGTTAATGATATGGATAAAAATATAGTTAATGCAGAAATTGAAGCTATAGAGCAAGAATACCCAGACGTATATGAGATGGATGAAGATTCAGAAGAGTACGAAGATATTGTAAATGAACTTAAAAGTTGTATAGAATCTGATTTTAGCGGAGAGGAAGACACTATAGTGGAATTAACTAAAATAAATGAAGATAAAAATAAAAATCAAGTAAACCGTAGACTTCCAAATATAAGTAAGTTTATATATGATTTAGATGTACATAAAGGTAATGCTTGGTCAGTTCAATCATATACTAAGGATGGTAGAGGAAATAAGATTATAATCGTAAGTAGAAATGGTAAATCTGAGAATACAGCAAAAGATATAAAGAAAACTGTAGAAGATAAATATAATCAATTACAAGGTGAAATAACCGAAAATGGTGCAGGTGTATGGTTCTATTTAAAACCATATAAAACTGAAGTTTATAAAAAACAAGTTGGTGATGGAATTAATGTTTATAATTGGGACGATAGTGATGTAGATTATATTAAATCACTTGTTGGAGATGCAGTTACAGTTAGAATTGACGGTGATATGAGAACATATGGTAATGTAATTGATTTAAAATTAGCTCCTACAGATTATATAGATTCAGGTATTGTTAATTTTACACGTAAGTTTTATGATGATGTTGAAGCATATATAAAATCAAAATATCCTGAGGCTGAATTAGGACTAAACAATACAGGCTCTACAATATGGATTAGAGAAAGTACAAAAAACGGTTCTGATAAAGTTAGTTCTAAATTAGAAAGTAAAAAACTTCAAGAAGGAGACACTTATGATAGTGGAATATTTCAAGAAATAGAAGAAGCTTTTGAAGATGCTGGATTAAATCCTAGAAGATTTATAGATGAAGGAGTTTTAACAAAAAATATAGGTTGGACTTTATATTCGGATAAATATGGTTCTCAACAAATATCTTGTGATGGCAGTTGGTATGACCCAGAAGATGAAGAAGATGAATTAGATGAATCTAAAAAATTAAAAGAAGGCTTATATGATAGAACATATAATACAGATGATAGATATTATTTAAAAGAACTAGCACTTAACGGCATATACGTAGCAAATAAAGATGAACAAATATACAACGAGTTAGTAGATAGAATGACTGATGAGGAACAAGAAGAATATAAAGAATACTTAGAAAAATTTAAAAAAGCACCTTATGATTTTGTAGCTAATAATTATACTACAATGCCAATAGAATTATTAAAGGAGATAGCAAGAAATGCTATATATGTAGCTAATGATGATGAAGCTATAGAAAACGAAATGGACTATAGAGAGAACTTTTTATTAAAGTTACAAGATGACAATGAAGAATAATTACTTTTTGTATAACTATAAATAAAAGTTATTTATACTTTTAATAAGGTAAGCGAATATAATATACAATTAAAGACAGTGATTAAATTATCTAATCACTGTCTTTTGTTATCTTTACATATTTTAAAATATTTTCAAAGTAAAATATTATTGAACGGAAAAGAATATTCTTCTATTCTATTCGTTGTTAGATATACTTTTATATAAGAGGAGAGAATTAGAGATATGGGAAAAGCTACTATAATAGAAGCTCAATCTTCATCAACTGAATTTGAAAACACAAATAAATCAGGTATATTAGGTAAATTAAAAGGTGTGTTTGCCGATTATAAACACGGAACACGAAATTCAGATAGATTATATACTGAAGAGTTATGGGATAATAGAGTATTCGGTTCAGAGGATGTAATGGAAGCATTGGAAACAAAAACACTTTTTGGTGAATTAGACCACCCAGAAGGTGATAGATGTGAAACATTAGCAAAAAACGCTGCTATAACAATTACAAAATTGGAAAAAAGACCTGAGGAAGGTGTTATATACGGCGAAGCTGAGATATTAGATACACCTACAGGTAGAATAGTAAAAGCATTAGCTGATAGTGGTGCAAAGTTAGGTATCAGCTCTCGTGGTATGGGTGAAGAAATTTATTCTGAAGGTAAAAACATTATCGACCCAGAAACTTATGACTTTATAACATTTGATGTTGTTGTAACTCCAGCTAATACAAAAGCAAGAGTTTCTTTAACAGAAAGTAAACATGTATCCAAATTATTGGAGAGTTTAAATAGAGAAATTGATGATTGTGAAACAGAAAATCAATTAAATCAAATTAAGACTGTAGTAGATAGTATAGCTGTAGATAATAAGCAAGAAGTTCAAAATAAAATTGAATCAAAATTACAGTCATTTACAGAATCAAAAGTATCAGCAAGTAATAAATTTATTGAAGTTAATAGACCAATTGCAATAAGATTACTTAATAATAAAGTTGCAGAATTAAATAACCAATTAAGTGAATCATTAAAAGCAAATGAATCACTTAGTATGGAAAACAAAAAATTACTAGAAACTAATAACTACTATGTAAATTCAAAAAATATGCTTAAATTAAAATTAAAAGAACAAAAAGATATAAACAAAGATATTTCAACTAAATTAGAAGAGAGTAATACAGCTCTATCTAAGACAAAGAAAGACGTTGAGGATAAAACAGAGGAAATACAAAAACAATTAGTTGAAAATAAAGAGTTATTAAGAAACGTAAAGAAAGTAACAGAGTTAAAACTAGAAAAAGCTGAAAAAGAATATTTAGAAAAATTAACAAACTTAGAAGAAAATAATACTAAATTACAACAACAAGTTAATAATTTAATTAAAGAAAATCTAAAATTAACAGAAAGTGTAAAAGATAAAAGTAAAATATTAACAGATAACAAAATGTTACAAGAACAAGTTAACAAATTATTATCTGAAAAAGAACAAAATGCTATTAAATTAACTGAAGGTAAAAAACTAGAAGAGGCAAAAGTAACTAAATTAGAAATGGAAATTAAAAGATTAAAAGAAGAAAATGCTAAAGCATTGGAAGCACAAGAGAGATTATCAAATGTTTCATTTAATTCGGTTTCTGCTTTGGGTAAATTTACAGATAATGAACAAAACAGTGAAAACCTTTCAGAAGAAGAGAGAGCATTATACAACGTATTAACACACAGATAATATTAGATATTAAATTACAATATTTAATAATATAAAACACTATTAAAACAATATAAGTTCTAAAGGAATACTATTATAAGATATATATAGTTATAAAGTAGCTTATAATACATTTTAATAGCATTAAATATTGAATTTATATAAATTTAGTTATTTAAGATATAGATAACAACTAGCAGTAGTATAAACTTTAAAAATTATAAAAAATATAAAATTTTAATTATAGCAAGTTGCTAGACAAGCATAGCAACAAAATATTATTTAAAATTTGCACATTGAAACAAAAATAATAGAAGGAGAGAAGTATTATGAAAACAATTACTAGAGAATCTCTAAACAAAGAAGTTAGAGAAAATCCATTAGTTCAAAAATACTCTAAGAGAATTGGACTATTAGAAAATGCTAGACAAGTTAGTGGTGCAAAACCAATGTCAGCATATGATAAATATTATGCAGCACAATTATTTGAAAACATTCAAAAAGGAAATTTATTTGAAGGATATACACAAACATCAAATGTAGGAAACTTCAAAAGAGATGCATTCAATATTGTAAGTATTGCAGTTCAAAACACAATCTTACCTGAAATCGTATCTATGCAAGCAATGAGCACAGCAGCTCAACTATTACCAGTTCTTGAATTAAGATATGGAACAGACAAAGGTGCAGTTAAAGCAGGTGATTTAATCATCGATTCAACAGGAGCAGGAAAAACAGATGCTAACTATGATGGAAGAATTATTAAAGACCAACCTATTACAGCTGGTATAACAAAATATTTAGCACCATTTACTCCAATTGTACCTAAATCAGTTTCTATAAATAAAGCAGGAACAATTGTTACTGATGAACAAGTAACACCAGCAGCTGGAGTTTCAACATTATCAGATGGAACAACAATTAACTTTGCAACAGGTGAAGTTACATTCACAAGTGCAGTAGCAGCTGATACAACTATTTCTTATACATATAGTAATGAAGTAGTTCCTAACTATTTATACCCAGAATTAGATGGACACAATAAACAACAAGTTGGAGACATCACAATGGGAATTAACCCAGTTATTATTGAAGCTCAAGAGCATAAGTTAAGAGCAGTATATGCACTAACAGCAGCTTATAGAGTTAACAAAGAATATGGTGTTAACATGCCTATGGTATTTGAACAACAAGTTGCTAATGAAATGAATAAGGAACAAGAGAGAGTAGTTATTGGTGATATATTCGCAAATGCAGCTGGTGGAAATGCTATAGTATGGAGCTCAACTCCAAGACCAGGTGTAAGTGATGTAGAACATGCTCAATCACTACAATTAGCATTAAACTTAGCAGCAGCTGAGATTTATCAAAACACAAATGGTAACTTAATTGCTAACCATGTTGTAGCTGGAGCTAACGTTGTAGCTTACTTACAAAAATGTGTAAACTTTGTAGGTAATGAAGTACCACAAAACGGTGGTTCATTCTTAGCAGGTACTTTAGGAACACTTAAAGTATATCAATCACCAGCTATGGGACCAAACGATTTCTACTTAGGTGGAATTGGAAATGACTTCTGGATGAGCGGATATGTTGTAGGTAACTATATGCCAATCACATATACAGCTCCAACTACACTAGGAGACTTTACAACACAACAAGGATTTGTAAGTATATATGGTAACAAGATGGTTAACGCTAACCTTTACATTAGAGGACGTGTTACTGTTTAATATTCACTTAAACAATAAATTTAGAGGACATACAATTAAGTATGTCCTTTTATTTTATCTCTATAATTGATGTTAATATACATATATGTTATAATTGTACTAATATGAGACTGATAATGAATATTTAATTATTCAAGAGGGTTATGTGAAGGTGTATGGTTGTGGAAGTGTTACCTATGTATGGGCTCAAGATTTGATGTAAAATATTATTAGATGTTTATATTGAAGGGAGAATATAATTATATGAATATTAAAGACAAATTAACAGAAGCTACTATGCTTGGTTTACAAGGTAAATTATGTGAGGGTATTTATATAGATAAGTTTAAAGCCATTAACAATTTTAAAAATACGTTTAATAATTATACAATCCTTAGTCAACATGAACAAGGACATTATATACGTTTTAAATATAATGATTTAGATTGTACCTTAAATTTTAGAAATAGGGTTAACACTAACAAAAATAGTTATATACAATTAACTGTAAAAGATAAAAACGAAAAAAATCAAGAGATAATTAGAGTAGATTATCTTAATAAAGATAATAGTGAGGATTATATTAAATATATTAAAAATTATGTAGATAAGAACATAATTGATATTAAATATGAATTGGGTTTAATTGATTACTACATAGTTGGTATAAAGATAGCTAATAATGACAAGCTTAAATATATACAACCAGATAAAACTTTGAATGATGATATTAAAACTGCATATATTTATAAAACCTTGGATTTAGCTAAACATGATGGAGAAACATATAAACGTACTTTTACTTCAGATGGCGAAATTATTGATTACAAAATTATACCATCGTCAAATCCAAAATATTTAGAAAGGAGATAAAATGAATCAAAAAGACAAACTGCTGGAGGCTACTATAAAAGTCTTAACAGAAGGAGAAAATAATCCATACATATATAAGATTGTACTTAAAGATGATACTGTAATGGATAAAGAATTTACAGATTTAAAAACTGCACAAAAAGAAGCAGAAAAACTAGATGCTAAAAATGTTAAAGGACAATATAAAGATAATAGTGTAAATGAATTATTTATTACATTTTTAAAGAACGAATATTTTACTAAAAATAAGTGGTGTAAATATGAAAATAATAAATTCTTCTATGGAAATAATTCTGGTTGGCACGAGGTAAATAATCAAAAAGATTATTATAAAATGAGTACAAATTTACCTCCCTATCTTTTAGGTAGATATACAGACCCATATTCTGTAGAAAATTATAAAACATATATAATTGCTGATACTAGTACTGGAAATGTATATGAATATGAAGATGTTTCTGGTTATACTTCTATAAAGGAATTAAAACAAGAATTACAAAAAGTTTTAAATGGTGTTTATGGAGAACGTTTATATCCAGCAAATTCATTTGACCCATTAGCTTTTTTATATTAAAGGAGGATTAAAGAATGAATGAAAAAGACAAATTAACAGAAGCTACAATGCTAGCTTTACAAGGTAAACTTGTAGAAGGTAAAAGATTAAAAACAAAATTAACTGAAGGAGCTAACGACATATATAGGGACCTTAAAGAAGAATTTGAATATGATATGACAGACCTATTTCGTGCTTATAAAAAAAGTAATGATGATTTAGGTTGTTTTATAGATGAGTTAAATGCTTGGGGTCCAGATTGGCTAGATAATATTTGTGATAATTACGATTGTTACGAAAGTACAGCTTGGAATGCTACAGCACTATTATTTGATTATGTTAAGAGACAGTACAGTAATCAAAATAAGAACGAAGAGTTCTTAAAACAATGTGAAGAAAGTGGTAAATTTAATGAAGAACAACTGGATGAAATAAGAGCAGGGTTTGAACATAGATTATCTTTATCAAAAGTTAAATCTTATGCTAACCCTAAATTTACTGCAGACCGAATGAGTGAAATGCGAAATAAATTAGAAAACTAATAGAATACCTAATGAATTAACAGACTATCCAACAGAAAAAGAAAGTTATAAATATATGTGAAAAAGTACGTGTTAATTTAATAAATTTTAAAATATAGGAGGAAAATTATGAATGAAAAAGACAGACTACAAGAAGCCACTGTATTAGCTCTACAAGGTAAACTAACTAAGGAATCAAAAAGTGAAGAAACTATTACATATAATGAAAAAGAAAGTAAAGTTATTGCGGATAAAATACTGTATTTAATAGTATATGCTGACCCATATGGAAATTCAAGATATATTAAAGACAAAAGAGTCGCTATGTACTTTTTTAATAAGCTTCCAACTAAATGTCGAAAAAAAATATTAAATGATTTTGAATTAAAAGAATACAGTGAAACAATGGGTCAAAATAATATAGTTGCTTTTCTTAATGAAAATCATGAAGACGATGCAACAGCATTTATAATAAATTATACTCCTAAGAAAATAGTTGATGACTATTTTAAACGTTGTATAAATAATGCTGAATATGTTAGAACACAAACAAACTATCATTCCGAAGATGGTGAAGATTACAGAGAGGTATTAAAAAATTTTAAATAATCTATATAATAACGGATTTAATTATAACATAAAAGGATATAATATTTGATATAAAGATAATTATTATAAAAGTTAAGTTATATTTTATTAACTTAAATGGAGGAGTATATAATAATGAAATATCTATTTGTAGGAGATGTGCACAATCATTCTTACATATTTGAAGATGTAAAACGATTAGATGAAAAATATAAATTTAATAGAATAATATTTATGGGTGATTATGTAGATGATTGGTTAACAGATAATCATAATTCTTTAGAGACATTAAATACAGTTTTTAATTTAAAAGAAAATGAACCCAATAAATATACATTTCTCTTAGGAAATCATGAGTTAAGTTATTTAGGGTATGAGTGCTCAGGACATGATTATAATTTAGATGATGTAATGACTAATAAACTAAAAGAGAATATTGATAAATTAAATTTCTATACAGTTGTAAAATGTAATGATAAAGATTATGTATGTACACATGCAGGAATAACTAACGATTATATTAAAAATATGTTAGATGAAGAAAATAATTGGCAAAAACAATTAGAAAATATAAATAATGATAAACTTAATAATTTATATATGTTATCTGTAGTATCAAGTAGTAGAGGTGGAAATTGTCCATTTAGTTCCTTTGTATGGGCAGATTATACAGAACATATATACTATAATAAAATAGAAAAACCTATAGTACCATATCAAATTATAGGACATACACCTGTTAAAACAGTATTGGATGAAAACAATTTTATATTTATTGATACACATTCTACATATAGAGATGGTAGACCTTTTGGAGATAAATCATATTTAATGTGGGATGAAGATATATTTAAAATAATAAGTTAAAGGAGGCAGATATGAATCAAAAGGATAAATTAACAGAAAACACAATGCTAGCTTTACAAGGTAAATTAACTGAAGATAATGAATCTAAATTAAGTGAAACTACAATTATGAATTGGTTTAAACAATGTAATTTGAAACCTAGTTGTGTTAAAGGCACTGGAATAATTGAGTGTGTATATTTAAACAATCAAATAGATGTGATACAACGTTTATATGATGATACATATTATATATATTATTCATCTTTTTCATATATCGAGGATGAAGTAGATAAACTAATATCTGACGAAGATAAACAATTATATAGAGTTTATGAGAAATATGGAGATTTAACAAACGATATAGCTAATGATTTTTATTATAAATATCCAGAGTTAAAGGATGATTCTGTATATCGTAAACCTGTAACAAATGAAAATGGGTTAGAGTTAATTAAACAATGTAAAAATTTAATTGATAAAACTGTAAATATAGTAAATAAAAATCTTACAACATTTGTAGAAAATGCTCTAAATGAACTAAGTAATAAACCATCTAAAGGAAATTTAAAATATAATATAGTTTATTATTTAAACACTGCAACTCGTGAAAGAAGAGAAGAAACTAGAGAAGATGTAGACGACGATTATTGTAACACAGTAGAATATTTTGATACTGATTTAGAAGCGTTTGAGTATGTAATGACTGATATATTAGGATTAAATCCAGAAGATTATTATGATGCTGAAGAAACTGATGAAGAGAAGATAAAAACTATAATTAACTATTTTCAAAATCAAGATTATGGTGATGGAGAGGTTATAATTTGCAAAGTAGTTGGAAAAAATTATAAATATAATAGTGGTTTAACTAAAAAATCATTCTATGAAATGTGAAAAAGTACGTGTTAATTTAATAAATTTTAAAATATAGGAGGAAAATTATGAATGAAAAAGACAGACTAACAGAAAACACAATGCTAGCTTTACAAAATAAATTAACTGAAGCTCAAGATACTAGAAGAATAGAAGAATCTAAGTCAGAAATTTGGGTTATTAGAAATAATAAAACAAATAGATATTTATCTGAGAAATCAAATAATAATTATTACTGGGTAAAAGATATAGAAAAAGCTAGAAAGTTTTCTAGTTATGAAGATGTTTTCGATTTTATAGAAAGAGAGTCTAAATTTGGAAATAATGGTGCTGATAATTGGGAAGAAATCCAACTTAATGAATCTAGATTATTTCCTAAAACTTTAGTTGATATAAAAGATATTTTATCTAAAGAAGAATATAAAAATGTGTTAGCTAATTATTTATTAAGTTATACTAATTGGATATCTGAAGAAAATGTAGATGATAATTGCAATATGATAGAAGACCCCTTAGATTATGAAGAAAAAATAGCTAATAAGGCTAACATAGAAGACCTTTTAAACTGTGTTTGGAGAATAACTGGTAAAAATTATTTATTTAAAGAATCTTTATGTGCTGCAGAATCAAAACAATTAAAAACTGAGGGTATAGCTTTCAACTTTACAGATGAAACAGAGTTTGGTTCAATGTCTAACACAGATGCTTTAGATACATTAAATGATTTAGTTACATACTTTGAACTATTTAGTTTAGAAGATAGCTTTGAAGCAGGTGTGGATAAGGAAGAACTAAAATTATACCGTGAAGTTAGTCAAGATTTAGATGCTATTGCTAATAAACTAACAACTTATTGGGAAAATAATGGATAATATTTTATATTATAAAGTGTACAATTTAGGTACACTTTATTTTTTATTATATAACGGGAGTATTGAAAAATACTTCCTTTCCTTATATACTAAAATAAGTAAAATAATATTAGATACTAGATTTATAAGGAGATAAAATATGAATCAAAAGGATAGATTGGTAGAAAACACTATGTTAGCTTTACAAGGAAAACTTGTAGAAGGTAAAGAAGATATTGACGGTAGGGAGTTAGCAAAAAGAGAAGCACAAACTTTCAAAGAATTAGCTGGAAAACCTAATCTAAAGTTTACATCTAAAGTAGATACAGATATTAAAAATAATACACAATCATATTATTATACTGCACATATAAGTGACTTATATATTGAAGGTGTGAAAGTAGATAATATTTTAAAACAAATGAACTATATTAAAACTAGGTCAGATTGTCCAAACCATCAATTTTATTACAATTATATAGCTGAGTGGGGAGTTAACAAGGACAATAAAAATTTAACATATCAGATTGGATATATATATAACAATGACGACCATGATACGCTTAGTTTTATTTGTACAGAACCTTTAAATTCAGAAACGGATATTGTAGCATCGTATATTTCAAATGTTCATCAAAGGTTATTAGATGAAACTGGTGTAGATTTTAGAATAAATACGGGTACTCCTTATCCAACACTTTTCGACTCTGATAATACAGGTGTAACACTTCATTTTAAGGGTATAAGAAGTGGTAAACCACAAATCAAATATCCATATTATGGTTGGTGTAATAACATAGATAAAATTATAAATCTGTTTAAATATGACCTAGAACACAATAAAAGATATGTATAGATTAAAAAGGTATAATAATTAAGTACACTAAAACTAAATAATTGTATTATTTTTAAATAGATGTGGATATGGAAAATAAGTTAAATGAACTGTTTTTATTATACAAATAAGATTTTAAAGTGTATTTTTAGAATACACTTTATTTTTTTTATTATTTTGTTATTTACATTTTTTAAAATATATGTTATACTTATTTTATAATAAATAGTTTTTGTTTTTAATATTATATAGAATAGGAGGATGGTTAATTATGAAACGACCTGAAACAATTATTAAAGAGATGTATAAACTTGAAAGAGAATTATATAAAAACTATACAGCAAAACAAATAGTAGATGCTTTTGAAAAACTTGGTAAAACGGATATAAATAATTGTCCAAAAATAGATAGTTGTACAGGACAACTATATGATTCAGCTTACACTGAAATAGAACTAGATGAATTTTGTAATAGTTCTAAATAAGGAGTGATTTGTATGAAAACACAAGATGTTATAAATTTATACAATAAAGATAATATATTAAAATGGTTTGAGAACTATAAAACATTCTGCTACAACATATCAGATATATCTCAAATAAAACATGAATTTTTAGTAGGAGAACTTAATGAACTACGTTTATGTTGTAAGAGTACTAAAGCTATTAACCAAATATATAATAAAATGAAGGAGTGGATATTAGTATGTTAAAAATAGGTAATGAGGATGTTGTAACAATAACTGTAAAAACATTTGAATATGAGGAAGTTAAAGCATTTAAAATTAATCAAGATAACGATATACAAAAACAGTTGGCAGAGATATACGAATTTATTAAATACTGTAAAAAATGTGATATAGAAGAGATGGGATATAAATTAGACTATATAATTACTTTGGAAACAGCTACAAATAGTTATGGAGATTACAATATTAGAAAACATCATAATAATGTTTACAGTATTGTAAATGCTTAGTTATTAGAGGGGGTGTTATTAAAATGAAAGAATATACACTAAATGTTAATGATGAGGTATACGTACTATTACCTCCAACCAAGGTAGAACCTTATAGATATGTTAAGGGATTTATTCGTAACTTTATAAGTAAACGTGGAGCATATAAATTGCCTGATTCTTTAACCATAAATTTGGATAATATAGATGATATTAAAAGACGATACAAAGTGCATGTAACAAACTTAGAAGATTCACGTAAGTATTATCTATGCGATGTACATAAAATTTACACTTTAGATGAATTTAATATGTTAAAAACAGATATAGAAAATCTTACAAAACTAAAAACATATAAAGACCAACTGGAGTATATGTATAACACATACATATATGATGAACTGGAGGGGTGGAACCCTAAATACTTACCAAAGTTTTAAATTGAGATTTAAGCTATATTTAATATAATATAATGTAAAGTTATTATTAAACTATAAAAGTGTTTTAAAATTGAACCTAACACGATATGGACATATATTATAAATAGGAGGTGTTATTTAAAATGAATAAAGATAAATACGGTTATAGAATGCCTTTATTAACCAGTAAACCTTATTCTTTAGTTAATGTACAACATAAAAACAAATTAGCACAATTATTTTGTAAGCATAACTATATACTTCTTAATAGATTTGATAAAACTACAGTTTTTGAAAATATTCAAGGAGATGAAATAGTTAGTATTTGTCCAAAATGTGGTAAAATAGAATTTACAACCTTTTTTAAATACGAAGGTATGGGATATAAATAAACATAGGAAGGTATTATAAATGAGAGAGACTACAATATTAAATAAAATACAAAAGTTAGTTGAACAGTTGGACTACAAAGAAGCATATATAACAATTGTAACTAATAACAGTGAGTATAATATGAAATTACAAAAACGAACTCCAGCAGGATTTAGGTTTAACAACGATAGTGACAGTGGAGGTGATTTTAATGGAGAATAATTGGTTCACAACAGCTTTAATATTCTTTATAACAACACAAGCTTTACTTATATGGAATATCATTTTAGTTTGTGAAAAGTTATGTTACAAACGTAAAGAAACAACATTAACTGCTCAAATGTGTTATTATCAAAGAAAGTACGACCAACTACAGGACAATATTAAGGCTAAGGAGGAACAAGAATAATGTTTGATGAAAATTGGCAAGACATAAATATATCTAATTTAAATGAGATGATGAAGTATATAAGAAAACCCAAATTAATCAACAAAGTATATAAGTATATGGAGTTAGGAACAATACCTAAAAACAAAGTTAATAAGTTAATAAAGCAACTTGTTAAGGAGTATAATAAAAATAAAAATAAGATTAACTGGTAGTGAGGAGATGATGTAGATGACTAATGTACAAAATGTAAATTTACGTGTAGACCCTAAATATCAACATTTACATATAAGAAATAAATTACCTCAAATTATTTTACCTAAGAATAAAATACCTATGTTTATTGAATGGTGGAATGAAGACGTTAGATTTCTAAAAGATGTTCCACGAACATTTAATGAGGGATATTTTATTATTGAAAACGAAATACTGGACGATGATTTATCTAAATATAAAGATATTATTATTGATAATGCTAAACACTATAGTAAAACATACAGAGAAATAGAAAATATTCTAAAAGAGCAAATAATGTCCACTAGAAAATTTACAGCACACTTTAGATTTGAAGACGATAAATTAAAAATACTAAATTACAATAGTAATAATGAATTGTTTAGTGGTATGGATATTCAACTAGCTACACCTAGTATGAAGAATGTTGAGGATATGGACCCAATATCGCCTTTTGATAATTTTCCAAAATTACATACATTGAATGACATACAAAATGAACTTAATAAGGTTGTGGTAGATTTACTAGTAACTAGTTTGTGGTATATGGCTACAACTACACACAAAACAAGTTATTATTACGAAAAAACAAATAAAGATTATATAGAGTCTACTAAGGATAAGCGTGTAGTACAAGTTAAGCAACATAGATGTATAAATACACCTATATATGATTTTAACAAGATACGTAAAACAACTGTTAAAAAACTAATACAACATAGACAGGGATACACATATTCACATTCATTTCAAGTACAAGGACACTATAGAAGATATAAAGATGGTAAGGTTGTATTTGTTAAATCCTATGTAAAAGGTAAGAATAAAGAATTTAGACAACAAACAATTACACTACAACCTACAAGTATAGAAAGGAGTTAATATGAATTACATTATATTTTTAGACCTCGACGGTGTATTAACTCCTTGTAATTACTTAAAGTATATACATAACAAATTTGTTAATGAAGATAATAGTTTTCACTATAGAAACATATTACAACGCTACATATTTAGTGAAGATGGTGTTAAATGTTTAAATTATTTATATGATAAGTGTAAATATTCTATTGTTTTAAGTAGTACAAGGAGATATGAGTTTAGCTTAGAACAGTGGAATTTTATTTTTGATATAAACCAAATCAAACCTAATATAATTGGAGTTACACCCGCATCATCTAATTGTATAAGACAAGATGAAATTACATCTTATATAAATAAACATAATTGCAAATTGCCTTTTATAGTTATAGATGATGATACTTTTGATTTAGAGCAATATAAAGATGTTTTAATATATGTAAATGGGCAAACGGGTTTAACATTAGATTACATGGGTATTATACAACAAAAACTAAAGGAAGTGATTAAATACAATGACAAATAATGAACACGATACAATGATTTTTAAAAGATTAAAACAACATCTAAATTATGTTAAAGAGCAGTTTCCTAATAATGATATAGTTTATATAGCATTACAGGGAAGTCAAAATTATAATTTAGATTACTACACTGAAGAGTATACAAGTGATGTGGATACAAAGGCTATAATTTTACCTACATTAGAAGATATAATATTAAATGAAAAACCTACATCTATAACTTTACTAGTTCCAACAGTTCATAACGGTATTGTGTGTGAACCTTCGGAGCATTGTGATGTTAAAGATATTAGATTAATGTTTGAATGTTTTAAAAAGCAAAACATCAATTACATAGAAATACTATTTTCAAAATATAGAATAATAAATAAAAATTACAGGGAATCTATAATGACTTTATTAGCTAACAATGAACTTATTGCTAGATATGACCCCATACTTGCTTTAAAGATGATAGGCAATATGAGTGTACAAAAATTAAAGGCATTATGTCATCCTTATCCATCTTTAATGGATAAGATAAATAAATTTGGATATGACCGGTAAACAATTACATCATATACTACGTTTATCAGAGTTTATTGATAATTACATAGAAGGCAAACCTTACTCAGAGTGTTTAGTTACACATAACAATAAAGAGAGTTTGGAAAAAGCTAAGTTTAATCAATATAGTTTACAAGAAGCAGTAGATTTAGCTAATAAAGTAACAGAAGAAACTTTAAATAAAATGAATAGCGCTATACAGAATATATACTCAGATAATAAGGAATCCATAGATAAAATACTTGATAAAATTACTATAGATGTATTTAAACAACATTTAAATATTCCAAAAGCAACATGTACAAAAAAAGTTTACCCAACAAATTTTAAACATGTTTTCGTTACATCTGATTTACATTTTGGACATAACAATATATTAAAATATGAATATAAACGTTGGGAAATGATGGGTACTAATGAACAAACTAGTATAGTTAAATATATTACTGATTTGGGCACATCACAAGAGGAAATGTGTAACTTAGTAGATGATGATTGGTTAGGAATAGAAAATGAAGTAATTAAGTTATGGATAGATAAACACGACGAAAAACTAATAAATAATTGGAATAGTGTTGTGAGTAATAATGACATAGTATACATTCTAGGAGATTTATCTTTTAAATCAGGTTTAGAAACTAATGAGATATTAAAACGTTTAAATGGACATAAAGTTTTAGTTAAAGGTAACCACGAAAACATATGGATGGATAAAGATGCTGATTTATCTTTATTTGATGAAATAGTAGATTATAAGGAGTTTGATTATAAAAATCATAAATTTGTTTTAAGTCATTATCCAATACAATGTTTTAATAAAGCTAACAAAGGTGCAATTCACTTATTTGGACACATACACTCTAATGAGTTAGAATATCCAATTAAAAATGCATTTAATGTGGGTGTAGATGTTAATAACTATAGTCCAGTTAACATAGACAAATATATTTCCTTGTATAGCGAAATATAAAATATTTATTGTAGGAGAAAAATATATGCGGATTAAAATATAAAATAGAAAGCTTTATAGATGATATTAAAGTTAAAATACAAAGAGCTAAAAGAGGTTTTTCTTATACAGACTGTTATAATATAAATAGTTGGTTAAGTCATCAATTTGTAGGTATGATATTGTGTTTAAGAGATAATAGTATAGGATATCCTATGAACATTAAAGAACGAACAAATATAACAGAATTTCCAAAAGACTGGGTAAAATCCTATATACCAATTATAGAAAAAATTCTGCGAGATAGAGGAGATGTAGAGCGATTTAATCCCAATAATGATGCACACATGTGGTTACTTATATTGACTAGGATTGCATATTGTTTTGAACATTTAGATGAGGATATTTATAAATGTCCTTACAATGTAGGAGATAAAGAATTTATAACTTGGTGGGATGAAAAATCCGAAGAGATGTTAAAATATAAAGAAGAAGCATATAGATTATTAGAAAAATATCATTATGATTTGTGGGATTAGTTAAATTAAATATACAAAGGATGTTATTATTTATGATAGATGTTAAGAATTTAAATCATAACAATGCTACACCAGATACATTGCTATTGGAGTATTTTAAGGAATGTAACCCTCTAACATATAAACAGATAGCACATAAATGTTTTGGAGGTAGTGTTAATAAAAAACAAGTTAATAAACTTGTAAATTCCATAAGAAAGATGGGATATAAAATACAACCTATTGCTAATTATGGGTTTATGTTTTATGGAAGACGAATTGTAGAAAGGAGTAAAAAATAATATGGATACATTTATAATACAAACTCAGGATAATGTACTTATAAATTTTAAATACGTTATAAAAATGTATGTAGAAGATACTGAGCAAACACAAACAGAATATAATGAAGTTGTAGCACTAGTAGACGAAAGTCCAAATAGCCAAAAAGTTACTTTAGGTAAGTATAGAGATTTAGAGTTAGCTCAAAGTGTATTAAATAATTTAAGAGAAAATATTGTAATAAGAAGAACTGGTTATTATATAATTGTTTCAGATATTCTACAATCTTAATTGGAGGTTAATCAGAATGTTAGATAATAGAGCTGTACAAATATTAGATGATTTTCATGGTTTTTTAAAAACAAATTTAATACCTTTATCTATAAGTAATTTACAAATCCCATTTAGTGTTGGAGATTTAATGGAAGCTATAAATATTGCTAAATTTACTTTAGAAAATAAGGACGAATTTTATATAAGTAAGGATGTTATATACGAAGAAGTTTTATACAATTTAAATGAGAATACATCTGTTGTAGATATAAAAAATAAATTAGTTCAACTATTAGGTAAAGAATATGAAGATAGTTGTAACTCTGATTCAACTACTATTAAAGCTGTAGGTGATTTAGAGTTAAGACATTGTGTTTTTATAAATAAACCTGCAGATAAAAATGAAATAGAGATAGTTAAGAGAATTGAAGATGGTACTTGTTATACAATTGCTAATTTTGTTCTTAATCTTGATGATGGCATATACCAAGTAAATAGTTGCGAAGATAGATTGAAAGATAATATTGATTGGAATGCTTTTGGACAATTAGTTACTGCAGGTTATGAATATCTAAATAAATTAAAATATGGAGGATAATTAACATATGAAAGATAAAACAGATATTAGCACAGAACGTTTTTTTACAAATATACTTTATATAGGTACTAGAGGAGTTGTAGATGCTGCGTTATTATATGCTTGGACGTATATTGCTTATAAATATAATGTTTGGTGGTGTCTAATTTTTCCAACATTATCTATACTAATAAATACGTATTTTATGGGAGAGTATTTAAAAAACAGTAATGTAAGTAATACCAAAAACATGAATGTTAAAAAACATAAATTAGAAGAATAAATAAATATTTACTTTTTTTAAAATATACTTGTTTTTTACATATATTTATGTTATATTACAAATGTAAGTGTGTAATAAAAATTTATAAAAATTAATCTGTTCTAAAAATTTAAAAAACCCTAAGATGTTATAATATATAAAGTTATTATATATTATATGCTTAATATTTTTATACAATTTCTACCTTGTAGATGATATAATATTACATAAACTAAATAAATTTTCATACACACTTTTATATATGTGGTAATGGGTGAGTTGGCTTAAACCACAACCCTGCTAAGGTTGCGAAGCTTATAAAGTTTCCGAAGGTTCGAATCCTTCTTACCACGCCAGATAGTGTTAGTGCTATCAAAATTATTAACGTCCGTAAGGTAGGAACCCTAACCTACCTTACACAATTTTATAAGATTTATATCTTGTTAGTTTAATGGTAGAACAACTGTGACGACAGTTATGTGGGTTCAATTCCTACACAAGATAAGCAGAGATGACTATAACATCTTTACTACTCTAATTGGTTTTATTGCTTATCACAATATAGAGGTCAAAGCAATTTATAGTAAAAGTGATAGCTATACTTTCAACACTTCGTAAAAATAAAAATGGAAGTTATACATTGGACGGTAGCCAAGTGGTAAGGCACATGACTTTGACTCATGCATGCGTTAGTTCGAATCTAACTCGTCCAACCATACCTAACTTAATAATATAAGTTTAATTGCTTCATTTTAATTATATTATTTAGTTAAAAACTAGTTATTATAATATAACATTTATAAAAAATTAAAAATGTTTTTATGATAGAAATTTTGTATTTTTGTACTTATTATTAAATTGGTTTAATAATATCTCTAATTTTATAATAAGGTTAAGATGTTATTATAGTAATACAGTATTAAGTATAAGGTTATAATACTGTAAAATATATAAAAAATATACTGCAGGGTAGAGAAGTGGTTATCTCGTCAGGCCCATAACCTGAAGGTCATAGGTTCGAATCCTATTCCTGCACCCACTTATTAGTTAAGTTTTTATCCATAGTTGTTCATTTTCTTAACTAATAAGAGTTTTATTTGTTATTTTGGTTAGAGGAGTGGCTAACAGTTTGGAGAGGTTCGTTCAACTCTTTAGATATTTATAGTATTTTCACGTACAAGAAAATACCTCCACTAATATGTGCATGTTGTTTTATTATTTGTGTATTTTTGTTTTGCGAGGATTAAAATACATATAGTTTATAGTAAAACAGTTCCTTACTAAGAGAGATGTATGCTGGATATGTTTTTAATTGACTTGGCCGAAGGCTAATTAAATGTATCAGGGAGGACACATATATCTCTTATATCCGGGTGTAGCGCAGTTGGTAGCGCACGTGGTTTGGGACCATGGGGTCGCAGGTTCGAATCCTGCTACCCGGACCATATTTTAATTTAATATATGGCGCTAGGGGCAGTCGGTTAAGCCATTGGATTTTCATTCCAAAGTGCTGTGTTCAACTCACAGTAGCGTCACCACTTTAGGCCCTACCTATACAGTAACACTCCGTATAGTCTATTCTTGGTAAAGTAGGATAAAGTCCAAGAGTCAAGTACACACGGCAAGAGTGCTCGGTATAAACGTTGTGGTGAGTAAGCAGTGTATTAAGTAGCAACGTGACATTCTGGAGAGACAGAATAACCTCTTATTGAAATAAGAAATGTTTCTTTAATAGTTCATTTCAAAAACTATTACTCCAATCTATAATATATGTTTAGAAAGAAATGTAGTATTTATATGTAGTACAACATGTAATTTTATAATTATATTATAGATAAGATTGTTAGGAGCAGAGCATCGAAGCCGTTCAACTTTATAAAGAATATAAAGCTCTCGTGGGAACCACGTAAATAACCGTACTTCATCAATATGAAACACTTAAAGTATATTGACGGCGCCTGACCGAGGAGGGCATAGATTTGGTGTAGTCTATGGTAACTATGTGCTAAAGATACACTTCGTTACTACAAACGAAAAATCATAGAATATAATTGTAAGTTGACTATTATTCAAGATGAATAACGGTTTCTGAGAGTTACTTTCCGATAGTAAGTGATTCTAAGTGTGTACAACTTCCAGTGAACCTGGTTTTAAAATGTTACAGGATTGAGGGTTAGTCCTCTATAACCCAATACTTAACTGTGGGTATGTATATTAACTTTTGGACGTCAAAAAGTTAACACAGTTTATATTCCTCAATAGCTCAGTAGGTAGAGCGTTCGGCTGTTAACCGAAATGTCACAGGTTCGAGTCCTGTTTGAGGAGCCATTTGTTTTTGGGCAGTTGGGTGAGTGGTTAAAACCGCCAGACTGTAAATCTGGTCTCATTTGAGTTCTCTAGTTCGAATCTAGAACTGCCCACCATTTAAATGACGCCACTTTAGCTCAGCTGGTAGAGCAACTGACTTGTAATCAGTAGGTCGTCTGTTCGATTCAGACAAGTGGCTCCACAATATTTTTAGGAGTTAGGTATGAATAATAAAATTTATATCCACTATGGACATTCACATTTTGATTCTAATAAAATGTTACCCATCAAAAATAACTGTTTTTTAACTAAACCCTTAGGTGGATTTTGGGCTAGTTGTGTGAATAGTAAATTTAGTTGGTTAGATTGGGTACAGCAAAACAATTATTACACAGATAAATTTAACCTAGATAACTTATATTTTAAATTCAAACTAAAACCCAGTGCCAAAGTATTAACTATAACCAATGTATCACAATTAGAAGATTTACCACATCAAAGTAACTCAGATTATAATTCTTTATGTTCACTTTCCAATTGGACATTATTAGATTTTGAACAACTATCTCAAATCTATGACGCTATTGAAGTTATAATTTCAAGTGATATAGAGTTATATTATCAATTATATGGTTGGGATTGTGATAGTATCTTAATAATGAATAAAAATATTGTAGAAGAAATTTAAACTGTAAGAATATTATGTAACAATTAAATTATAATAAGGAGGTAGATTATTGTATGGCAAAGTATGATTACAAACCTGAATATGAAAAAATTTTTAAATTAACTGAAAAGGAGTGGAATGAGTTACCTGATTATCGTAAATCTGATATGATAGATTTACATGAATTTTCCAAAAAATTTAAACAATGGTTAAAAGTTATAATAATAGTAGGTTTAATAATTTTTGGTATAATTACTTTTTTTAATTCTATTAAAACTGTTCCTACAGGATGTGTTGGTGTAAAAACTAGATTTGGTAAGGTACAAGATAACACCATTAGTGAGGGTTTTAATTTTAAAGCACCTTACATAGAAAAGATAATACTTATAGATTGTAAAACCAAGAAAATAGAAGTAACAAGTGAGAGTTCGTCTAAAGATTTACAAACAGTTAAAGTAACTATAGCTGTAAACTATAATGTTAACAAAAATACAGCAAATAAACTATATAAAGAAGTTGGAACAGATTATGAAAATATTATAATTAGTCCAGCAATACAAGAGAGTATAAAATCTGTTATGGCACAATATACAGCTGAGGAGTTAATTACTAAAAGAGCAGAAGTTTCATCTAAAATACATGAAACACTATTTAATAAAATACAAAATAGAGGTTTTGACGTAACAGAGTTTAACATTACAAATATAGACTTTAGTGATACATTTGACCAAGCTATTGAAACTAAAGCTGTTAAACAACAAGAAGTGGAAACAGCTAAAGCAGAACTAGAAAAACAAAAAATTCAAAATGAAAAAGAGATATCTGTAGCAGAAAAGGATGCAGAGGTAATGAGATTACAGAACAGTCAAATAACAGAAAATACACTTAGACTAAAGGAATTAGAGGTACAACAAAATTTAATTAACAAGTGGAATGGACAATTACCTACTACAATGTTAAATGATGGAATTAACTCCTTACTTACATTAAATAAATAAAAAAATTAAATACGTTCAATTGAACGTATTTTTTTTATTCTTCTATAGATGTTAATATCTATATAGGAGGTTGTATTAAATATGAGAAAGATGGATTCTTTATTTAAAAGAACGTTTTTACAAGGTACGTTAAATGGTCAGATAGTTGATTATCGTAGATGTGAAAATGAAATCAATCCTAATTGTTTATGGTTATACGATACATCTAAACATAGGTGGGCAACTGAAAAAATAGATGGAAGTTGTTGTTTAATTAAAAATAACAAAATTTATAGGAGATATGATTTAAAACCTGGAAAGATATTACCTAAAGGAGCTATTCCTTGTCAAGAGAAGGCGGACCCAATTACAGGTCACTTTCCTCACTGGCTATTGTGTGAAAAGGACAATAAACAATTTGATGATAATTGGTACATTCAAGCATTAGAAGAGCAAGATGAGTGGGAGGATGGTACGTATGAAATTGTTGGTCCACACTTTAGTTCTAATCCTTATAACCTTAAAAAAGATAAACTAATTAAACATGGTAGTATTAAATTGGATGGTGTACCCTTTGACTACGAAGGTATAAAACAATATTTACATGATAATTATATAGAAGGTATAGTGTTTTATGATGAAGATGGACATATGTGTAAAATAAAAAGAACTGATTTTAACTTTAAGTGGAATCAAGGTGGGTACATACAAACACATACAGAGAAACATAAGTTAATTATAGACAAAGGAAAACAATATATCACACAAGAGTTATATAATTATAGTTGTGTAGATTTACCTAATATTACTCGAGAAGTTAGTGATAAATATAATGCTTTAAAATGTCTCAAAGAATATATAGAAGAATTAGAGCATAGATGTGGTGTAGATAGTTATGTATTTATTAAAGATGATTCAATATTTGATAATAAATAGTTTACATTTTTTAAAATATATGTTATAATTTGTATTAAGTTTGGAGGAGATATAATGATTGAATATTCAGATATATTTACAGATAGGGACCCACAACCTAATACAATAAATCATAAATGTTCTAATTGTGGAGAATGTTGTAGTATAATAATACCCTTAACGGAAAAAGAAGTACAGGTAATAAAAGACTATGTTAAGGTACATAATATACAACCAACAAATAGAATCAATGAAAATAATATGAATGCTAAGTGTTGTTTTCTAGGTGAAGATAACATGTGTAAAATTTATGAAGTAAGACCTTATGTCTGTAGAGATTTTAAATGTGACCACAAAGATTGGAGACAAAGAAGAGTTAAATATGCTCAAAGAGCTAAGTATAATGGAGTTCTTGACAAACATTTTAAAATGGCAACATTTGACGATTTAATATATGGAGATTGTTCTTATTTAATACTAATGTTAGCCGAAATAGCTAGAGATTCAAATAGAAAAGTAGATGAACAAAAGTTTCTAATTGCACTCGAAAGGGCTGGCAGACAAGACATTCTAAAGCATATGAAATATACATTAGAAGGTATGTAATACAGTAGAGGAGAGAGTTAAATATATGAATATAATTAAACTTATTAAACCCTTATTTTGTGAACATCAATTAGATTTGGAAAATCCAATAGTACAACCTTATGTTGATTCTAATAAACATTATTTTATTAAGTACAGATGTTATAAATGTGGTAAAGTATTTATAGAAAATTTTAAATTAGAGGAATAATTGATACGGTTTATAATTTAATTATATTTTCTAACGATTATAATATTTATAACTATAATATCGATTATTTATAACAGTATTGTAATGGATATGTAGACTGTAAATACTATATAGAAGATAAACAAATAAATGTTAAATAGAATGGGGATAAAATTATGAATAAAGAAGATATGGGAAATGTAAGTGATGGTTATCACACATTTAATGAATTGTACGATTTTAGAAAGTTATATAACGCAGCACTTTTTAATGAATGGTACAAGTTTAGGAAAGATATCATAGTATACAAAAGTAAAAAACATTATGACAATGTTGAATGTTTTGATGGTAACTGGTTTATAGTTGTAGCTATTCTACCAAATGGACAACAAATAAGTAATCATTACGAATTAAAAGATTGGGATTTATTTAAAATACCTGAAGTACCTAAATCATTACATCCTTATGATGGACACACAGCACAAGATGTAATTAAAAGATTAACAGAATTTATTAAAAATAATTAGAGGGAGTTGAAAGTTATTGGAAAGTGTTTTAGACATATTATTATCAATTCAAAATACAAGTGGAACAAATGATAAATTAGAAATATTAAAACAAAATATAGATAATCAAGAACTAAAGGATATTTTATTTTATACATATAACCCATTCTATGTTTATGGAATATCAGGTAAAAAGATAAATAAAGATTTGCCTGATATGACATTAAATATTAGTGAAAATAAGATAGATAATATTATTGATTTATTTAAATTTTTGAGAGTTAACAATACAGGTTCAAATCAAATATGTTACAAAGTTCAGCAATTTATAAAAAATCAACCGGAGCAATATCAACAATTATATAAAGACATAATAACTAAAGATTTAACTCTAGGTGTTAATGTAAAAAGTATAAATAAAGTGTGGAAGGATTTAATTCCAGTATATGAAGTTCAACAAGGAGAACGTTTATATGATAACTTAGATAGAATATATAAAGAGAATTTAGATATAATTGTTACACAAAAATTTGATGGACAAAGATGTTCAGCAAGAGTACAAGATGGAAATGTATTACTGTACTCTAGAAATGGTAAAGTATATGAAGGTTTAATAGATTTACAAAATCAATTAAGTAAATTACCTAATGGAATGTATGATGGGGAGCTATTATTAGATTACAAACTTAATAAACACAATGATTTATTTTCTAATACTGTTGAAGAAAATAATATGATAGATGGTATATATGTACCAAAAATAGAGTCTAAAGAATTATTTAAGAAAACTGCTTCTATTGTAAATTCTGATATGGAAGATAAGAAAAACATAAATATATGGTTATACGATTATACAAGTTTAGATAGTTTTGATACATTCACCGATTTTAAACAACCAACATCTTATAGAAAAAGTCATCTAGAAAACTTAATAAACAATTTACAAGACTGTCCTAATATAAAAAATACACCAATACTATATCAAGGTAAAATGAATGAAAATATTGTTAATAACTTATTAGATAAAGTTATAGGTTTAGGACAAGAAGGGCTAATGATTAACATTGCTAATGCTAATTATGAGTATAAAAGAAGTAAAAATATGTTAAAGGTAAAGAAAATGTACACTGTAGACTTAAAAGTTATTGATGTGGAAGAAGGCAGTGGTTTAAATAAAGGTAAATTAGGAGCCTTAGTTGTTAACTATAAAGGGTTCAACGTTAGTGTAGGTAGTGGACTAACTAAAGAACAAAGAGAATATTGGTGGCAAAACAAACAAGATATATTGAATAAAATTATAGAAGTACAATACTTTGAGGAAACTACAAACAAAAAAGATTCTAGTGTAAGTTTAAGATTTCCTGTTTTTAAACAAGTTAGAAATGATAAATCTGAAGAAAGTTATTTCTAAAGTAAATTGAATAAAGTTAAATTATTAGTTGTATGTAATTAAACATACAACTTTTTTATGTCTTTACTTGTAAAATATTAACGATATGTAGTTTGTGAATAAATTATAAAACAATAAACAAACTATATTAAACTAATATAAAAGTCCTTTAAAATGGATTTTAGTAGCAAATAGGAGGTATTTTATGCGTAAGAAAAATAAAGTAGAAGAATCAGAATTTACAAATATAGATGAAATTGTAAACAATGAGGCTGAAAATATTACAGAGGAAGATGCAGTTATAAATGATATAATTGAATCTGCAGCAGATGAACAACCAAGTGAAACAACAGAGATTGTAGAAGAAAAAACAAAAATAAAAAGTGAAAAAGCTAAAAAAGCTAAAGTTAGTACACTTTCACAATTTTTGTACTAGAAAAAATTTAACTTTACACTAGTAAAATATTATTGAGGTAGAACAATAATAAAACTCTTTTATAGTTATTCCTTGTTTAGATTTTATTATCCAAACTAACACAATAATTATATAGGAGATAATTAGATAGATTCAAATCTATCAAAATATTATAGAGGAGGTATTAGTTATGGCAACTAAGAATTTTGAAGTACCAGCAACGGTAACAATTACAAATAATGGAACAGAGGATGTAGGATTTAGATATTTTAGAGTTAATTTCATCGAAGTACTAAAACCTGCAGATGTTGTTGTATTAACAGCAGGTTCAAGTGAAGAAGCTGCATACTATGCTGCATTAGCAAATACTGCAACTGGTTTAACTGTTGAAGTAGCTAAAGGTGAATAGTGTATAGACAGTAATAATTGTTTTGTTATTAACTTAATAAATTTATTTTAATAAGTTGATATAAATTTTTGTTGTTTTATTGTATATAGTCTTACCAATTAAGTCCGTGCTCTACCTCATGGATACTAATTGATAGTAGGGCGTACAATAAAACAACAAACTTATAATTTTCTACTATAAAGTAGATAAGGGAGGTTATAGTACACATGGATAATACAGATAACATATATAAAGATAATGATTTAGTAAAACCTCGTACATATCCTCGTATGAAAAAAAGAACTAAAGCAATTGTTAAATACATTGAAACACAGTTGGGCGTTCCTGTATTAGACTTAGAACTAACACCTAAAGACATAAAACAAGTTGTAGATGATTCATTTGAAGAAGTTAAGCATTATATATCTGATTTATATACTGTTACTGTACCCTATGCTAATTGCATAGATTTAGCTGGATATAATATACATTCTGTAGAATCTGTTATGAGAGCACAAGATAGCATTTTAACTGGTTCCATTTTTGCTGTTCCAACTACAAGTACTGTAACATCGCTTGGGATGTACAATATGGACGGATATATGAATGCTATAATGACTAAAAGGAATTTAAACATTTTAGCAACTGATATGCAATTTATTTGGGATAAACCAAACCAAAAATTATATTTAACAGCTAATCAAAGTATACCTAGTTTTGTAACAATTAACTTTAAACCGGAATATCTTTGTATTGAAGATATAAGAGAGGACTACTGGGAAACACAAATAAGAAAGTTAGCTTTAGGTCAATGTAAGATTATATTAGGTAGAATTAGAAGTAAGTATAAGTCTAGTTCTACTAAATTTGAATTGGATGGAGACACCTTGTTATCGGAGGGTAACGCAGAAGTTCAAAGTGTTAGACAATATTTAGATGACAATAGAGATATATTTACAGTTTTAAACTAAAATTATTTTTAAGGAAAGGAGTACATGTAACAATGTCAAAAATTAGTTTACTAGAGGCAACTAAATTAGCTTTACAAGGTAAATTAGAAGAAAGTTGCGAAATAGAAAAACCACAAAAATTATCAAAAAACAATAAAAAAGATTTAGAAGAATCAATAGCAATAGCAAATGACGATACTGTAGTTTCAATTGATGATAAAAAAACTGAAATTATAATGGGCGATGAAACTGTTACAGTTGTAGATAATACAACAGATGATGCAATTGTAGATACAGCAGAACAAGCAGAAGTTATCGAAGAAATTCCTGTGGAAGATACACCAGTTGAAGACATTTCTCCAGAAGAAACAGAGGAAGTTGTCGAAGGAGAAACAGAGGAAGTTGTTGAGGAATCAAAGAAAATTAAGAAAGAGGATGTTGAAGTTAGCTTAGACAAAGATTATGATGAAATGCTTAAAGATATACATCAAGATTATATAGACCAAGGAATGGAAGAATCTTTTTGGTCAGATTTAGTTAATGTAACATCAATAAATACAGATGAAATAACAAATTGGTATAAAGAATCTTTTGAAGTAGAGGAATCTTGTAAAAAAGAAGGTACAGCAGAAAAATGTACAGAATCTAAAAAGTTACAAGAATGGATAGAAGATGAATATGACTTTAAGAAATTCTTAGCATATGAAATTATAAATAAGAGACAAGATTTAAAAGATAAAATAGATGTTAATGATTTTGAAGATAATGAAATAGTTAATAAAGTATACGATAGTGTTGTTGATTCTTTAGATTACAACATTGATAATGCTCTAGAAACTGTAGAAGTTGAAGAGACTGAAGAAATTGAAGAATCAAAAGAAATTGAAACAGAAGTTAGTGAAGATACAACAGAAGTTGATGATACACAAGAAGTTGATGATACACAAGAAGTTCAAGAAGAACCTACTGTAGAGGATAAAATTAAAGAACTTACAGATAAATTAAGTGAACTACAATCAGAATTAGATTCACTAAAAAATGATGTATGCGAAGATGGAGAATGTGAAGAAGCTACAGATGAAACAGAAGTAGAGGATACAGAAGTTGAAGCTGATGATGAACTAACAATTGATTTATTTGATGAGAAATTTTCAAAATATTGTGAAGAGTGTGACCCAAATTGGGAAGGATTTGAAACAGAGTCTATAACAGAATCAGATGATGGAATTTGTGTAAAAGGAAACATAAAAGGAAAAGAAAATAAAACGGAATCTATAGAATTTAAAATGAACAAAATTGTAGATTCAAGAGGGGTTGCTAAATACAAAACAACAGAGATGAAAAATGAAAGTTTAGGTAACTTTTCTATGTTAACTATTACTAAAGACAATTTAGTAGAATGTAAGTTAATTAAAAAACTTAAATAAAAATATAAGAAAGGAGTAAAACATGAGTTTTATAAATATTAACACTAATAATTTATCTAGAACATTAAGAAACTCAACTACGTTTATTGATAACTGGGTATACATTCCTGGAACTACAATAACAGGTGACCCAAGACAACCAATGCTATTTGAATCATTAAATGATTTTGTTTATGCTTGTGGTGACCATAGCCCAGTAGATTCAAAAACTTTTGAGTATGTAGCTGGTATACTTAATAGTGGTTTACCTGTAATTTTCCAAAGAATTGCTTATGTAACTACTACAGTAGATGGACAAACTGTTAAAACATTAGCAGTAACTCCAGCTCAAGCATCATTTAAACATGCTGCAGCAAGTGAAGATGACCCACCTGCTAGTTTAATTGATTTCAAAGTATATGAAAAATGGGGTGGAACTTATGGTAACAGTATGGCAGTTACAATGAGAAACACAAGTACAGCTATATGGATAGATGTATATTACAATAGTCAATTACTAGAGCAAAAGAAAGTTGTTACATTTAATACAACAGCTACTCAATTAGAAATTGCAACAGATTTAATTAAAGGATTAAAAACAACAGAATTTGATAGAATAAAAATTGAAGTTGTTAATACAAATCCAGCTACATTTAATACACAAACAGTACAAAATGTTCAATTAAGTGGCGGAACAGACTTCAATGAGGATAATGTAGTTAGAGAACTACCTGCATATTATAGTATGATTACAGATAAAATTTTGTATCAACCTAAATTTATAACAAGTGGTGGATATACAGACGCAGAAGACTCTTCAACATATCCAATAGCAGAGGCTATGAAAAACTTAACTTTACTTAGACAAGACTGTAGAGCTTTAATTGATATTCCATATGGTAAACCAGCTGAGGAACAACAACAATATGCTAATGCTTTAGGATATCAACAATTAAGTGATAGTCAACCTATACCAAGTGCAAGTATTTGTTCACCTTGGCAATATATGCAAGTTGGTTCTAATCAATTGTGGATGCCACCATCATATGCATTCTTAACTGTTGTTGGTAGTGCTGTTTCAGCTGGAGGTGAGCCTTATACACCAAAAGCAGGTATAACTAGTGGTCAAGTTAGTAACGTAATAAAACCTGAGTTTGAAATTGGTTCAGATTTATCAGAACAATGGCAAAGTGATACAGAAGTAAATATCAACCCAATAATGAGAATGCAAGGTGGAAGATATGTTATAGCTGGAAATAGTACATTGTTAATTCCAGAAGCAACTGGAAATTACGATAATGCATTTATGGAATCAAGTATAGACTTAACTGTAATTGAAATAAGACGTATTATATATAATGTAGCACAACAACTACAATATCAATACAACTTAACTGAAGCATTTGAAAACTTTGCACTTAGAGTTGGAAGTTCATTAGACAGAATGGAAACAGAGGGAGCTGTAATGGATTACACTATTACTAATGTAAGTTCTGCAAACGAACCTAGAAAACTAAAAGTAAGAGTAGATGTATACTTAACACCAACAATTAAGGCTATTGAAATTTACTTAAATGTAGCTTACGGTAATGTATCATTAACTACAGGAGGTGAGAGCTAATGGGTGCAATTAAACATGATGAAGATTTAAAGAATGAGGATATTGAGAAGTACCTTGGTGTAACCTATATGTTAAATCATAAAGCCGATTTCGAACCTGGTAGAAGCTCAGACTTTATTTTAAAAATTAAGTTTACAAGAGACTTATACAGTATGGACGGTGAAAAGGTAGCTACGGCAGAAGAAGCAAGTGAAGCTTTAGCACTTTCATTAAGAGATTATGCTGGACCTGAAATGAGTATAGAAAAACTTTCTATTAAAACAGGTAATGGTACAATGAACTACGCAGGTACACCAAGTATAAGTGATTCTTCAATATCATTTACAGATTATATTGGTTTGAAAACAGAATACATTTTATTAGCTTGGTATGCAATGGCACACAATGTACAAAATGATAAAATAGGTTTCAAAGAATATTATTCACAAGATGGTATCTTATATAAATGGGCTCCAAATGGAACTAGACAAATTTCATGGAAGTTAAGGGGATGTTGGATAAATAGTTACTCACTAGGGCAATTTAATAGACAAAATCCAGAGGAAAGACAATTTAGTACAACTATAGTATATGATAAAGCTATTCCTTGGACAACTCCTAACTTTGATACTTGGATTGTTTCAGAAAATGACAAAGATAATCAAAATACTTCTGCGGCATTTACAAACTACAACAATCCAAATTATTTAGGTACAATGAGTACAGAATTACGAAACTAATAAAAATAAAAAGGATACAATAAAATGTATCCTTTTTATTATCTTTAAAAATGTCTTTATTTCGTACTACAATCAAAAATAACAAGTTTTAAACAACAAATAATGTAATTACATTATTAAAAATTAAAAAAGTGTAATAGTCTGTCTCCTACAACAAATTACCACACTTTATGAATTTAAAAACGAAAGCTTTACTATAAATAATTTTTGTTCTAATATAGTTCACATGAATATTTAATTTCGTGATTTAATGGAATAGTTCACATGAAATTTAATTTTGTGATTTTCGGACTCGTATACCGTTATATAGAATAAAAGCTTGCATAACTTATTGATGTAGTGGCCCAAAAACTATTTTATAGTAAACTTTCAAAGTTATAATTCGACAAACACACAAATAAATACAACTAGATTTGTAGCCTTTGGAACTAACAGATAAATTATTAAGTACTAAAAAATAATAAATTAACTCTGTGTATACAATGTATGTTCATCAATAGATAATATAACATGATAGATTTGTTTTGTAAATACCTAAATTTCAAATTCTATAAAATCTTGTAAAATATTAACGAAAACAAGATATGTTTTGGAGGTAGACAAATATTGTTAGAGAATGATACAGATTTAAAAACGCTAACACAATTAAGTGAAAGTGAGATTAATGAACTTAAATCTATTATGGGTGACTTAATACAAAATGGTTCATCCGAAAAATTAGATAATTTATATTATGATGATTATGAGGAAATACCTGTAGATATTTGGACATTTTTAAGTAATGAGCAGTACTTAGGTAAGTACACTAACTACGGTAAGGATATCTATGAAACTTGGAAAAAAGAATTATATTATGTTCACAATCCAATAAACTTTGTGGACCAGTGGGCAATAACTGGAAGTACAGGTACAGGTAAATCAACTGTGGCAACATACTCTTTATGTTATGAATTGTATAAGTTAATGTGTCTTAAAAATCCAAACAGATATTATCTGGAAGCAAATGAAACTATTTGGATTTTATTTTTTAACCTTAATTTAAAATTAGCAGAAAAAACAATGTGGGGTAAATTTCAAAAAGCTTTACAAATGAGTCCGTGGTTTATGGAACGAGGTACTGTTACTGGAAGAACAAATTTAGTATATCAACCTAAAAAAGACATTAGACTTGGTATTGGTTCTACAGAGGAACACGCATTATCTGTTGCTGTTCAATTTGTTGCCATAGATGAAATGTCTTTTGGAGATAATGATAATGTTGAGTACATGCAAGCAGGAATGATGCAAATATACAATCAGTTATATTTACGTCTATCTTCACGTTTTATGAAAGGTGGTAGAATTCAAGGTAGAATGTACCTCATCAGTTCTGCTAAATCTACAAATGCTGTATTAGAAAGTTTCATTAGAGATAACGAAGGTCAACCTGGAATGCATGTAAGTAGATATAAACAGTGGGAAGTAAAACCATTAAGTATGTTTAGTGGTAAATGGTTTAAATTAGCGGTTGGTAATGAATTGTTAACAAGTTATATAATGGGCACAAATGTAAGTAAAGAAGAGATTGAAGAGGCAGAAATGAAAGGATATGAAGTAATAGATATCCCTTTAGAAATGTTACATAGATTTGAAATGGATTTAAATAGAACACTTATTGATACTTGTGGTATAGCAGTACAATCCAGTTATAAATATATACCTTATAGATTAGTAGAGCCTTGTATAGGTAAGGGAGTAAACCCATTTAGTTCTGAAATAATAAAAACAGGTATGGCGGATAAAAATCAAATTAAAGATTATTTCTTACCTCAATTAGTTCCAATTATGTTATATAGTAAAAAGATTTATATTCACTGTGACTTATCTAAAAGTGGGGATATGACAGGAATAAGTGCAGTTGCTGTTCTAGGTTATAAAAACCAAGAAAGATATACAGATACAGGAGATACAAGTTTATTAAAGGAAATGGTATTTAGACACGTGTTCTCTGTAGGTATACAATGTCCAGCTAATGATGAATTAAGTATGATAAAAGTTAAAGATTTTATACACTACTTAAAGTATGATTTAGGTTGGAACATTGTAGGTGTAAGTTGTGATGGATACCAAAGCTTAATGTTATTACAAAGTTTAAAATTAGATGGTTTTGATGTAAAAGAAGTATCTATGGATATTATTAAGAATAAAGAATGTATTGGATACACTACATTTAGAAATGTTTTAGTGGAACAACGAATTAAATTATTAAAAATACAGGAACTAATTAGAGAAATAACTAATCTAGAGAAAAATGAAGCTACAGGTAAAGTAGACCACCCTAAACAATCTATAAAAATATTAGAAGATGGAACTAAAGTTAAATCTGTTGGAAAAGATATTTCAGATAGTATAGGTGGAGCTATATATAATGCTGTATTAAGTGTTAATTTAGATGAACTAGATTATATGGAAAACGTAACACTTACAAGTAATACTAATTCGGATATATTAACATTGAATCCTAATGAGAATGTTGCAGATAAATATTTTTCATTCGTTCAAAATAATAAACTTCAAACAATTGATGTTACAGACGATGAGGATGTAATAGAACAAAATATAAATAAACAAATAGAACGAGATAATCAAATATTAAGTAATATAAGAAAAACAAATAGTGATTCACAATTATCTGATGAACAATTGTTAAATATGTATAATAATATGTTTAGTGACGGAATGGTTATAATCTAGAGATGTTATTATATATGTATAATAATATAAAAAATTAAATGGAGGTAGATTAGAGATATTATGGAAAAAGACATTATGCCAGAAATAACTAATATTAAACAACAGGATACATTTACATTACCTAGTAGAGGTTTGTTATACAAACCTGAGGATGGTATACCTGAAGCAATCACACTAAGAAGAATGACAACAGCTGAGGAAAAATTAAGATATAGAAGTGACGACAACACACAAGTAACTAAAGATTTATTAAATGCTTGTATTGTATCACAAGTTCCAGTTGATTGTGGAAAATTAAAGTTATCGGATGCAAACTTTTTATTATTTAAACTAAGGGTATTAAGCTTATTAACAGATAAATACAAAGTAACAGTTACATGTCCACATTGTGGTGCTCAATTTATACATGAAATTCATTTATCAGATGTTCCTGTAGATTACTTAACAGATGATATTAAAGATAAGCTAAAAGTAACGTTACCTATATCTAAACAAACAATAGATTTAGATGTACCAAATTTAAATAAACTTATTAAGTTAGGAGAAACTCTTGAAGAATTCTTCGATAGATTTCCTAATGTTAATAGACAAGAAAAGTTACTTACAGAAACTAATTTAATATATATAGATAAGGTTAATGGTAAAACACTATTAGCAGAGGAAAAAGAAGATTATATTAACAGTATGGATATAGTAGACTTTAAAACACTAAGAAAAGCTATAAATAAGTTAAGTGCTGATTATGGTTTATCTCAAGATTTAAAAACACTTTGTCCTAAGTGTAAAAGTGAAGTAACACATGGTTTACCTATAACATACGAACTATTCAATCCCAGTGATGAGGATATCTAATGATTCTAAAAATAAAGAGTACAAAGAAAAGAAAAATCAATACAATAAAGAGGACCTAAATGATATCCTAGACCAACAAATAGTTATATGTCAATTATCTTCTGGAATTAGTTTTGAGGATACAAATAATATGGATGAGTATGAACGAATTTATGTTATCAATAAACTTATAGAATTAAAGAAAGAAGAAAATGAAGCAAAACGTAAAGCATTAGATAATGCAAAAAATAAAAAGTAGGTGTTTAAATACACTTACTTTTTTAATTTATTATGTGTCGTTACTGTACATTAAACATTTAGCAACATTGACAGTTTCTTTAATTCTGTTCCATTCTAACTCATTTATAATACCACGGTCGTATTGTTCTTGTAAGTTATAGTAACATTGTAACAGATATCTGTTATTATGTTCTGGATACATATAATTTCCATTAACTTTTTTACAAAAATGAAGAATTTCTAAATAATATTTACCTTGATATTTAATTTTTCTATTGTCCATCTCAGTTATTATATATATTACATAGTCTATAAAATAACTTTTAGGGTGGTCCATAACATAATTAACCAACTTGTTTTTTAATGTACCGTCTTTCCCATTGTCTTTTAATAGCTATACATTTACGCCATTGACTAACCAACATTTTATTAGGTAATACTGGGATTAATTTATAATGCCATAGTCTCATAAACTTTCACCTTCTTATAACGTAATTTTTAATAATTATACTTTTTATTTAATTCTGTGTAGTTTTTCATAACATAAATTATATCTTCTTTACTTAAACCACTTAATGCTTCTACAGTAATTATATCGAACATATTTGTTACACCACTTCTTCTTACTTTTTCATAAGCTATATATTTTTCTTTATCTGTCATAACAATTCACCTCCTATTCTATAATAAATTTATCTGCCGATGAAAAGTAATATAATACTTCTCCATTCTCCCATTTATCTTTAAAACTGTTTATGATATCTACAGTTAAGCTATTTAATAAATAAGATTTACTATTTTTATATTGACTTTCTATAACGATTTTATAGGCTTCCTTAATAATATTTATTAACTGTTGTTTTTCTTCTAAAGTTAGTTCCTTTTCACTGTTTAATTTATGAAATATACTATCCTGCAACACACTTATATCCTTGTATTTTTTCAAAGCTTCTTCTGATTCACTGCTAATATATTGAGATTTAACTGTTAAAAATGATGTAGATAATCCATATTTAAACTGACTTTCCAACAAATTTTGGTAATCATTGTTGTTAAATGTAACTCTTATAATCATATAGCTATTCCTCCCTTCTTGATTCTCTTTCTAATTGCTGTTGTCTTGCTCTTTTAACTAATTCTCTATTTTCTCTAACTACTTCATCATGATGTTTTTCGATATAATATTCTGTTTGCATATAAGCTTTAATTACATTAACTATAATGTGTAATCCTCCAAATACTACTAAAAAACCTGCTGAAATATAAAATGGTAAATTATCATCTGCTGTTGAGTTAAACATTACAGTTACTCCAACTATCACAGTTGCAAATAAAGCTAAAAATGTAGGTGTAAGTAAACTGAATGAATAACTTTCTAATCTGTCCAATTTTCTTAAATCTTTTTTAGTGTAGTTGTTTGATGTTAAATAATATCCAGTTCCAGTTGGAATTGAATGACTGGTAGAACTTGAGTAATTTGTAGAACTAGCATTATTATTTTGTTGAGCTTTTAATGATTGTTGAATATCATATAACATTGCATCTCTTTCTGATTGAGCTAATTTCTCTTGAAATGGTAAATTTCTGTACTTATAATCATTTGCATGTGGTCTGTTTGGGTCATACATAATAAACACCCCCTTTTTTATTTAATATAACAATAAACATCTCCTAAAGATTCCTCTTTTTTACCTTTTGTTAAATTTATATTGAATGATATTATTGTTTGCTTTCGTTCTTCTACTTTTATATCTACTACAGTACATTCATTTAAGTCTTTATTTTTAGGTAAGTGTGTAAATGGTGTACTTGATTCACTTAGAGGTTTTCCAAATAACATTATTGTATATCCTTTGTATTTTTTATATACATCTTTCACTTTCATATATTACACCTCCCTTAAATTATAAACTTTGTTTAAATCAATAATTTATTTTATTATATATAGTATAACATATATTTTAAAAAATGTAAATACCTTAACGTAAAATATTTTGAAAAATTTACATATACAAAAATAGTGTAAAATATTATTGAAATTAGTATTTTTATTGAGATAAGGAGTAATAATAATGCCTAAAGGAAAACAATCAATATCAGCTCTTGGAAAAAGTTGGAGTATGGTAGATATAGACAACTTACAAAAAGCTGCAGATATGTTAACACAACTAAATAATCTACTAGATAATTTCGCAGATTCATCTAGTAAAGAGGTAGAAAATTGGATTGACAAAAAACAAAAAATAATAAATAGTTTAGAGGGTATGAGCATAAAAATTAAGACAGAAGGTGCTCGTATAGATGAAAATTCTCTAAAAGCTATGCAAAAAGAAGCTAATGAAGCATTAGTGTTACTAAATATCCTTAAGCAGCAAAATCAACAATTAGAGAAAGGTCAAAAAACTACACAAAAAACAGTAAGACAAAGACAACAAGAAAGAGCTGAAGAAGCTAGAAGATTAAAACAAGAACAACTTAATAAACAAGGACCTAAGTTTAAAAATTATGGTATTTTAAATTGGGGTTCGTATGTTAGAGATAAAAGTATCTTTAATTCACAGGAAAAAGTTTTAAATAATGAGACTAAAGCAATTTTAAAAAGATTACAAGATAAAGGACACAACATAGAAGAGTCAAAAGTTCGTGAAATTGCCGAAAGACGATTAGAAGAAGATAGATTAAAAAGTCCAGAAGCTAAAAAAGCTAATAAAAATAGAGATGATGCAAATAAAAAATTAAGTTTAGCTGGAGATGTACTTAACGAAGCAGGTAAACTTTTATCTAGCGTAGCTAAAAAATTTATGGATTTATTTTTTAGTGGTGCACAAAAACAAGTAGATGCTTATAATAATACTTATGATAGTGTAGCCGCACGTTTGAATATAAATAGGGATACATATAGAAGTCAGTGGACCAATGCCAACAGAAATATTAAATCTGCTGGTTTAATAGATAATGTTGGTACATCCACAGTTATGGAGCAATGGGATGTTTTAGCAAAAACCGGTATGAGTGAGGGACAAGTATTTGAATCGGCTTTAGATACAGTAGTTACTCAAAAAATAGTACCTTATTTGGATACAACAAGTACAGAATTTAGCCTTATCAACAATAGATTGGATAATAGGTTTGTTAAGGATATTAGAGGAATAAATGTACTTAATAAAGAGATAGCCGGTAATAATTATGCTACTCAGGATATGTTAAATACCATTATTAACGAGGTACAACCAATATCTGATAAAGCACTGGAAGATTTAGCACAAGGTTCAGCAGAAGTTACTGCTTATGTGAACTCTCTTATAAAACAAGGAGTTAGTAAAGATGTAGCAGAATCATATGGAAAAGAATTGTTCCAAATGATGAATTATTCTGATTCAATGATACAAAACGGTACAGTTGCTCAAAAGATGCATGTTATCAATAATATAGCTCAGGGTATTGACTACGAGGACCCAACAAAATGGAATGATGCTATGGGTGTCATGGTTGATGCAGATATGATGTTAATGGGTAACGCTCCTGGATACGGTAATGCAAGACAGGGATTAACTACTAACATTGTAGGTAGTGCTTTAGGTATTAATCCTGGCAATAGAAGAGCAATGTATCAATTAAAGGAGAAAGGTATAACTGGTTCATCTTTGGTAGACCAAACAAACTTAACTAAGGAACAAGTTGTAGCAGCAAGTGAACAAGAAACACAAAACTTAGTTGATGGTATTTACAACACTGAAAAAGAGATGCAAGAGTTAACTATGGAAAATATAAGTACAGAAATGGCAAAATTACAAGCAAAGATGGGTGTTGTAGGAGATTTAATAGTAGATGCAATTAAAAGTATTGGCACCATCCTCATCACTAAGATATTTACTGATGGTATAGGTAATATAGCAGGTATGATTGGAGGTTCCGGCGGTAAGGGATTAGCAGCTAGTGGCGGATTGATAAAAACTATAGGTTCTGGTTTAGCAGCTACAGGACCACAGTTTACAATTATGTCC